TCTCCCATCACATAAACCATTTCTGCCTTTCTCCCATCACATAAACCATTTCTGCCTTTCTCCCATCACATAAACCATTTCTGCCTTTCTCCCATCACACAAACATTTTTCATTTTCTCATCTTTCTCCCATCACACCCACCTATCCACACAACACAAAAAAATAGGATTGATATAAACCAATCCTATTTAAAACACGACCTTATTAATTTATTGAATTGAAGTAAGTTTGTGGTTTTCAAGGAAGTCCTTAAATTGGTCGCTTGATACGTCTATAACGAACCCAGCAGCACCAGCATGTCCTCCACCACCGAATTTCTTACTTACCTCGCAATCTTTTACGCATGCATAAAGAGAGAATCTAACTTTACCACCTGGCATGATACAGAATGGCATCAGAGCTTTAATACGATCGCCGGCACCTTCCCCATCAGCAGGTCGGCGGCAAGTGCGCACGCACCGGTACCGACTCTCCTAAGCCCTGGAACAGTAAATCCCCATGTCTTCTATAATTCCCTTATGATGATCTATCCACATCAGGCTCTTCCCTTCATCAAGCCACTTTTTGAAAACAGTTTTAGAATCGGCTCCAAAAGACACGTCAAGAACGTAAACAACATCTAAGTCACTCACTTTTTTCAAACTTGCTTTTCTTAATCTCTCTCGGAACCAGGCAGAACACACCATCTTCGTCCTTAATCTTCACAATATCATAAACCGCATACTGATTATCACCGATATCCCAACCCAGCGAAGACAGTACATCACGGAGGTAAATACGTCTATATTTCTCACCTTGTTTATTTAATAAAAACGATCTCTCGTCTTCTACCTTAGAAGGAGCTATATACAAATTAGAATCCAACACCCCTTTAAACTCAGCTCCTTCTTCCATACCAATCAGAACCGCATCTTCGATACCCATCCATTTCAGGTTATCTACCGATATGGTCATAATCCGATCTTTGCTAATAGAAAGCTTTCTGATTTTAGCTTCTTTTGTCTTAGAACCTACATAGACCTTACTGCTTAAAAAGTTTATCTTCATGATATAATGTTTTTAAATTGTATCGCAAATATACGTAATAATATTAACAATACAATTTAAAAACAATTAAAATATGATATTATAATACGGGTAATCTTTTGAATTGCCTTGGAGCCAATTCGGATATGGTTCCGTGGAAAGCAAGACGAGAACCGTAGCTCGAATCCATGTCCGACGCATCGTAAGCCGCATCCGTATACGCCACGCCGCCAGTCTGATACGAGCTGTAACAGGAGCGCGCCAAAACAAGGGAGCTGTCTGATGTCCGACTATAGTAATCTGAATAATGCGTGGAATCGCTACCGCCAACTTGTGTCGGCACCATATCAAAAAACGGACCATTTTCGGCTGCTATATTTATTATCCAACCGCTGAAAGTCTCGGCGTTCACATTGCGAGTCGAACCGTCCGGGTCGGTGATTTTCCAAACTCGGTTGTTTATTTCTACACCTTCAACCCATTCACAGATACCGCCAAAAACCCCTTCAAGTCCTAAGCCGCAAACGTACTTTGAACTTTCGTTTTTGGTATCCGCACCGCCGGTTGCGTTGCTGCTTCCCGTTGTTGTAGCCGGGCTACTTCCTGCGCCACCGGGTCCTAATACGCCTTGCAGGTTACGTGTTTTATACTTAGCATACAACATCATAGCAATTACACAATGTTGTTGAAAATCTATCACCTGGAACCCGGTGCCACGCGCTTTTGCGTAACTTCTGAAATCAGATAATGATACGTTCGTCGTAGGAGTAACATCACTCCAGCTATATAGTCTATTTGAAGACACATATCCTTTATATGCTCCAACAAGAGATTGCGGGACATGGATGTAAGTGCCATCGATATTATGATCAGCAAAATGATAAAGAAATTTATTATCATCCACCTTATACCATTTATACCAAAATTCTAAGAAAACGACCATCACATCACCTTCTTGTCCGGTAAGATCAGCCGGACTACCATCAAGATATAAGTTACTGTCGTTATCATCTAATCTACATACAAAAACCTCTCCTCCTCCCATAGCGCTCTTGCAAAGAACTCTATAGAAGCCACTGGTAATCAACCTATATAAAAAATCGAAGTCTTCGCTTATTGTTATATTAGCAGGATCTGATACAGATTTATCAAAAACTATAAAATTATCAGTAGGGAGACCGCCCCCCTATTTTGTTAAAAAATCTTCTTCTCATGATTGTCTTATTTTGGGATAAAGATAACTTTTAATTTATAAACATGAATAATATGATTTTCGTATAATAAGTCTATCTTTGTAAAGATATTAATTAACTACAAAATTATTTATGTCATGGGAAAATTGAAAATAGGTTTTGTAACCTTCGATCCGGGATCAGGTGACGGTGATCAGGCAGTCACCGTATCAGGTGAAAAATACGAAGGTCGTGTACAGCGCACGCAACAAGTAGAATTTGGTGCCGAATCAGGCGGTGTTAAGAAAACTGCTACCATCAACCAAGCTGCGGCAGCTGAGTTTGTAAAAATAGATCCTACTGCATCTGTAGGGAAAGAAGGTGGTACTGTAACGATCAACGGTACAAGTAACTCAACTAAATTAACGTTCTCCTTAACTCCGGACAAGTCTCATCCTCTGAGGCTGGAAATACCAGCCTCCTATCAGGCAGCAGGCAAGGCTACCAGCAACGGCGCTGTTATTGCCGCCGACCCTGGTGCAACAGGGGGCTTTGCTTTCAGTATCGTATTCTCCGGTATTGCAGCGAACACTAGTATAAACGATCTGGTAAATACTCTTAAGGTTACGGCCGCTGGTGGTCAGACAGCTAATACGGTTATTACCCAGACAGCAGGTGATCCGTTCTTGGAAATAGACAAGGAGGTAATTAACTTGGATGCAAACGGTACTCCTCAGACTATCATTGTTTATGCTAACATCAGGTGGACTATCACGCAAGCTGTTTCTAAGTTGGTAAGGAAAGTAATGGGATAACAATTACTTACAGAAAAAGAAAAGGGGCGTCTATTTGGCGTCCCTTTTTTCTATGCATTGTATGTAGTATTTATCTTTTTGCCTACTGACAAAAATCTTTTTGAAAATCATCTGTTTCCTGATATGGACTCTTTTACCGTCATCTAATTCCCTCCATATTTCATTAAAGATCAAATCTATTAATTCCATGACCTTATTATCAGAGACAAGATTCTTCCTACCGGGGCTAACCCATCCATCATCAGTCATCTTACCGGCTATCCTATTAGCTATCCTACTTAATTCACGTGGGGTACTCATTTTAATTTGTTTTTAAATATTCTACCTTTTTCACACTGAAGAATGCAGTCTCTCATGGGATGATCTTGTTCGTGATCGTCACACATCGGAAATTCATTTCCATAGGGGAAAGCAATGTGCGGGCACTGCGCCCTGAACGCATCCCAGGCCGACTTCCTCACAGCCTCAGCTCCGGCACGCACGCCCTTCTCTCTTTCCTTGGCTGGGTCAGCATACACGTTTGAAATAGCTCTTTTCTTCCAAGTCATCATATTGTAGTAAAACTTATCCACCAGTTTCCTACCCACTACATCAAACTTCTGCCTATGAATTAAAGGTGCGACCTTAACGACGTTCTTCCTATTTTTACTAACATCGACATAAATCAGCCCGGCATAAGACGGAACTTCATTTACGTCAATCATATTAGGCGGACAGGCGTAGTAGAAATAGTTTGGAGGATAGCTTATGACACCACCTACCTTAATAATGCCGTCTTTAAGAACCTTATGTTTTTTATCCTTTTTGAAGTCGTTAAAGAAATCTTGTTTAGACATCTTGACCTCTACTTCATAAGCGTACAATGATCTTGTTATGGCCAGGAAGTCAGATTCCCAATCATATATATGGAGATTGTTAATAACATACATCGGATTACTTAACAGATCCCTATTAAGGATCTTAAGCATTTGTTGCTCTGGGTAGTTCATTGTCTTACTTTTTTAGAGGCTTGTGGCGGAATCGAACCGCCCTACGAGATTTTGCAGATCCCTGACTAAACCACTCATCCAACAAGCCATGTAGCCCATGCCTGAATCGAACAGGCAACTTTTGATTAGGACTCAAAGGTTTTATCCATTAAACTAATGGGCCATTTAATGTTTGCTATGTTCACACACCGCAAACATTCAGATAATTAACATTTCCACAAAAACTTAATCGTTATCCAAGGAAGGATCGAACTTCCGCTAACAGAACCAAAATCTGTTGTGCTACCACTACACCATTGGACAGTGGTCCCGGAGGGATTTGAACCCACGATCTTGCGGTTATGAGCCGCCTGCTTTCACCACTAAGCTACAGGACCTTAAAAATATGCAGGAGCCTTCACAGACGCCTGCATATAACAGCTAAATATTAACCAATAATTATCCTAAAAACTCTCTCAACTCAAAGTTAAGTACTAACCTAAAATATGGCAAACTTTAAAACATAAAAAGGATCAAAATAATTATTTCTTTTTCTTCTTCTTCTTCTTTTTAGTATCTTTTACTCGTTCAGCTTCGTTTTCGGGCTCCACAATATCACCGGCTTCTTCCTGAATCACATCCGTCTCAGGAACAACATCAGACTTCTCCGACTCAGCCACATCCTTATCTTCCTCCTCATCTTTATCCAATTCCGGCTCAGCGGCATCGTTTTTGTCTTTACCGATTATACCTATCTGGTAGCCTCTTAATTCTACTTGCATTAATTTCAGCTTCGATTCTAACTCTTGTATTGTTTTGGACCCAACCGAAACCTCGTTTTCCAAATCTCCGATTCTGATCCTGGCTTCAATCAATGCATTTGATTTCTTTTTTAATTCATATGAGACACTGTCTCTCTTTTCTTCCAAGTTACTGATTTTGTAATTAGCCTCATCAAGATCAGACTTAGCTTTGTCAAGATCAGCCTTGGCCGCATCAAGTTCTTCCGTTTTCTTCTTGACGCTTTTTATCAGCTTTTTCTGATTTTCCTTCAAGGCGTCAATCTTTTCCTTAGACTCAGAAAGATCTTTGCCAATAGATAAAATCTCTTTATCCTTTGAAGCGATATCTGACTTAAGTTCGGAAAGCCTTTCCTTGTAAAAATCAGCCTTATCCTGCATTTCCTCAATTTCTTTTGCAAGATTTTCGGATTTAATAGCTTTCTCCCTGTACATTGACAGCTTGCTGTCTGTGATAAATGTAAAACCTAACATGCTCATTTTCAAAATATTTAAACATTACTTAACTCCGGAACTACCAAGACCTTTTTCTCCACGTTCATTTCCGTCTTCTACCTCAATATCTGTCACCTCTTCCAATACCATTTTGTATTGAGGAACGATTTCCATCTGAGCTATTCGATCGTTTTTGCGGATTACGGTCGGTTTTTTATTGATTTTAGTAAGATTGACCATATACTCTCCTTTGTAAGTAAATTCGCATTTACCGGGCGCGTTAGTAACTACCACTCCCTCGTCAAAAGAGAATCCTGATCTTCCTTCTACATTCACGCACCATCCTTCTGGGATATTCAATTTGAATCCTGTTCCTATTCTAACAGAATAACCTTGATATAAGGTGATTGATTCAAAATCGGAAGGAACATCTATTTCCACTCCCATGTCATTCACCATCTTCACCACTCTATATGCACGAATATCACAACATGCATCACCATCATGTTTGTATTCAGGTGCAACGACATCAGGATATAGTTTCTTAATACCTACCTGAATAGTCTTCTGATAACCTGGAGTCAAATACGATTCAGGTATTTTATTAACGACCTTATCTTCTTTTTCAGAAAGAAGTCTTTCAATATCTTCTAACTTATCCATATCTATATTTTTATAGTACAATAAACAATACCTTCTTTTTTTATATCCTTCGTTGATTCATAGCACTCACGAAAAGTACTTATGTCTGCATCATTAGGATCATCGACCCACTCATCTCCTTGCTTATATTTTTCTCTGGTTTCTGAGTAGATCATACATAATTTATCCCCATGCTTCGCCATAATCCTTTCTTCTGTCACTTTCCTACGAAGTTTAATAAGGGGAAATCTTGTAACTATTTCTACTATCATTCTACACAATCTTTAAAAGCCCAAGAGATGTTATTCTCCTGGGCTGATGTTTATATTAAAATGGAAGGTCTTCTTCTTTCATAGGAGGGAAGTTCGGCATCTGTGGCTGCGTCTGATGCTGAGGCTTGGTGCTCCTTGTAGTAGGTGCCGGGGCAGGTGCAGCCGGTGCCTGATACTGTGCTGGCTGTTGAGCAGGCTGTTGGTAATTCTGATACGGAATAGCACTCGGAACAGACTGAGGTTGTTGAACCTGTTGAGGCGCTGCCGGCTGCTGGGTATAAGTCTGAGGAGCTGTAGGCTCTTGCTGAGTATTTCCTCCTAAACCTAATTTAGCCATTATACCTGCTCTGATATCTTTAATAGAAGCATTGAACCTGTTTGAATATTCAGTAATCTTCTGATAAGTAAAGTTGTTTTGAACTGAATAATCGAGTCTTTTCTTGCCATCAAATCCTGTAACTTCAACAGGGTCAGGCCAACCATTTACGCCTTTTTTATAAAAACGTTCAACAAGCTGATCTTTTTCTCCGTCTACTCCGGCATATGCGATAATAAGCTCCGAAGATCCAAACTCGTCATCTTTCTTCTTCTTAAAGATATTGAAATAAATTTCACGACTGAAATCGATGTTTTCGTAGTATTTTACGAAGCTCTTAACAAAGCCCTTGATATTTCCTTTTTGATTAACGAGAGGTATGGAAATACAATAGTTTTCATTAAGCTCGTAATCTTTTAATACGATAAGGAATTTAGTAACAGTATTTCCATTAGAGAAAGTACTTGACTTTAACCCGATGTAGTTGATGTACCCAACTACTCCATTATAATACTCTTTCCAATATCCCGCCGGCTGACCGCTATTAGGATTTATGTGCTGAACAAAACCTTCTTTTGGTTCGTTACTTTTTTCATACAAGTTACCATCTGAATTAATATACAAATAATAAGTTGTACCAAAACTTCTGTTTTCTCTAAAAGACATATTATTATTTTTTTTATAGATTATACAATGTTTGATTTAAGACGTATGTTGATTCGTATTTAGGATTGAACATCTTTATCATCTTATACTGATCAGACCAATCCATGACAACATCTCCTTTTATAAGTGATTTTACGGAAGACAGTATATTTTCCTTACCGATAGAAAAATTAAAACACGGGCCTTCAAGCGCATTCAAAGGCATTGATTCCATTATCTTTTTTCTATTTCCAAAATCCTCAGACATTACTGTTATACCGTTTTCTTTATCTACCTTAACATTGACAACATTATCCACTAAAGTCATGGAATTAAGAACCGATATAAGCAAATCCCTGTCGAACTTAACACTCGAAGATTTTTCGAATTTATTACATACGTATTCGTAGTTAGGATACTGTTGTTCTACGTTCATATCCGATATAATCACATTATCAAAGCATAAGAACGTCCTAACACCATCTGTGGAAATACTGATCTCCGTATCTTTATCGGATAGAAAGCGGTATAAGATGGAAGCCGCGACCTCACTTAACATAATAGACCTTTCTTCTACTGCATTAGCATACTCTTTCCTGTTTATAAAAAGATGGAACATATCAGTAGAAACAATGTCAATATATTCCTTCTTCACATTAAGAAGAATCGAGCCTATAGCCGGTCTAAATTCATCCGATCCAACAAACGCAAAAGATCTTTTCATAGACTGAATGAAAGACGAGCTCATAACACGAATACCGTCACCTACAGGATAAAAGAAATCAGGGAAAGCCTTATCCTCAATCCAAGTAGAAGAAAAAGATCCTCTATCGTATTTAAAAACGATACTGTAATCGTTTTTAATCTCTATCTCTATATCCTGGTTATGATTTTTAAAAAACGAAATAAGAGTCCCGGCATCTACTAAAAGAGAAAACTTATGGTCACAAGAAATATCAGTATTCACATCGAAAATATCATCCGTATATGTTATACGTTCGTTCATGGCTTGTATCCGGATATGATCAAAATATAAAGTAATTTTTATATTCGATGTGACACAATCCTTTAGAACCTTATCAAACATCTTTGAAATGTTTGAAAGTTTCTCATTCATTAGTATGCCAGGAACTCTTACTTTCATTTTTTAAAACTTACGATTATGACTATCTAACACTGCAAATGTATTATTTTTAAATCTAATTACGAATTAATTGGATTTAAAATGATTTAAAATAGATTAAATGGTTCTTCTTGCTGCTTCTGCTATAAGCATCGCATCAACTATACCGTCATGGGCTGTCTTACATCTTTCGTTTTTAACGAACGTATCGTTTGGCCACAGCCTTTTAGCGCAAGCCAATGACGTTTTCTTAGTATTTACCTTACTGGCTTCTATAACCTTATCAGAATGCGCCCAAACCAATTTCTGCCATGTTTTAGGGGCTATGAAATTAACGGAGCAACTTATGTCCGTAAATGCCATACAGAGGGAGAGGAACAGCCCATGCAGTTGGCCTTTGTTCTCCATGAGGGAGGCTGTAGAGGACGTGCTGACCCCGTACAGTGCGTGGACGTCCTCTATGACAAACACTACCCTATCAGGATTGTTTTCTACGATCGTATCCCGGCAAAAAACATATTCTTTAGTCAGGTCTACCGGTCCTGAAACTGATATTCTTGGAGTTGATATTCTTGATATTAGTTTGCTGTCTTGATCGATGCAGGCTATGGCTCCGTCTTTTCCTGGATCTGCTGCTATATATAGTACCATAATACACTAATTTAGATTCATGTCAATTTTACCAATGCTATCGTCATTTTCAAAGCCTCCATTGTCTGTAAGTTCGTAATCAATAGCCACAGCACCATTACTAAGAATGTAAAATCCTTTAAACATCTTTCCTATTTCAATAGGATACACAACATTTACGTCCCTTCCAATATCCTCAAACGGCATAGCGATATCTTCTGTATTAGCATCCTTTTGTTTTGCTAATACACCAACGGGTATATTTTCACCTTTTATAGATGCGTATGTAACCATATACAGAATATCGTTATTGACAAACGCCCTATCACTACTTACCTTATCCAAGCTGACATATATAATATGTTTTATAAAACCATTGATATCTCCACATATGTTAATAGCTTCTACTTCTTTAGGAATAACGACTTCCACTTCTTCTGGTTTTATATTTTTCTTTTTCATTGAATTAATCTTTTTGTGTTTTGTTTTACTTCTTCAACAAGATCCTGATCTTTCATCATTTCCTGCTTAAGTTTCTCATTCTCCTTAATTCTTTTCACCCTATCGGCAAGAATCTTCTTATATTTCTTATCCGATATTTTTATAAACCAAGGGCAGTTCCTTGATGGAATCCTTTTACATGGATAGTCAGTGAGACCGTTCGGTCCAAACTGCTCGCATCGGTTACATTTTTCTGCTCCTGTCATTGTAATTATATTTTAGGGAAACATTCTTCCAGTTCTCTATAAGAGCACTCTACTACAACAGAATCTCCTTTAGGGAGAAATACTAAAATAGAATCGATAGAAAAAACACTATCTACTTTTCTTACAAGTTGGCCATGCTTGTAAGAAGACATGACCAACCTAATTCCATACGCATCTGAATAAGATCCTTTCCTACATGGAGTTATATTTTCAACAACATAATCAAAACCTCCGATATTAACTTCATCTCCTGCATTGATTTCCATGATAGGAACCATCTTGACCCTACGATCTATGCTTATTTTCATTTAGCTACTTCGAATTTTATCTGTTCTTTAGGTTCATAATTCCATACCTCAAAATCATCAGCTACAAAATCATAAAACCCTTTCCCTTCCATACGGGACGAGATAGTAACCTGCGGAACCGGGCCGAAAAGAGAGCGACGGAGGAGCTCGTTTGCCTGTTCTTCGTGACGGTCATACACATGCATATCTTGTATAAAATGAGTGAAAACTGCGGGCCTTAACCAGGCGTCGTGAGCGAACATCATCATCAACGCCGCATATTGAGCTACATTCCAGTAAGAGGCTGTAATCATATCCTGGCTGCGCTGATAAAGCGTCATATACAACTCATCTCCTTTAACAGATAAATTGATCTGAAACGCACATTCTTGAAGAGGTTTTAGTCCATTGGTTTCAGGATCGAACATGGATGCTACTATTCTTCTTGACGAACGATCATTCTTGAGTGACCAAAGAATGAAGTCTGTTTGGTTAAGAAAACCGTAAAGACCATCATGGATATCTGTCATACCATCTGGAGCTTTTCCGGTACCCATATAAACATGTCTGTTCACCATATCTCCATAACATCCTTCTATCTTTCCATTATCATCAGCCCACTGATCCCATATATGAAGACCAAGATCTTTGATATCTACCGATCTTTTTTGCCAAATCCACAATATTTCTTTTATGGAGTTTTTAAGATTAGTAGGTCTAAGTGAACCAAGAGGAAATTCCCGACGAAGATCGTACTGGTTACATACTTGTAGGATACGCTTCACCTTGACGCCTGTCCCGTCACCGTAGACCGGTCGCTTTACCTCTTCCCACGGCTGGCTCATTATAAGAGCCAAATTGTCTTGAAATATTTTATCTACTCTTGCCATATTCTTATTAGGTACTTATATACTATAGTATCACCATCTCAAGGTTATGCCAACAAACAAGAATCATTAAAAATTCTAAGAGGAATGGTTATAAAGACGATTAATTTCTTCTTGTTCTAAACACGGACCACCTACAACTTTCTCTGTTGCTTTTCTTTGTCTAACAAAATCTTCAGCTTCTGAAAAAGTTGTAGCATAAATATATCCACCATACTTTTCTCCATTGATTTCAAATTCTGTCACAAACTTCTTTTGTTTTTCTTCTTTTGTTTTCATAACTGTAATTTTTAAAAGCGAATAATTTATTGATTTATAAAAAATAAAGCGGTGATAAACTAAGTTATCTTAACCAACAACCATCCAGTCATCAGCCAACATATCTGATTGCGAAGCTAACCATCCGTTTACGATATTATCGTTAGCATCTTTCATGCACATTTTACTTCTTCTAAAGCTTCTCCAAATTTCATAACTATATTTTTTATAAATTAAACTCTGCAAAATCTATTTCAGATCCGGTTGACAAATTAATCATTGACTTTTCAAGCTCTTCCATTGGAACCGGTTTCACAATACCTCCATTACCAAGAGTCCTTTTATAGAAGTTTATCACCACCTGATCGCTGGTTTTTACCGTCTTAGGAATAGGTTGACGAAGATATAATCCATCAAGAGACTTTACTCTTGAAAGAGCTGTATATAGCTGTCCTGTTTCAAAAGAATTAGATACGTCCATCATAGCCGCATCCAATGTCAGGCCTTGAGCTTTATGGATCGTGATAGAATAACCTATTTTTATAGGATACTGAATAATAGCTCCTACTACTTCAGATTCTATCTTATATCCGTTTCTTACGTATTTTACTTTCTCAAACGAACATGGTGTTATAACAACCTTAGTATGCTCATCATCTTTCGGTTTATCAAGGACTACTTCAATCTCCCCATTTTTTATAGATAATACAGTACCAAGAGAGCCATTAAAGTACTCTCCTCCGTTTCTTGTTATCATAACTCTTGATCCTTCTTTCAAGAAAAGAGTTTTTTCAACCGGAGCATCTTTAGGATAATCACCGTTTATAACAGCTTCTAATTTTCTTAAAGAGCCTGGTAACGATGATATTCTCATTTCGTTAATAGCCGTAGCTTTTGAGTTGGTAGTTACAATCTCAACATATCCTTGATTATTATCAGACTGAATACATCTGCTGTTTATTGTATCAAATACATCATCATCCATCTGCCCTTCACGCACCTTATTAAGAACACTAATAAACTTCTCATCTTTCTGACGATATATTTTTTCAAAAGACACCATTTCCATACCAGAAGCCATAAGAGATTTCGAACTAAAGAAGTAAGATGTATCGTATATTTCTCTAAAAAAATCCTCTTTAATAACAGGAGGAAGCTGAAACAGGTCACCTACCATAATAAGTTTCACGCCGCCAAACGGATCCTTGTCTCCTCTTGCATGACGAAGTCTATCAGCTACGTTGTCAAGAAGATCAGGGCGAACCATAGAAATCTCGTCTATGATAAGATACTTTATATTCTGTAAAATCTTTTCCGAACCTCCGTTGAATTTATATTCGCAGTTATCCATAAACGCACCTTTTCGTATTTCAGGTATATACGGCTGCATTCCTATTCTAAAAAATGAATGAATGGTTTGACCACCTGCATTAACAGCAGCAACACCTGTAGGAGCTACAACAACCGCATTTTTTAATGCCGGTATAATACGCTTAAGGAACGTTGTTTTTCCACTTCCTCCTTTACCGGTTATAAACAGCGGTTTTGGTGACTTACAAATAGACTTAATAGCCTTTCCTTGTGCGACATTACCTTCGGACATAACTGAACGAAGAACGCACTCCATGATTTTTTTGTCGTAACTTATAGCCATCTTTTTTTTCTGATTTTGAAACAAAAGTATGAAAATAAAATAAAACCTAAAATATAAAATGAATTAATTAGGATTAAAAAGAAATAATAAGTTTTATAAGTGGTTTCGAATCAGACAGTAATATGGTTTCGTATAGATATGGTTATGGCATAGTGGTGGCTAACGGGTGTTTCCGTCGATGTTCTACGAGATTATCGTTTTTCGGCTCTGTCGGCGACCGCTAATAACAGACCCTCTCTCAAGTACCAAACATTATAATGATGAATACAGAGATGAAGGGTAAAGATAGGTATCATTATAGAATGATAGTTCTTCTAATGGTATATCCTTGAATATAGATTCACCATCTAATTCTTTATCATTATCTACTGTTATACTAATATTAGGTAATGATTGGATAGATATATCCATATTCTCTATCTTTTCCTTAAACTGTTCTGACTTAACATACGTATAGATGTCTTCGCTTACCGATCCCACCGCTTTAGCCATCTCGCCGGCGAACTCAGCATACATATCCCGTACCTCATTAAAACCTGCCTTTTTGTCAGGAGCGGTATTGTTATAGGATTTCATTCTCCTACTTACCCTACCGCAGACCCCGGCAACGGACGTCCCCACCTCAGCACAGCAGGCTTCCGCATCAGCCATGCCTGCCTTTACTGTGGCTACCTTCTCCTTACTCCATCCACTAACCTTGTCGTATGATTGTTTAAGACAGTTTAAGAACATGTCCATTCTGCGCTTCTTATCTTCTGCGATGATAGCGCGATAGTACTTTCTTATAATTTGGTTTTGTGTACTTCGCTCATATCCGTTCCAGAAGTCTTTGTGCGCTTCTTTAGCCATAACAGAAGCCAATGACCTTGCTTCTTCTTCTTTTGTTTTTTTACGATCTATGCCAAGGATTTCGCCATCTTCGGAAACAACTTCATCTGCGTTTAGGAAACGTAGGATATGAGTATTGTCTTTTAAGAAGAAATTGAAATCGTCTTTCTTACTCACTTTTTCTTTTTCTCCTTTTTCTATATCCTTCTCTCCAAAATACCATCTGTTTGTTGCTCCTTTTTTATACAAGGTCCAGGTATTTGCTATTTGCCAGAAAACAGCTCCGTGCCTATATACCGGAATCAGCTTACCTATTGGGTAGTTATGTTCGTTTGCTTCAATGTAAGCACGAGGATTATCTACGTATGTTATAAATTGTATGTTTTCGAACCTTTTTACGAGCTTGTCTTGTATCGCCATACCGACAATCTCTTTCGCTTTTGTTAGTCCTACATTCAAGTACAAGGCAATTGTTTTATTACTTATCGTCGAATCAATTAATCCATAATACGAGTGGCTTCCGTCTACGACTTCCGCCTGAGAGTTTGTCTCTCCACTGTTCAGTACAGACTCATTATTTCTGACTAAATTAACAAACATCGCCTCTCTTATCCTGTCAAGGACTTTTTCATGGTTTGTTATTTCATTTTTCTTTATCTTAATTAAAATCCTATTCTTTGGAATATTTACTTTCCCGCATCCGAGAGTAAGTTGTACGCCATTAACACGATATCTTCTTGCTACAAACGTACTATCCGTCATACGGAACAGTTCGTCAAACATCGGATGTCCTGTCATGTTCTTGAACTTCGAATACCCGATTCCAAGTTTATGAAGAAGATCTTTCTGGTTTTTGAATCTTATTCTCGAATCCCGGCGGGAGATTTTTATCATACAGTATAAAGCATACAATTCCATGAACAGCGAATCATCTGACCACTGTTCCAAAAGTCTGAGACTTATGTTAATATTTCTACCTAATTGTAGCTTCATAATCTGTAACAAAAAAAAAATCGGATGGATTTTTGGGGATATCCATCCGATTCATGTCTTTTTTCGTTCGGAAAATCCCAAAACCCCGTTACAGATTAGAGAAGCAAACAATGAAAGACAATTAATATTTTTTTTATCATTCATTACTTATTTCCTTAATCCGTAACGTACAGCAAATATAGAAATAAATAATGAATATCAAATAACAAGATCTTATTTTTTTAATGCTACAGTGCAAATATCGGGACAAACCCTGAATCTATTGTCATAAAATACGTTAATTTTAAATTTATAAATCCTTAATACTTATCTTTGTATCAAAACGATAATCTCATGAAAGAAAGTGATAATAAAGATGTTAGTAATAGGGCTTATAGGCTTTTAGTACCTTATTCCAATACGGTAGATATGGCGAAGAAGATACTTCTGTTTTATAACGGATACTTAATGGCTTCCGGCAATGAGAAGAATGTCATAGATGCGAGGCACTTAAATCTTCTTGCCTATTATTTTGTGTTTGGATATTCGTATGAGACGAAGAAGAAGTTTTCTCATTGTTTCAGTACCGATCTTCAATATGTATCGGTTTTGGATACGGAGATGAAGAAGCGTGGTATTTTGATTGACCGTGAAGGGAATTACAGGACCAGGTGTTTGTGCCCGGATATAGAGAACATGCGCCGTCTTTTTGTATTGGAGGGTTCAAGAGATCAATGTGCGTTGGTTTCTTTATTTTACAGAAAAAAAACTTTTGAAGCCGATGGCGAAGAATAATTTCCCTATATCATTTGAGTCACATATTATAGATGATGTGATGGATAAGACCGGGAGCGTTTACGACCGAAACCAAATACGTGACGTTTTCAGAGCCAGTATTTCTTATGCCAATAACTTATGTACGTACACAGATAACGTGTCTGTATCGTTCCCGTATGTAGGCGATATGGTTTGTAACCTTCATGAGATGGAGAGGCGCAAACACAATCTTGAGCGTCTTAAATCCAAGGTAGAAAAATTATCTAAGTATCAGGAAAAAGAACTTCAGTGCCTTGATATTAAGATAAGGATGATAAAGGATGCTTATGACTCAGGTGAGATAAAAGGTGGGGATATGTTGATAAAACACAACAAATTATCTATCTTTAAATCTCGTAAGGGACATAGTTTTAGTGAAATACAAAATATTCAAGAACAGGAATTTAACAGATAAGTCATGAAAAAGATTTTGCAAGCGGAAGTTATATACGATGCTTTTATGGATACGATATTAAAAAAACTTCCAAGAAAAAAAGAAGATTATCCTGATTGGTACAAGGAACGTCTTGAAAAGTGTGAGGGATGTAAATTCAATACTAAGAACGTCCCTAACTCTATGCTTCCTCTTTCTTTATACGTAAGCAAGAAAATAGGTAAAAATCGTTGTTCGGTATGTACGTGCTTCATCAAGCAGAAGGCCTGGAGCAAGACAGAGGAGTGTGCGCTTGGGGAGGGGCTTCCCCGTCCTTCGTGGATGGACCGTCAGTATTCTATTGATTTTTATGATGAGAAGTCAAGATGGAACAGGTTAGAACTTATTACAATGGATTCTGATGAATTTAATGTTATTTCTACAGATGACAAGCAATACAATATTGACCTCTCTAAAGACGGTAAATCATTTGAAATCATTTTTGAACCGGTAGAAAAAGGGAACAGTATAAGGTTTTCATTTGTTCTTGAGTCGAAGAATGATATGAAGATAACAGCATCAGAGACATCTTGTGGTTGTACGTCATCTAATTTGAATATCATAGACTCCCGTCACTTTAAGTTCAATATAGAGATACATACAGCAGGATTCGGAATAGGAAGATTCGTAAAGCACATGACTGTTCACTATCAAAAAAATGGGTCTCAAAAAGAGGAAAAAATTCCGTTTAATTTTGAAGGTACTATAATTCAAAAAAGTTAAGTTATGGGCGGATGTGGTAAAGCAAAGCATTTACAATGCGAGGATAAAAGGAAGTCCTTATTTTCTATGTTGCAGGCATCTTGTGACGATCTCCCTGATTATTCTGCCGGGGACATTCTCTATGCCGTACTTAGATCTTTTGCAAAGAAAAGAGGATTGTCTGTTTCTTTTTTAAGGACGTTGACAAACAGCGAGCTTTTTGAAGTGGCTGATTATAATTTATCAATGGAGTTGATGGACGTTATTATTTACGATAAAAAGGTTCTTGATAATGAAGAAGATTGATTTTGATTCAGATATAAAGCATCTTATTTCTTATTACAACCATCTACTGTCTGAGCAGGATAAGGTGGGAGAGGATATGGAAGAGCTAACTAAGGATATTATTAGGAAGAAGGAAGAGGAAAACAACATAGAGTTAGAAGACTTTATTGACTTAGAAGAAAAGTCGTTTATGACCAACTTGTATCAACAAGAGATAATGAAAGTATCTTCTTCTGTCAAGACCGTCTACAGGTTGTCTATTAACGCCGGTCATGATCTTAATATAGATGATGACAGCAAGAAGGTTCTTGACATGATAGTAAACGACGGAGAATCGGATTTTATTATGTACGTTGATAATAATACTGATTCTGTTGCGTTCAAGGATGAATTTGTTGAGGAAGGAATAAAAAACATGTGTAAGTATCGTGTTGATCCATCTTCTCTTGAAGATAGGTTTAATATGCTTAAGTCTCAGTATGAGGCTTTTTTAAAAATCGTGAACAATGAAAGCAAGAAAGCCGACTAACGATGATGTTTCTTACGTAGATAGGAAACTTATTGTATTAAGGGATCAGATAGATAAGGCTGAACGTTATCTATCTGAAAACCCTTGGGATAAAATAGAAGATTCCGATAAGAGGGAGAAAGAATTTAGGTTTCAAAAAAGCTTGTCTGATAGCTTAATGCAATGGACTGAATCTTATATTAAGATGTGTGGGATAATGGATGTCTATAATCAGCTTGAGGCTGCCAAAAACAAGAAAAGCCTAAAAGGAGGACAAACAGTATCAGGTATTCAGTCTTTTGTTAAGAATGAAGCTAAGAGCAAGCTCGATAAGTAGTTTTGTCATGAATTTTAACAGTAAAGAACTTTATATAAATATGGGTAACGATATTCCGTTATGGAATGACCTTTATTCTTATGAAGAGCAAGACGATGATGTCAAGCAATTCTGGGAGAATGAGGCTATGAAACTCCTTAACGGTGTTACCATAAATGGGGTATTTATCCATCCTTGGTTATACTGGCATATCAATTTCTGGAAGATGATGATTGACGTAGGAGATGATCGTATTCCTGGAAATTCGCAGCTTCGTGATAATGAATGGATGTTTGCCGAATTTCTAAAGCAGGCTGAAGAAGAGAATAAAGGAATATTCATGTTCGGGTGCCGTCGTTTTGGAAAAGCCCTTCTTGATTATGAGATACTTTATCTTGAGGACCGGGAAAAGATGATAGGAAATATCGTTGTAGGGGATAAGATATATGACGATAAAGGGAATTTGGTAGAGGTCGTAGGTGTTTATCCCCAAGGAAAAGTAACTACCTACAGAGTCGTATTCGAAGACGGTCGTAACGTTATTTGCTGCGGTAATCATCAATGGCGTGTCAATCATGGCGGAAAATGGCATGTTAGGAGTCTTAGAGCCATAGCTGAATTAGATTATAAGAGTATGTCTATTCCGGTAGGTGGGGCCCTGAACTACCCTACGGCAAAGCTGCCGGTTCCTCCGTCGGCCTACGCCTCGATGCTGGCGGCTTATCTCGGTGGCTATGGTGGGGATATGTTTTTCGATAAATACATTTGTAAGAAATTTTTAAGATCGTCCATAGATCAAAAAAAAGATTTTATAGAAAACTTCATTCGTTCTTTCAGAAACGTAGTAACCGGAGAAGAAGAGCTTATGTTGTCTCATATTGACATGGATGTCATAAATTTTGTACAACGTATGTTTTGGGCTTCAGGTTGGTATGCTAAATTGGAGGGGAACAAACTTATACTATCAAGGAATCGTAAGGAATTAAAAATAAGATCCATATCGATATACGGAAAGGAGCATGCCACTTGTATAACCGTTGATAATGACTCTCATTTATTTTTGACCACCAATTACATCGTTACTCATAATACGGCCATAATGAGCTCTCTTCTGGCTCGTAATGCTACAATGACGTACAATTTGACGCATAATGTTATTGGAGCAAGTAAAGAAGACCTTGCCAATATGGGAGAGTATCTTGAGTTTGGACTTGATAATCTTCCTCCTTATCTTACTATAAACAGGACCGGTAACGACTGGACTAAAGAAGTTGTTTTAGGTACAAGAAACATCAACAACCAACGTGATGTTCATGCCAGAATAAGAATCACCAACGTTGATGATGGAAAGACGCGAGGCTCATTGAAGACCGCAGGCGGAACTCCATATACGTCTATATATGATGAGGTAGGTAAATTTCCGGTGCTTGGAGCATGGCTTGCCGGTAGGCCGGCGCATATGATGCATGGTAGAATGAGGGGCGTTTGTTTGATGTCGGGAACTGGAGGTAATGTAGAAAAGTCTCAAGATGCCCAGAAAATCATGAACTCTCCGGACGAATATGGATTCATTATAATGAATTATGATATTCTAAATAAGAGAGTTATTAAACCAACATGGCGTATATGTAAATCCGGATGCTTTGTTCCGGCCCAGATGTCTCATGCGTATGAAAAGAAAGAAACGACTCTTGATAAGTATCTTGGAGTAGAGAATGCTCCCGGTCTTAAGAAGATAAAAATAAAAGTTTCAGACTTTGATAAAAATACTGGAATAATAAAATCGCGTCTTGACGAACTTGTCAAAAAGGATAGGGCTTTATACGTCCAGGAACGAATGGCATTCCCTTTGTCTATAGATGATTGTTTCCTTAATACGAACGTAAATAGGTTCCCTGTAGAAGATGCGTTGAAGCACAAAAGCCGTCTTCTTGAAGAAGGTAGGCCTGGTAAAACAGTGGATATTTATCAGATAGACGGCATGAAAATGGGGTATAATTTTAGTGATAAGCAGCTTGCTGATTATCCGTTCCAAGGTGGTAACATAGATGCTCCTGTTGTTATATATGAGGATCCACCAGAAGAAGGAGGTGTTTTTGATTACACTTATGTCTCATCGCTTGACCCCTATAAATCAGACAAGGCTGATACTGATTCTGTTGGTTCGTTTTATGTACTTAAAAGGTATGTAAAAATCAACGATCTATTTGCTTATTGCATAGTAGCATCATACGCATCACGTCCTCCATCTTCCGATGATTTTTGTAGGAATTGTGAAATACTTCAAGAGGCGTATGGAGCTAAGTGTCTTATGGAGAATGCCGACCGAATGTATGAATTTTATCTTACGAGACGAAATAAGCAGCTTATGTTACTGGAAGATGGCGAACGTCTTGCCGGTAAGATTATCCGTGCCGGAGCCCGTCAGAACAACAGGCTCGGTTTGGCTCCTACGGTTCCCAATCAGCGCATGCTTTTCAATACCGTTATTCAATATTGCTGGGAGGATGTTGTTGTTGGGTATGATGATGATGGTAATGAAATAACACAGAAAGGTATTTACCGTATCCCTGATATAGAACTTCTTGATGAGATCATAGCCTTCGGTCCTGGGACCAACACCGACCGTATCATAGCCTTCGGCCACGCTCTTCTTCTGGCTAAGTATTATGATGATATGGGTTACATGCCTGAAAGTACGACTCAGAAGGAGAATCAAAAGAAGAGAGAACGTAGGAAGACAGAGCAGGTTAAAGGATTTACGGTAAGAAGACATAACCCTTACAAAATGAGATAGGTAGAACAATTTACCTATCTTTGTGAAAAAACATATAGCTCATGGAGTATTTTAATAGAGATCAGGCTTTTCCGGCCAGAGGAGTATTTTCAGGGTTGCCGGTGCAGGCGATACCTACCAAGAGAAAAACCAGGGAGTGGTTTAAAGCCACTATGGATTCTCTTGAATTGATTGGTTTGAAGCAGCTTGATGAGAACCACAAGTTCAAGGATTTTTATAGGATGATGGAAGGCAAGCTGTCATTTATGGAACTGAAAGATGTAATTCCTTATCTTAAGGATGTTCAGTCTATAAGGGACAATGTAAATATTCCATCATTCTTACGTCATTATGATATAATAGGTACGATCGTAAACGCTTTTGTAGGATGGTTGGGCAACCTTTCTGACAAGTATAATGTAGTTGGATTGGACGAATCTGAAGTGAATCAGTATTCTGCCACGAAGGAAAATCTTCTTTATAATTACATTAGAGAGGAATTGGACAGAAGGGTTAGGCAAGAGTTATTAAATAGAGGATTGGATCCTGATTATAATAATTTTGCCAGCGAAGAAGAAAAGCAGGCTTATGCTCAACAGATACAAGAGGTGAAAGCATCTATGACCCCTCCTGAGATAGAGAACTTCATGAATACAAAATGGAAGACTGCCGAGGTTATATGGGGTTCTCATACGCTTGAGGCGGACAGGGGGCGTTTTTACATGGATGAGATAGACACTGAGAATTTCATCGACTATCTTCTTACCGGTCGTTGCTTTAGAAATTATCATGTAGGATACGACTATTATAAGCCGGAAAGATGGTCTCCGTTGAATACGTTTTATTCTAAGACATTAGATAGCAAGTATCCTCAATATGGGGATTATATTGGTCGTGTTCATTATTATACTGCCAATGATATTATAGTAAGGTGGGGGCATCTTCTTACGGCAAAAGACAAGCAAAAGCTTATAGGAGGTGCTGATAATTTCAATGGCACTTATTATAATGGTGATAATGGAAGCTATGTAAGTTTATCCAAATCGGCGAGTGTAGGGATGTTATATCAGAATAAGGTAATACCTTGGAAAGGATATAATGATTATGCTTCTATAAAAGCTTATGAGGATTATTACGGTATTCCAGCCGGCACATATACCGGATACGATAGTAATGGTAACGAATATCACAGAACCAGATTCATGCCAAATTTAGAGCATGGTAATTATTATAACCGTGCCCAGAGTTTGAGCGACGAGCATGTTCGTAGTGATTTGTATCAGGTAACTGAATCATATTGGGTATCCCCGGCTCAGGTATATGTAATTACCTACCAAACTGAAACCGGATTAGTAACTACTGAAATGGTAACCGACGAGCTTCTTCAAGACTTTTTACAGGAAAATGGTATTAAGAAAATTACCAGGACCATGAGTAAGGGAATGGAGAACCCGGAGATTAATACCTATTTCGTAGATTACGTTCCACAGGTAAGGTACGGGGTTAAGATTAGTGGCGGGGCTCTCGCTCAGGACAACCTGTATCTGGATGGAGAACCTATCGATCACCAGATAAAAGGGGATAGCAATATCTATGACTTTGTTCTACCCGTTGCCGGATATATCGGTACTTCTATGGCTAACAGGATTCAGCCGTATCAAATATTTTATAATTTCTCCATAAATCAGATAAACAATATTCTTGAAAAGGAGATTGGTAAATTCTTCTTAGGGGATATAAATCTGGTTCCAAGTGAATACAAGGATTTGGGTGAAGATGTGGCTGATATATGGGCTAATCTTCTTGATGTAGCTAAGTCTGTAGGTGCTCTGACATTAGATACCTCATCTCAAAACACGAAAGGCGGTGTTCCTTTCAACCAGTTTGCCGTCTATGATTTGTCGCAGACAGAGCAGCTTAAAACAAGAATGGAGCTTGCTGAATGGTCGAGGATGAAGTGTTTTGAAATGGTTGGTATCACGCCTCAAGTAATTAACGGTCCCAACAGGTATGAGACCGCCACCGGGGTCCAGCAGGGCGTTACAGCATCTATGTTACAAACACAGATATACTTTGATAATTTCGGTTACTTCAAGAAACGCGCTTTGGATCTTCATCTGGCTGTTGCTCAACAATGTCAGGAAGAAGGAAAGGATATTTCTGTAATGTACACAAAAAGTGATCTTACCAGAGCGTTTTTATCTATAGGAACCGACGGTCTTAGTCTAAGGCATCTTGGTGTTCAGGCATTATCTAATTCCAAGAAAAGGGATGAGCTTGAGAAATTTAAAACTTTCATGTTGCAGCTAAATACAGCCGGAGGCGATATTTACGATCTTGCATCTATCTTCACATCAGATTCTATGGTAGAGCTTATACAGAATGCAAGGAATACTCGCGCATACAACGAGCGTCAGATACAGCAGCAACAACAGAATCAGATGCAGCTTAACCAGCAACAGATACAAGCTGAAGCTGCTGAGAAGGATAAGCAACGTCAGCATGAACTTGCTTTGGAAGACAAGAAAGGTCAATACCGGATACTTCAAGAGAAGATCCAGGCGGCAGGCAGGGCGGCAGACGCCAAGAGTGACGCCACCTCCCTCAACTTCCTGGCTTCTGTTTCAGATCAGACCGTAAGGCAAGCTGATATAGAAAGTAAGGAAAGGATAGAGGATAAGAAAATTGAAAACGATTCCAAACTTCATGATGATGAAATGAGAATGAAAATGGAAGAGTTAAAATTAAAATCCAAAGAGCTTGCTCAACGAGCGAGGGAAGATGCCACCAAAAGATATGTAGCCGGAATCAATAAGAATTAAGGATTAAATATCCCCAAATTTCATTAGAAAATCTCTAATAAAATTTGGGGATATTTAATTTTTAGTGAAGATTAAACACTTATAAGTTTTTTGTCTGAAATATAGGTATTTAAATATTTTTGCAGTATGGGAAAATTAGAAAAAAATGGAATAGTAGAATTGGACGATATTTTTAGTATCGGTCCGGTTGATGATGTTTATAATAGGGAAGAAGATATTCTGCCTATTAATGGTAATGAACCGGCTAAAAAAGATGAGAAGCCTGTAGAAGAAGGCTCTCAAATTAAAGAAGAGCTGGTTGTTGATCCTACTCCTGATCCTAAAGAGGATAAAAAAGGAGAAGAGAATGTAGTTGATGTTAATCAGGATCAGGTAGAGACTCCGGTTGTCAATTACAGAAAAGTATTAGATGCCCTTTCTTCAAGGGGAATCATTCCCGATTTGAAAGATGTGGTGTTTAGCGGTGAAAACGGCGAAGAGATTACTATCAATGATCTTGATTTTAGTAAAGAAGATTCATTGTGTGACATACTATCTACAGTCCTTGAAATCCAGAAAGAGGACATTGTTAAGGATAAGATAGATGTTACCTCTGTTTCTGATATTACTAAGAAGCTTATCCAGGCTGATAAGGCCGGCGCGAATATCGTTGATATTCTTAAGCAATATGATACGAATGTCGCTCCTATAGAAAAGCTTGACATTGAAAACAAAGCAGATCAGATAAAGATCGTTCGCCATTATGTTGATCTTCTTGGATTGCCTAAAGATGAAGCTGATGAGTTTTTCAAAGGCATTATCAATAAAGGTGAAGAGTATGTTGAAGCAAAGGCTATAAAGTACAAGGCTGAGCTTGATAAGAGAATGGATGATATTATCCAGCAACGTACTAAAGAGGCTGCCGAAAAGAAGGCGAAGGATGCAGAAGATTTTAGAAGGTATAAGAAAGACCTTAAGTCTTCTATCCAGGCAAAGTATCAGCTAAATGACACTATGGTATCTAAAGCTCTTGATTTTGCCCTAAAACCTTCTGAATCGAATCCCGGAATTACCAAAGCATTTAATAGGGTAAGGGAGATGATGATGAATCCGGAAGAAGCGCCAGATTTGATTATGTTTCTTATGAACCCAGGAGAGTTCATAAAACAGAAGTCGAATCAAGCTGTAGTTGATGAGAAAAAGAAAATTTATAAGCTCATCAGCCATACAAATAAAGACAAGAGGGTGGCTCCGGTAGATGATAAAGGTGATCAAGTTCAAGGTGTGAAGTTCGATGAAATCAGTATAGATTAAAAATTAAAACATTTTTTCGTTCATGGCTAATGTACTTTTAACAAAAAATTTCCCGGCCACCATGAATGGTGACACGGTGATTGGATATACCGACGCTAAAGTCGTTAAGCAAAGTATCGTAGAACACGATCTTAGCTCTTTAGAAGATTGGTACTACGAAGATCCGGATAAGAATCATCTGGGTATGCTTGAGTTGTTTTCTAACATTACAAACTATCCTCTGCCTATGTATATGGGTATGATTAAACAGGATGCTACTATTACCGTAAATGGTATCAATGGTTCATTCCGTTATGATCTTCCGGTATCAGAAACGTATGAGGTGGTTACAGTAGAAGACACGTCTTTGAAATATGCAAAACCTGGTATTGATGAAAGCTTCTTCGAAATTGTGTTGAATGCACAATTCAAACAAGGAGATGTTATTACTTACGATGTGATTAATGGTTGCCAGGCTCTTATCTCTACAGAGCGTCCTCCGAAACAAGAAGGTGAAAACTGGAGATACTGGTGTAAGTTGTGGGGCCGTTCTCGTGCTAAATACTTCCCGAAAGACATGCTTCGTGCCGGTATTAAATACTGGAAGGTGACAAACGTTCTTGGTGAGTTCTCTACTCAGTTCTCTGGCGTAGGAGGTGCTTCTAAGGCCGGTTCTATGACTTGTGAATTTACGCTTGGTGGACATCGTGGTGTTGAAGGTGAAACGACTATGTACGCCGGTATTAAGTCTTTGGCTTATGCGGACGAACGCACACAGAATTTCATCGACAAAGCTTACCAGAAAGTTCGTCAGCTTTCTGAAATCAGAGGAGGTGATGCAAGTTATGCTATCATCGGTTCTCGTCTTGGTGATGGAAGCATTGATATGCGTACGGCTCGTGTAGCCAATACAGTATCTCTGTTCTGTTTGGCTGAGTTGGCTAAGATGGAAGCATACGAACTTATGTTCATGCGCGGTGGTAGAGTCAAGGGCCATAATGGTGTTTTGATGAAAAACGAAGGCCTGTATCACCAATTGCGCCGTGGTTTCGTTATTTCCTACGCTCGTCCGGGTGGTATCAAGCGCGAACACTTCCTGGCTGCTGCTGACTATATTTTCCGTGGCCGTAGCGATATGCCGATTGAAAATCGTGTAATGAAATTCAAGGTAGGTGCTATGGCTTACAAGAATATCGTTGAGATTTTCCGTGATGAGTTCTTCTCTCAATTAGGCGCCTTAGCTCCGCTTATGGGTACAGAACGTATCATCAATAACCCGGTAACAGGATCAAATGATGCTCTTGAATTAGGAACTGTAAAGATCAAGGGCGTTACTATTCCGGGTATTGGTAAGGTTATTGTAGAACACGAACCTTCTTTGGATTACGTTGATATGGTAGATAGAAGCCAGTTGGTAGACGGCATGACTCCTATCACATCATATTCATGTATTATGGAAGACTTGACCGCTCCTGAATACTCTAATGCATTCGCCGGCATCCCTGCTTCAGCCGAAGCTCGTATTGGTAATATCAACAGCAACGTATTCTACGTTAAGCCTGATATCGGTTCTATGTGGTGGGGTTACGAACAAGGTAGATGGTCGTCCAGAGTATCGGCTCAAGAAATTGTATCCAGCCATCCTCGTATGTCAGAACAATTCTGGTGCCACTCTGTATCGGCTTGTTGGGTAAAAGATACCAGCCGGTTCGTAACAATTGAATTGTTACCGAGTTCTTTGTGATCATAACTTTTAGTATTAACTTGCGGTCGGCTTTAAAACCGGCCGCAAATTTTATTTTTTAAGGATATATAAAAATGGGAAAAAAGATTTTTGAAGAAAGCCATGAGTCTAAGAAACTGCTGGCTACCGTAGGAGGAATGAAGATATATTCCGACTCTATTTATGTTATAACAGGTAAGATGGATGAAGAAGCTCCTTCCGGATATCAGGAAAGAGGCATTTCCAAGACTCCTTTCCCTGGGAACAAGACAGTGTCTTGTTGTGGATGGGATAAGGATCTTAGGGTGTATGATACCGGTTTCTTTATCAATTCAGCATGTTATAAAGGTTACTCACTTGAAGACAAGAAGAATGAAATGGATATGCGTATTAAGAATATTCGGTATCCGTTTGAAGAAACTGTCAATGAGGACCTGGATCAAAAGAACTTCGATTTCTGGGATTCTTACAGAATTGACTTGTATGATGGTCGTCTGTTCTACACTAATGACGTTCGTGATTTATTTGAGCTGTATATAGCTATTTTATCCAAGTCTCTTACTCCTAAAGAGGAAGACGGTAATCCGATGTATGTCGAATCTTATTATTGTGTAGAAGACAAGACTACGGCCGTAGATATCAGGAAACAACGTCAGATTGATAAGGCTGATATTTTATATGAGTTCATGAACAAACTGAAAGGATCTGAGGCTGAAAGAAAAAGCATCTACGATCTGCTTTTGTATCTTGACATCATATACAGCGTAGAGCTTGATCAGAGCATGGTTCAATACATATTCACTAATTGGATTGACGCCAAGAATACGAACGTTGATATGTATAAAGAAGCAAGCTCAAGGTTCTTATCTGACGACGAATCTTCTGAGGGAATGCAGGTGATTAAATTCCATCGTATGATCAGGGAAATGATCGAGGGCCTGGCTGTCACCGTCAACACCGACGGACTGTATCTGAATGGCGAGCTCCTGGGCGCCGACGCCATCTCTGCATCTATGGCTCTTGCTTCCAATAAGTCAATGTTAGAAACCAAGTCACGTGTTCTGGAAGCGTATAACGCTTTAAAGAACAAGCATAAAAAAATAGAAGGCGCTAAGTCTGACAAGAAGAAAAAGGAAGATGAGAAAGGTTTCGATGTTGATCAATACGCTGATAAAAAAGAATAATTTATGAGAATCGTTGATTGTTATCTCCGGGCCTTACAGAAGGCTGAAGAAAACATGACCAACGGTGGTATAAAACTTGACAAGGCACGTTTTGTTCAGCTTTTTAATGACGAACAAAACCGCCTTGTTCGTTATATCCTTGATAAGAAAAATGAAGAGGATATACGTTATATACAAAAGTTGGTTGTGTACTCAAAAGAACTTGATAAAAAAGAAGATAAAGATAATCCGGAAAGCACTTTGTTTTCATTGCCTTCTGATTTCTTTTCTTTTTCAAACATATCAGGCGTATTTACCGAAGGCGAATGCACGGTTACTGATTTTACCATGTGGGAGGCTAAGAACGAAAACCCGCATGAGCTTCTTGCCGACTTTTTTAACAAACCTGATTTTGATTTTAGGGAAACATTTTACACTATAGGAGAAGATTCGGTAAGGGTGTATAAGTCTGGTTTTGATGTAGACACCGTTTATCTTACGTATTACCGTTATCCGAAGGAAGTTGACATCGAAGGATATATTAAATCCGATGGTTCTAATTCAACTGATATAGATCCTGAATTAGATGACAAATTAATCGGTATTATTCTTAACATGATTGAAAAGCAATTTGCTTTGAATGAAAGCGAATACGGACGTTATCAAATAGATTCAAACAACGTCCAATCTCCTTTGTAACAAATAAGAGGCACATCCTAAATTAAACATTATCAAAAAGCATTAAGAATTAATTAATTCCTAATGCTTTTTGTTGCTTATATGACTATCGCTATTTTTGAGACAGATAACAGAATACTAATTTTTAAAATATTATAAGGCTATGGCTATCCATAAACCGTATGACAGACACATTATCTGTCCTCCGCACGCTAAGTTGGCGGACGTAGATTCTTTGTTGCTTCAAGAAGGTCAGATCGCTATCTATGATTTGGATGGTGAGCAGACTAAAGATGGTTTGAAAGCGTTGAAAGACTTGAAAGGATATCGTAAGGACGAACAACGTTTCCAGATCAGAATCGGACGTAATGAGATGGTGAACGACCGTGTATCTGATGATAAATCATTCTCTACACCTACGTTTGCTATTGACGAAATCATAGAAGTGTATGCTTCTGCTCCGAAGAGCAAAGAAATTAAAGTAGATGAGGTTATTTTCGGTTATAACGGAATTGACGACAATACCGCTATTACAGCAAGAAAAGGCGATCGTATTCCTATCCATATTAAGCTGACAGGACGTTTGTTCGAGCTTCGTGGTTATCCGATGGGTGAGGTAAATATTGATGATTACATCATTTTCGAAAACTGTCCGGGTCGTGAGGATATGTGCTCAGAATGTGATCCTTGCGAAGATGTTGATATTTTGGCTGCTATTTTGAAAACAATCGAACGTATCAAGAATCAGCCGATTGCAGGTGGTGGCAAGGTAGGTGATTTTGTAGAAATCCATCCTATCCATTCTTGCAATGAACTGGAAAAAACTCCGGTGGAAACCGACATGAATTTCTATTGCATGGAAATGTGTGATACCGGTGATGCTTATGCCCTGGCTCAGCTTAAGGCTGCTTATCCTGGTTTGGATATCAAGAGAGTCGGACGTTATCTTTCTACATCTAAATATCAGGTGATGAAAGAAGGTGGTAAGCCTTCTGATTATACTCAAAAGCTGTCTTCTATCATGAAAGGATGCGAAGAGTGCCCTGATGGATATACTAAGGTAGACGGAGGTTTGATTTATGCCGTAACGTTAGAGGATGATGGGGTTGATCAGTCTACTGTAGTAGAAAGCATTAAGAATGCCGTTAGTAGCACTGCCGAGAAAACAGCAGCCCAAGATGGCGGCGTAGGTATGTACACTGTGGCCGTAAGCAAGAAACTGACGAAGGCTGATATCGATGCATTTGTAGAAACTAATCCGACTGCCACAGTAACGTTCGTTGCTAAAACAGCAGATATGTGTAGCAATCCTACTGTTACTACCGTTAGCTGGGAAGCATGTGGTTCTTGTAAGATTTCGAAAGAAGCTTATGAAATCACGTTGCCGGATGATGAATGTGGTAACAGTGCTAAAGAAGAATTGCAGGCAGCATTCCCGTATCTGACAATCGAAGATTACGGTACACCTGGTGGATGTCAACACAAATTCAAAACAACGGTCGTTACTAACATGGTTTGCAACGAATGCGATAAAATTTTCAAAGACTTCTTCGTATCTAAAGCTCCCGAATCTTATCGTGGACGTAACTGGAAACGTTTGGGTGCCGTAGCAGGAGATCAGTCCATTATCGCCGATCCGATTCCTAAGAACTGCAAATGCGGTATCTTGTTCCGTGGTATTGACTACATGATTTCTCCGTCCGACTGTTTGATTGACCGTCTGACATTCCAAGAAGGATCTGTTCGTATTGCTGTAAATGGCGGTTATCCGGATGAACAGCGCGAGGCTATCAGCACGTACTTCAACCCGATCCACACCGAATACAAACAGCACTGGGCTCCGCGTACTCACCTTGGCGCTGAATTGCTGGATAAAGAACGTGAACAACGTATGTTCTTCGACTTCCGTAAGACTCACCAAGAACTTATGGAACGGATGTTTACCAACGAAGAAACCCGCTTAGACCTGTTGGCTCCGTATGCTGATTATTCAGTAACGTTGAAGCCGGCACGTTACTCTAACGGTTTCGGTAGGGTAATTGATGATCATATTACAGTACACTTCCATGTACCGTATGGCGCTCACGAAGGTATTCAAGACCTTATGGACCTGTTAGCTGCTTCGGCAAATATCAAGCCCTGCAAGATTTGATTTTCCTTTTTTCTATATATCCCAAGGGGGAGGAGGCTGGTCCTCCACCCCCTTTTTTGTAATAAAATAATTTGAAATAGGTCGATTTCATATGAACGGCGTGGATTCTTTAGTCGGTGCCTTAGGTAGGGGCATTGACAAAATAACCAACATAGTTGGAAAATGGGGTTCCTCCCAACCGGTAGATGACAGCAAATCCGGTATAAAAATAGGGGACAAAATCTACCAAGTGGTTGTGTCCTTAAATGGCTGTTATTGGTATCTTGACGAAGAAGGCAAGAAGCATCCTGTTTCTGGTATTCCGGCCACAACCGAATGGGAGTGGATTAACATAGCTGAGAAAGTTATCAAAGATTTCAAAACCTGTTACCGTACACCTGGTGGAAAGGTTGAAGTATGGAGTTGGTATCTTCTTAATGACCAGATGGATGTTCTTAAAGAAACTCATAGAATTACCGACAGTACCGACATGGATAATCCGGTAGGTAAAGTTCTTGCTAAAATACCGGACGAATGGGTTATGATCGACTGTGATCTTCCTGATATGACAGAACGCGACATTACGTTCGTCAACAGATGTTATAAGACTCCGGATGGTAAGGTTGAAATAGAAGGATTAGAAGCCATAGATGATAAGATAAATATCAGGGAATCTATTTATACTGTTATTCAATCGACGGACGATAATTTCCCTGCCGGCCATGTTTTCAGGCTAATTCCAGAAAATTGGGTTAGAATGGTTTGTGACTTTCCTGACATGACAGAGCGAGACATAACTTACGTTCTTGAATGTTACACTACTAAAAAAGGGAAAGCGCAAGTAGAAGGCTTGGTCGCCATAGATAACATTCTTGGGACCAGGGAAGAGGTTTATACCGTCCTTCAGTCTACCGATTCTGATATTAAGGTAGGTACCGTGCTGGATTCCATTCCAGAAGATTGGGTGAGGATGGTATGTGATTTTCCTGACATGACGGACCGGGAAATTGTTGAAGTAGACGAATGCTACAAGACAGATGGTGGTAAGGTCAATATAAAAGGTTATCAAGCTATTGATGCCGTTCTTGGTGTAAGGGAACAGTATTATTATATTGTTAAGACAACAGATGATGCTTATCCTCAGTGGACAAGAATAGATAAGATACCTAACGAATGGACGAAAACCGAATGCGATTTTCCTGATCTTACAGAAAGACATATTATGTCCGTAGATGAATGCTATACCACTCCTGGTGGTAAAATACATCTTGGTGGATACAGGTCGGTAGATAGCATAATAGGAGTCCGGGATGAGTATCTTATTGTCTTAGAAACGGCCGACCCTGATATACAAAGAGGCGCCACATTCAGCAAAATACAAGAAGGATGGCAGCGTATTGTTTGTGATTTCCCCGATGCTACTACATCCGACACTGAAATAGTAGAAAACTGTTATAAGACGGGAAAAGGTAAGGTCCAGATCCGGACATACATAACAATGGACGGATACGGAAACACAAGGGAATTAAGGCATATGGTGCTTAAAACAACCGATCCTGATTACAATATCGGATCTAATATTGATCAGATACCGGTAGGTTGGTTAAGTATCGAGTGCGATTTTGCGTCTGCTACACAGCGTCATATAAGACAGGTGAAAAACTGCTACGTTTCTGATGCAGGGAGCATTTACGTTGAGGGAGAAATCGTTTATGACAATGACCTTGACGTGGACAAGATGGAGCTGACGGTCATGGAAAGCACTGACCCGGCGATAGCCGTAGGGACGGAGCTGGCGGCTATTCCCTCTGGCTACGTGAGAACAGTTTGTAGATGTAATTGTTGCAACCACTAAATCTTATTATTATGAGCTGTAACGAATATTTTTTAGTAACACTGGAGTCTAAACCGACTCCAGTTCGTCATAAATATACGAATTTAACAGACGAATGGTATGGTCCTGATGGTGTTAAGTATGAAGATCCTGATACGATAGCCAAAATCGAAGAACAAGCTACAGATAAGAATCGTATAGGGGATAACACCTTATATCAGAAACTTATTGAAATACATTCTCAAGGAGAGTCAATAAAATCAGACATCGGAGACATAGGTCAGGTATTAGATTACATAAATGGGGAGGAAGTGTAATGGGAACCATATCAGATAAGTTAATGAGGGTCATAAATACCAAGGAGGATATAAGGCAAGCCCTTATATCCAAAGGGTATGATGTGCCTACTTCCATACCTTTTAAAGAGTATGCGAAAATGATATCCGATTTACCTTGTAAAGTAGATGATTTTCCTAAACTTCCGGGCGATGTCACTCGTTGGCATTTCGGCGGCCTGACGAACGAGATGATGGCAGCGATGGACGATCCGAGGATTGAGGATGCGGACCATAAAGGTCGGTTCTTATCCTTCAAGAATTTCGCTTGGTCTGGGATGAGTGGAGTAGGTGGTTATGTTCAGGATTTTAATTATTTTAGAAATAATGCCACTGTAGATAAAATAAGAATTGATGAACAGGGTAGCAATTCTATTAAAGTGACCATTTTAACTACAGGAGTTGGTAATGCTATTTATATACCAAGGAATATTTACCAATTTAATAAATCTTATTTCATAAAAATATCAAGTGAAGGATACAATGAAGGTGATCTATCTTTGTTATTTTATGCTATTTATACATCAACGGCTACAACAGTAAGAGTACCGTTAAATCCTAATGGCATCACTGAAATTCCTGCAATAAAAGAAGATGATTTTTTAGCTGTTTATATTACTGTTGGGGGTAAAGTGGGATCAATTACCATCGAACAACTACCCATCTACCCCGGCGCACTTGTCTTTGACGGAGTAGATGATTACGGTGTCTGTGATAACTTCCCTATTCTGACTAAGGAAAAGGGATATACGGTTGTGGCGTTGAGACAGTGGATTTCAATGGGTGAAGGACTCTCTGGATTAGTATCTAATGTAAAGAATTGGTTCAATGATGGTGCTTTCGTTTTAGAATACAACAGTAATAATGCAACTAATAAGTTTGTTAATAGACCTGTATCTTTCGGAAATGTTAATATAGAGATGGATTTGCCAAATAATTTTACCTATCAAACATCTAAAAGTTATAAAGGAGTACCTATAACAACAGGTTCTTTTAAAGGGACAAACTCGCTTTTTGTTGGAAAATTAAATAACATCGTCGGAAATTGTTCTAATGTCGCTATCTGGGAACTTGTATTTTTCGATCACGATGCCACCGAAGAAGAACTGACCAAGATCAAAGACTACTTCGTTAAAACCTATCCCTGGCTTTTCCCCGACCAAGCATGGACCGTCGCCGGCAAAACCAACGAGGACGAAGATCGTGCTACTATTGCCAACATTACAGGCAATGGTAATAATCTTGTGCTGTCGAATTTTGGGTTTGCAGAAGGGAGTGGGTATGGGTTGTATTATCAATATTTTGGTAATGAATTTAAGGCAACCAATGGAGAAATAGAAGGTGGAGGATGGAATATTATTGATAACTATAATATTTCTCATGATAAACGAATACCTATTAATTCTATTGGTAAGTGTTTTTGGGGTAATAAAGCGTTAGTAAATGGTATTAAACTACGGTTTAAACTTACTGGCATGACAGAAGGTGATGTTCTTGCTTTTGGTTATGCCGCTACATATGATCTCACATATACATCCGATGGAATCTATGCCATAGATTTACCTCCTGTTGATAAGCCATATGGGTTTTCATTGCAATCTTCTTTAACAGAAAATCTTCCAACCACCCCAGTTACCATAGAACTTTTACCATTTGAATACGAAGGCTATCTAGTTACTGATGGGGTGGATGATAAAGCGGTTAGTAAACAGTTTAAATTTGGCGAAAACTTTACTGTTATATTAGATTTTAAATTCCCCGTTAAAAAGATATCTTATTGTGGTTTTGATTTATCATCAAAGGTTAGAATCCAAAATCTTCAAGGTAGTGGTGTGTATGTCGTATTAAAGGGAAATAAAACCTTGATACCATCAAATGTAGTGAGAGCCGTAACTTCAGAGGGTAAAGTATATGATGAAAATTGGAATGAATACAATATTGTGCCTGGCAATATATCATCAAATTATACAATGGTAAATTTAGGCTTTGATGGAAGTAATCAATTTGCTGAGTCGGCAACTAAATTAGCTGGAATTTATAGTAGTGCTTTATCCAAAGACGACTGTATCAAAGCATACAACTATTTACAAACCCTAAAATCAAAGTAATATGAAATTTATTATCATACCAAAAGAAGTATATGATTCCGTATCTGAAGAAAAGAGACGTGAATTAGGAATAGGCAGCCCAAGAGCGAGCGTAGATGGCTCTAAAGTTATTTTACATGTAGAACATTATGACCTTCTATTTAAGTCTTTAGACATGCAGGCTGATGACGAACCTCAATATCCGTATCCGGTATATGACAGCCCTTCTTCTGAGTTTGAATCTGTTCTTTCATCTAAAGAATGGGTGTCCGATGTTAATAACGAACATCTTTGATCTTGTTATGGTTGGGACAATTGCTATATTTGTAAAAAGTTGAATAATTAAAGCGTGTGGTAGCGTTATCTACCATATAATCATCATGTTTCAGATAATAATAGGATGCGTTTTGGCTAATATCCTTACGATAGCAATCATCGGTTTAGCCCTGTATTTAGTGTATCGTAAAAACGAAGACCGTTTAAAGGCTTTGGATTCTAAGATTGATCAGAAGGTTGAGGACGTAAAAAACAAGGTTGGCGCGGTGATGGACATCGTAGACCAGATCAAGAAATTGTTGGATAAAATTAACAAGAAATAAAAAAATGGCAGAAGTAGGTTATAATAGTAAATTCGAAGGTCAGGAGGTTGATTCCAGACTTGAGAATGTGGTGCAGGCCGCTCCTGGAACAAGTTCGGGGTCGGGCAAGGGAGGTCTCATTCCGGCTCCCCCTGCCGGAAGTCAAGACGGTAGCAAGACTCTTCTTAGTGACATGACATGGGGCGATTATGTAAACAAGAAGTATATAGATGATGCTGTATCGGCAGCAGGGTGGAAGAAGCAGATTGTTGGCAAACTTCCTACTGTTGAAGAGGCGAAGGATAATGTCATGTATCTTGTAAAAGATGATGTGGCATCTACAGAAACTAAAAACGTGTATAATGAATATATTTTGGTTACTGAAGAAAGTGGTGGTAAGGTGCTTGAATCGCTTGGTATGGTAAGTACCGGAGTAGATTCTGGCTATCTTGATTTATCCATATTTTCTGGTAATTCCGGATCTCTTGATGAAGGTTCGTTTGCAAAAGTTTTGGATGCATACAATAATAATATCACATTAGGTAAGTTATATGGTGATTATTATTATTTGAATTATTTTTTAGAAGGTTATGATTTTGAAAATAATTTTAAATTAAAAATAGTATTTGCCTCATTTGCTAATACCGACTCAGCGGTAGGCGCATCTGAATATGATATAGAAATTCAGGTGGGGACTTTTGTTGTTATTCAAGATAAGACATATGAGGCTATGAACAATCTGGTTACGTTGTCTAATACGATATTGTCTTATTTGAATTTTATGGCTATGCCCCCTAAGGTTGTTACAACATTGGCAAGATTACCAAAAGGTGCTCATAATATCATAGCCAACGTCACTTCTGCTACGAATCTGTCTATGACCGTATCTTCTGAGGATGTTGGGAGGGAATGGGAGGTGCGGGTTAACAACATCATCGGCCTGGACATCATACAGCCGCTTCCTACCTCTGGACAGTTCCAGAGTATGTCAGGCGATAGCGTATTGATACCTAAAAATAGTTTTATAGAATTAAGTATCTGGTATATCGATAATAAGTTGGTTATCAGAGTAGGTGAACAAGCTTAATAGAAAGGATAGAATATGCTTTATGTAAATAAGAATATAAAAGGTTTTTATTGGGAAGGATACGAGTTGGACTCCTCTTCTTACGAAGTAGGGTATTCTTACCAAGATTTCTTAGATGGTAAATGGGTTCAACTTGACTCTGATCAAGAAAAATTCCATCAAGACAATCCTGATGCGAGTGTGAAAGAAGTTATTGCCATGCAGCTTGACCCTGAGCCTCCTGGACCAACTGAAGAGGAGTTGCTTGCCAAGGCTAAGGATAAGAAAGTTTCTGAGGCCAGGGAATATGCTTATTCTGATGCTGTCCGTTCTTATAGTCTGGATGGTAAACAGATATGGTATAACAGCAGCATGAGGCAGAAGGTTAAAAACGATATTGATGTAGCAAAAGGAAGCGGGATATACACCGTATCTGTAGCAGATTCAGAATACGAGCTTGATATTGCTAATACGGCAATGAATGAAATGCATGTATATGAATCTGAGTGCAACGATCGTACTGCTGCTATAGAAAAGGAAATAGCTTCTAAAACCAACAGGAGTGAAGTTGAGTCTATGAAAGTAGATGAAGGCTATCCTGAAAAGTTGGTAAGGACAAAGGATCAGATCATAGAAAAAAATAAGATCCTTGAAGCCAATGATCTGGAGAAGGCTACAGCCATGTACATGAGGGCGATGATCAACACGCCGGCTATGTTGGAAAACACTGACCAGAATCTTGCTCTTAAGATAAAGGGGTTGTACCCTATCTGGGACAAGGATGGAGTTTACGGCGACAAAGGTCTTCCTATGGGCACGGCTGTTGTAAAAGGGCAGCGTTTCCGTAGCAAAAACAAACCTTCGGATTTGGATTGGGCCCTGTTTGAAGTAAGGCAAAATCACAATCTCCAAGCCGACTGGGTTCCTGGTCAGGGAGGTGGAGCCGAAAGCCTGTATATGGTTGTTCAGGAAAAGCATTTAGGTACGATAGACGATCCTATTCCTTGGGTATATAATTCTATTTTAGAGAATGGAAAGTATTACATTGACAAAGAAATTAAGTATCTTTGCATAAGAGATTCAGGCATCCCTTTGGCTTACGAGAACCTTTCTGATCTTGTATCAGCCGGATATGTAAGGGTTGTTTAGGTCGTAATTTGTTGTTAATGTTATGGATAACCCCTGTATATTTATTTATGCAGGGGTTTTCTTTAATCCAGACTCTACTTATTTTTCATATCGGTAAGGTTCTGGTTATTTTTGTGAAAAAGGTTAAGTTATGGAAAGAAAAGATATTATAAAAGAATTGAGTCAGTATTTTAGTATTGTTGAATTAGTTGGTCCTAAAGAATACGGTAGAGACAAAGATCTTTGCTGGAGGTATTTAAGAACTGAATTGCTTCACACGATACTGGTTTTAAGGAAAGACATTTTGAAAACTCCGATGACGGTTAATACCTGGAAGTCGGGTGGAAGGTTTGATGAGCGTGGTTTTAGGAACAATATCTCGGATATAGTAAAATCCAAGACCGTATCAGGGTCTTTGTATATCAGTCCTCATATGCTTGGGGCAGCCATCGATTTTGATGCCAAGGGTATGACGGCAGAAGAGGCAAGGAATAAAATAATTCAGTCGCAGGATTTACTTCCTTGTCCCATTAGATTAGAATCAGGTACCAATTGGGTCCATATTGACGTATATGACTCTCTTGGAAGTAGCAAGAAAGTAACTATGTTCTAATATGGCTTATCGTTTTGTAGGAAGGATGAATTTAGAAAGTTTCTGGGCTTTTCTCATTTCCGGATTATCAGCATTGTGGATGAATTTCCAGGAGATTCACCACCTTATATATTCTATATTGTTTATATTAGCTATAAATCTTTTGTTAGCTACTATAAAAAGTATCAAACACTGCTATATCCGAAGAAAGAGAAAGAGGCCTTTTAAGATATTGACATGCATAAGCGAAATGGGAGTTTTGAAAATCCTTCTTGAGTTCGCGGCCTGCTCTTTCGGGTTGTTCACCATATCCGGAATGGATCTTATTATGTCTATGGGAGGGCATAAATCCCCAGAGTTTATAGATATGCTTCTTCAGTGGATTACAATATTTGCCTTAATATTATACGGTGGGATGGCATTCAAGCGCTTCGGAGATCTTGCACCTGATTTAATGATAGTAAAAGGCGTTAAGTATTTCTTTAGTAAAGTAAGTTGGTGGCAGAAGGTTCCATTCGGAGAAGAGCTTAAAGAAGGTATTAACAACGGTGATATACAAGAGCTTTTAGACGAAGATAAGGAGGGTAAAAGATGTGTTTGCAAAAAATGAGAGCCAGGCATGTGTTAGGAGTTCTTCTACTGTGTTTTATATCTTTCTTGTTTGGTAAAACATGCAAGAAACAAGAAATAATACACGATATAGAAATAGATACTGTAATAGATACCATTATCCAACCTGTTCCTGTTCCTCAGTATATAGTTGACGTAGGGGAGGTAGAAATACCTTTCCCTATGGATGCTATAGTTGAAAAAGATACGATAAAAGACACTGTCTATATCAATATTCCTATACAAAGAAAAACATACAACACAGATGATTATCGGGCTGTTATAAGCGGATACAGACCTAATTTGGACACGATGATCATCTACCACAAAAAAGAAATAATATACGAAAAGAGCCGGCGCTGGGGCATAGGACTGACGGCAGGGTATGGGGTTGGGCGCGAGGGCTTCTCCCCCTACTTAGGCGCTGGAATCTATTATCGGATATGGTAATAATCACGTCCTATTTTATTTAATACACAACATTTTAAACTTTTATCACCCCATTTACTTATCTTTGTGGAAAAAGGTAAGTTATGAATTATATCGATATTTTACCACAGATAAGAAATAACATTTTCTATGTCAGGATAGTAATGACCGACTACGATGTGGAAAATCAGATGGTTATTAGAATAGTAGCCAGAAGAAATGACGGTTTGTACAAGACGGAAGTAGTACAGTATCCAAATGAAGGAACTGATTACAACGGAGAAATCATTGTTCCTATGTTTGGTATGGCTAAGTCATTGGTGGCCCAAATAGTAGGAGTCAAGATAAATGGTACCGAGGTACGTGTTAATAGCACTGAAGTAGAGGGAGCTGATATAACAGCCAGATACGATGATTCCCTTACCAGAATGGGATGGGAGGAGAGTATGAACAACATCCATCTTGATTTTGAGGTTATAAGCACCAACAACCCTAAAACGCTTCGCATAGCCGATCAGTCGGAATGGGGAATACTGGCAGACAGACCGGCTATTATAGAGATCGTGCCACCTGAAGACGAGAATAAGTATGTTTATTATCTTGGTAAGAATCAGTTGAATGTATTCAACAGTAAGACTCTTGGCATAAATCCAGGTCGCGGAAATGATTTTGAAAACCTAAAAGATGGTATATACGATATTACCATAAAAGGCAGTCCTTCCTCTTATTCATTTAATAGAAAGTATTTAAAAACAGATCTGATCCGTCTTAACATAGATAAGATATGGGCCAGGTCAACTGTGTTATGTGATCATGAGGATGATGACGTTATTGACAAAATAAAAGAAATAGAGTTTCTGCTGGCTGCGGCTGAAGCTAATATGAGATTAGGGAATTTTGAAAACGTAAAACAATTATACGAAAAAGCATCTAAATTGATTTACGTTCTCAATAATTGTGAAAATTGTGGTTGCAAAATGTAATTAATTAAATATAAATAAGTTATGGGATGTGGATGTGGAAGAAGTAATATTACTTCTGTTAATAGAAATAGGGCTATAAAGCCTCAGTCGAATACGACACCTAAAGCTGATTCTAATGCGGCTTGTATTCAGAAATACGATGAACTTGCTGTATTGGACAAGAAAATCATAGACCTTCATCGCAAGTTCAGGTTTGTAGGAGGTGTAAGTAAAAGGTATGCTGATATTCAAAAGCTGGTAAGAGGCTGGATTGTTAATTTGAAGAACGAGTGCCCGGATCCGGATGATCTTGCTACTTATTCTGAATACATAAATAAAGAATACGCCAGGTATTTTACCGTGAAGTGATATGGCAGTTACCGGAAGTACACAGCAAATTCTTTTCCCTTCATCTTACTTATGTGAGTGTGCTGATCGTTTTATAGCATGTAAGGCTGATCAGTATCTACAATATCATAAGTATAAGGTAGGTATTAAGCCTGATATGGATACGGTTCTTAAAATAGATCGTATGAGAAGAATCGTATGTGAAGGGGAATGCGGGTTGTGCCCGGACGAGATTCAGAAATTTAAAGAAGAACTTAATAAGATCTTGTCATGAAAAAGATGTATTACAACAAAGAATACAGAAAAGCTTTCAAGAAATCGGACTGTCCGGAAGATCTTGGTTCTGAAGAAACGTTTATCGTTCATGAGGCTGAATTTTGTTCGGGTATAAGCCAAGATGATGCAGATAGGAAAGCGGAAGAGTTTGCGGAGAAAGAAGGTCCGTTGTATGCTAATAAAGTAGGTGGCTGTTGCGAGGTATATTATAACACAAGACAGGAAGGGGATTTCTTTAAAAATGATTGTCCTGATGGTCAAAAACAAGAACAACCCACACATCACGTGGTAGAGGCCGGGCGTGTATGGTCTAAGTTCAGTACCGAAATAGCCAACTACGAAGCTGCGAAGATTCTTGAGCAAGAAGGGCAGGCTGCCGCTAACGAATCTGGAGTATGTAAAACCGTTTATTACAACGAAGATCAACATGGTTGGTTTAGTAAGCGTTGTAAGGAAGGATGGAAGGCTCCTGAGAAATACAGGAGGATATACGCCGGTACCGTAACGTCTTTCATTAGCGTTGATGATGCCAATGAAAAGGCTAAGAAGATACTGGAAGAAGAGGGCATGAAATGGGTTAATGAAAATACCAAATGCGAGCCTGTTGTTGATGAATGCAAATTTGATTTTTGGAAATGAGCAACGTAAAATTTAATCCGACAGAAGGTGAGAACGATAAACTGGTGTCGGTGTTTTCTGAAATAAATGAAGGTCTTGATACGACTTTGAATTACACTATTTCCGATGAAGGGAATAAGGCTAAGAAGAACATCGTCGTTAATCAAGTTGGTAAAAGGGAAAAGTTTTTATCGAAGAAAGGGGAGGAATCTGAGCCTTTTGTTTTGTCTGATGGTAATACTTTCAACGTTCTTAAAGAAGGTGCTTCAGGATCGGCATCCGCTTGGGCTGAGGACCAGCTTCCTCCAGAAGCCACGGAATCAGTTGGCGACAAAAGCCTTCTCCCTTCTTGGGATTTTTACCTTATAGACATGACTCAAAATACCGGAGACAAAGTGCGTCCGGTAGGAAAGCTTCGTAAGAATAATCTCCTTAGATTTGAAAACGGAGATTTTGCTCCTACGGTGGGCATAACCGAGGAAATGAGAGCCGAATGCGATGTGGAACTGTATTTGGATAGCGGTCATAAAAATAAGTATTGTGATGCCGGAGCATTTGACGCTAAGGCTTTTTACGAAGAGTATGGTATTGGTCAAAAACTTTATAATGTATCAGGGTCAGAGGTAAGGATTTTAAGACCTTGGGAGACTACTTCAAAGAATTATAGCATATTCTTAGGATGTAGCAAGAGCCTGTATGTAGCTGATAAAGTAGTTGGAAAAAGTGGAAAAATATGGTCTGGGGTGTACGACGCAGACACGGTCCCTATGCTGGACGGACTTGACCTGCGCCAGACGTGCCCTGTGCTGCCTCCCACAGCCTTATCTCCTGGACCGGTATGTACAGTAGACTCCAAGGCAAGATCTTTCTTTTTCTTGTATGAAGGAGAAACAAATTGTAAATCCGGAGCCGGACCTGGTAACGCCTGCACAATGTTTCTAAATGGAAGAACTTATCCGAGATGCAATGATGTAAATCAAATCAATATAGCTAAGTATTCGAGGGCTAATAACGTAGATCCTGAATCTTCTTATCCTTTTTCTGAAGGTGGTTTTTTGACCTTGAATGCCTATATCATATACCTTGAAATGCTGTACGGTACTAAATACTTGGTTAATCCAGATACTTTTGGGGGTGGGATATCGAGCAACAATGGAATAGGTAATGATGTTAATTATAGGAAATATGGAGGGGTAAAATATCGTAAAAAAGGAGAAGAGATCTGGTTGTATGGCGCATGGGCTACAAATTCTCCTATTATCCATTATGAACCTACTAAAAAAGCTCATTTCTCTTACCTCATAAATTCAGAGTATCCTAAAGAACAGTGCATGGAAGGTCAGATGGCGGCTTCTTTTGCATTTGAAACAGGCGTAGAAGAAGGATCAGAGTTTGATTTTTATGGAGGAAAATACTGGTATAAGAACGTCCAGGGAGCCAAGAGTATGGCTGAAGGTCATATGAATGTTATTGTGTTTAAGGAAATGACTGGTACCATATCGGCCTTAAACGAAAATGACGAACCAGCAGAATTTGATTTGGAAGTTATTTTAAGGATGTCTTTGTACGATGGTATGAATTTGTCTGGAGACGTCTTTAGGTATTGCGGAGGAGGATACGAACAGGTAGGGACTTGTTTAAATGATCCTAATGTCACTCAAATAGGTAATACTATTGATATTTATATAGAGCCAGATCAAAAGAAATGGACATATGAGAAAAGGTCTACTATAAATAATGGTGAGGTTTTTGATTTTGAATCCAAATATAAGAAGATAGCAACTACCCAAAATTTAGAAGATGGTTATGTTTTACATCGTATCCCTTATACCGGATGGAAGGGTAAAAAGGGAGGAAATTATAATTCAGGAGAATGTTTTTATACATGGGACAACTGCTACTGGGCTTCATCTGTTGGTATAAAGTCCAGAGTGTCTGCTCGTTTCGGCGGTAATGCGAACAATGGCAATTGCTCGCCTCGTACTCTGAATGTGTATCACGCCGCTTCTAATACGAATCGCTCCTTTTGCGGCCTTGCCCAGTTGTTATTAGACGTCAGTCAGCCGCAGGCCTGAGGGGTTGCACCCCTCTGATGGCGCAGCCATCATAAGCGCAGCGCTAAGGCGCAGCCTTATATACTATATCACGGCGCAGCCGTATCTTGTTAATATAATATTTTATAGCTATAAAACAAAAATTTAAAATATTTAATACAAATTGTTTTGTAGCTATAAAATATTATACATGCATTTGCAATGTTATTAGACAACAGAGATAGTTAACATTATAAACAATAAAAATTTATTCAATGAAATCCGTTAGTCTGCTAACAAGTCTTACATTGGGATCTGACCTCTGAAATAGCAAATAACGGTTGAGAAAGAGGTTAAAAAGAATTGGCTGCTCGTTTCGGCGGTAATGCGAACAATGGCAATTGCTCGCCTCGTAATCTGAATGCGAATAACGCCGCTTCTAATACGAATCGCAACAATTGCGGCCTTGCCCTGTGTGGGCTAAAAAATTGGGTATATTCTTTTTAATCTTTCCCAGGAGTGGAGAATCAATAAAAGACAAGCGTATGAGGTTATATGATAAAAATATGATAGAGATGCGCGACGGTCGTAAGCCCGTCATTAGCCCACAACTGAAATCAGTTTCAAACTATATAGATGTAAGTTTGGATGATATTAGAGAAGCATGCGAAGCAGCATTTAAAAACCATTCTAAAAAGAATGATGTTGTTAATTTTAATTCTGATTTTGATGGTAATTCGTTAAAATTGTATGAATGGTATTTAGATGGTACTTATGTTAGCAAAATCAAATATCGCAAACTTGTAAAAGAAAACAAGAATGGTAAGGTTCGTGAAATAAACAGCCCGGATCTTACCACCAGAATCTATCAGCATCTTGTTTTAGTAAAGTTAGGTCCTTTGTATTATGAGAAGGATAATATGAATGGTCTTAATTGTAAGCTGGGATTTGGCATAACAGCATCGTCTAAATCAAGGTCTCTTATTAAAAAGATGAAGCATGTTTATTATGATAGACTTGATTTGAAGTATTGCCTGGTCATAGATCAACGTAAATGTTATAACCATGTAAAAGACAAAGTGTTTAGAAAAGTACTTAAGAACTTTATTTCAAATAAAAAGTTTATAGATTTTGTAATAGACGTAAGTTTCGTATCTGGAGAGCTGCCTATAGGAACCCCTACAAGCCCTTTCATTCATCATCTCCTTATGAAAGATTTTGATGATCTTGCAAAGAGAATAGCTCCTTTTTCATTGAGATATGCCGACGATAATTTCCTTGCTTTCTATACTAAGGAGGATGCTAATACTGCCAAATGGAGGATTAAGAATTATTGGTGGTATGAGCTTAAGATAAGATCTAAAAGGCATACTTGTATTATAACAGACATGGATAGACCTCTTGATTTTTGCGGGTATGTTTTCCACCGTAATAACAAAGGCGTATCTGAACACAATAAAAGTTATGTGACAATAAGGAAGAGGGTAGCCAAAGACGCGAAGAAGTGTATTACAAATGAAAGCTGGTCTTCTTACTTCGGTCTTTTAAAACACTGTGACAGTTATTCATTAATGTCAAAAATAGAAAATATCATGAAATTACGAGATTTAACAAGCACGATTCGTATTGATAAGAAAATGGATGCGGACAGCATCGATGTCAAGAACCTTGAAGGTATTGTATTTGATATCGTGAACTACGAAATACGAAGCAATAACAAGAATGAGCCAAACTGGATAAAGTGCTTGATAGGTATTCCCGAAACCAATAAAGAAGGGATTCCTACCGGCAGGAAACTCGCAAGGGAATTTCATGGTAATTATCAAGGTATAGTAAATTTTATTTCAAAATGCGAACTTACTTATGGCAAAGATGCTATTCTCCCTATTACCGATGTAGAGATAGAAAACAGATGCGGATACGTTTTTAAAGGCAGCACTAACCGCTTGGAATACATTGATTGACTTCTTATTGTGATGGTGTGAATGGAAATTGTTATCTTGCACCAAAAAAAAGAAAGTCATGAATTGTAACACTTGTAAAGATGACAGACCTGATATTCTGAGATCTAATATCTGTATCGGGTCTGATCCGTGTAATGACTGTGCGGACAATTGCGAAATTCTTCCAAAAGAATGCGATTGCCCGTATGGTCATTTAAGCGATCATTGCATTCATTATACAGGATGCAAGACATTCATATCCAAATTAACTCCAGGTATGCCTTATAATGAGGTTATGCATAATATAGAGCTGGTTTTCGAAAACATAGATAAGTTTTTGGATAGGATGGTTGAAGAAAATACGCTTCTAAAACAAAGGGTTGAACAACTTGAAAAACAGTTACAAAATGGAAAAGAGTGCACAAATTGGTGAGGGTTTAAGTGGTAAACACGTATATATTCCACATGTGGACGAGACGCCGGTGCCATGCCCGGACGGATACACCTGCACGAACTGCGTGTACTGCGCTGACGGCATCAACGCTGGCTACTTCAGTCTGGCTCAGAAATCTGATCTTACGGCTTTAATCAATGCAATGATATGCCGTATGGAATACCAGGATAGGGAAATAGAATTTTTAAAACAAAAAATAAATATTTTGAGTAACAATGGCAATAACAGGTAACGGTTGTTTTGACAGTCATGGTGGGTGCGAACGCCCGCATCATTGCAATATTCCTTCTTCTAACATATTTTATGATGGAGAAACTATAGAAGAAGCTGGTTTGTATCATGGTATGCCTTTAGACGGAGCTTTAGCTAATTTAGCTAAATACGTTTCAAGGGCTATTAACGTAAGTGGATCTGTTAATACAGAAGTGTTTGACGGTACTTCTCATGTGGTTCTAAAGAAAGATCCGGCAGAGATTTTGCTTGTGTCTTATTGCGGAGGTGTCGTGCCTTCTGATATGTATAAAGTCCAGGGTCGTACTGTTAGGTTCTGCCGGGATATGTGTCAACAAGATGAATTTGCTGAAGTGAGGGTCGTGTACCGAGAAGAGGCAAATAGTTCTTATGGGTTCCATTGTTAATTTAGGAGGATAAGAAATGGCAGAAAAATGCAAAGGATTTATATGTGGAGGTAATCTCGTTGAAGGTTCTGTACCTTCTGATAAGTTAGATAAAGAAACTATTGTCGAGCTTATTAAAGAGATTCTGAAAGAGGAAATGCACGAATCTTGGCTTAAGGAAATAATAGAAACCATACTTAAGGAATCCATTGATTCGGATTGGCTTCGTGAGTTCTTTAAAGAGGTTCTTAAAAAATATGCTAAAGAGGAATGGTTTAAGGACATTATCTGTGGCTTAGGATGTGTAGGTGTACAAGAGATATTCGACGTTATTCCTACTGACATAACATTTGAAGCTACAGGAGGTACGGCTACGGTTCAGGTGGTTGTCGATGATGGAGTTGAATGGGAGTTGACACTTTAAATTAGGGAGGATAATTATGTCGAGAGAGAAAATATATAAGATGGATGATGGTTCTTGGCTTACCTCGGACAAGAAGGAAGGTGTCGGTCGTGATAAAATGAATTTCGATGCTCCATCTTGGAAAGGAAGGGAAGACAGGATCACTATCCGAATTGTGAAGAAATCCGATACTGAAAGTATGAAAGCTATAACTTTCAGGCAAAAAGGCATTAAAATCACAGAAGTCTCGGTTAGCAGGCTGGAGTTCCCTATATCTGGTGGAGATAAGCAGATCCTTATTACTACCAACGCTGCTTCTATCAATGCCCTTATTACGGGTGAGAAAGATATAAAGGGTGTCATAAAAGCATTTACTACCGCTTCCGGTCTTAATATTGACGTCAATGATATTAGGCTTGATTATGGTTTCCCTGGTGATCCGGGTCTTGAAGACACGTTCCAGGTTTCGATGATTGTTTCCATGCCTGGCAATGAGGATGGGAATGAAGTTAATGAGAACATAACTATAAATGGTGTACTGATTCCTATTTATCAGCCTGGAACGGTCGTTCCTTACATTAAATTGGATAAGGAATTTGAACAAATTGAGGGTGATGAAACAAGCACGCAGTTAAGTATAGAAAGTAATATAAAAGATTATGTTATTGAAATAGTTGAATGCGAGTCTGTGGATAAGGAGGAGATTCACCTGGACAAGGATGTTGTTGATCTTGATTCAGATGGATCACAGGAGGTAATCAACGTAAGTACAAATCCTGAAAATTTAAGATGGAGGATTAGGAATGAAAGTAGATAATTGTTGGGCGAACATAGATAAGAAAGAAGGCGGTCTTAACAGTAAGGTTAATATTCACTTTGATGAAAATGATACTGGTGCCAACAGAAGTGTCAAGATAAGGGTGTCTTCCAGGGACGGTAGCGTATCTGAAGAATGTACGTTAGTTCATAAAAAAAAAGAACAGGTAGTTTATAGAAATAAAAGACAATCGGCTCTTTTCACAAAAGAAGGATGTAATTCTGAGACAGAGAAAGGGGAAGAGCTTGAGTACGTTGTTGAGGCCGGAAAATACACATCTATCATATCTCAGTCTGATGCTGATGACAAGGCTATGAAAGATATTGAGCAAAATGGTCAGAACTGGGTTAATGAGCATGGTCGTTGTATAACCATATTATGGTACAATGTCAAGAAATCAAAGTCGTTTAGAAAGGACGATTGCGATCCTGATACCGAAGAAGGAAGTTTGGTTACGATGACAATCGAAGCCGGGCAATTTTCTTCTACCATAAGCCAAGAAGATGCCGACCGTAAGGCTGAAGCTGAGTTGAATGCCAAAGGTCAAGACTATGCTAATTCTCATGGTACTTGCAATACCATAAAATGGTACAACGACAGGAAATCCAAGATGTTCCAAAAGACAGATTGTGAGGTGACTGAAGTTGGATCTATGGTAGAGTACGTTGTAGAAGCCGGCCGCTTCTCTTCTTCTGTTTCTAAGGAGGATGCTAATCAGAAGGCTTTGGATGCCTTGGAAGCTGAAGGTCCAGGTTATGCTAATGAGCATGGTACATGTGAAACAAATTTATGGTATAACGTAGAGAAGTCAAAAGTATTTTATAAAAATAACTGTGAAGATGGATTTATCGGAGCGCCTTACACTTACACAGTAGAAGCCGGTAAATACACATCAGACGTAAGTCAAGAAGATGCTGATAAGAAAGCTCTTGATGATATAGAGAGAAACGGCCAAGAACAAGCCAACCTTAATGGTGAATGCATTGAGGATCCTAATTATTTTATAGGAAAGGCTTCGGCTCGTGTTCAGAAAAATGATTGCGATGCCGAATCTCAGACCGGAAGCTTCGTTGATTTGACTGAAAAGGATCTTGCCGGATATCCAGATGCTTTTGTATCAAGGAAAAGCCAGGAGGCAGCTAACGCGTTGGCTGAAGCAGCTATGGAAGAACAGAAACAAGATCTTGCAAATAAGAAAGGTACTTGCATAGATAAAAACCAATTTGTTGGTGTATATAGCAAGGTATTCACAAAAGACAATTGTGAAGGAGAAGGCGTAGGTTCGCAGGTAACGGTAGACCAAGACGATGTAACTGGTGGTCCTTTTACTTCATACGAAAGCCAGGAGGCGGCTAACGCGCTCGCTCAGGCTGCCGTCGAGCAGCAGGGCCAGGCCATAGCCAACCGGGACGGCCATTGTACGTGGACTGGTAAATACAGTGAGGAATTTACCAAAAACGATTGCAATGAAGGCCAGGTGGGGTCTAAGATTACCGTAACCGAACAAGATGTTGTTGGTGCTCCTTTCACATCTACCGTAAGTCAAGCTGATGCTAATAACAAGGCTCAGGCTGCTGTTAAAGAGCAAGGTCAGGCTATTGCCAACAATAAAGGTAATTGTGAAGATATGACTGTATATACCGGTCATTACAGCAAGAGATTCGTTCCCGAATGCGAGGCTTGTCATAAAGGTGTAGAGATGGAGGTTACGGCTGAGATGGTAAATGGAAGCCCTGTTACATCAACAGAAAGCCAGGATGCAGCAGACGCAGAAGCTCGTAGGATTGTAGAAGAAGGCGGTCAGGATTATGTTAATAAGAACGGAACTTGTACACCATTAAGCACCGATCCTGTATGGGAGGACGTAGAACCGGAAGAACTTAGATGTAATGAAGGTAAGTCTCAGAAAAAGCAACGTGATACCAACGAATGTTCTGAAACTCACAATCAAGAACGTTGGGTAGATGGCGGAAATAAGGTTTGTAGCTGGACCGGTCATTATACAGAAACGTTCCAGAAAAACGATTGTGAGATACCGGATTCAGGAACGGAAGTAGAAGTAAGTGAAGCTGATGTTGAAGGCAATCCTTTTATTTCTTTCGTAAGTCAAGAAGATGCTGATAATAAGGCCAAGGAAGCTGTTAAGGCTCAAGGACAGAATATTGCCAACCAAAAAGGCAAATGTAGGTTCGTAGGCGTATATAGTAAGGAATTTACGAAAGACAATTGCGGATCATGTCAGCATGGTGTTCCGATGAGCGTAACACAAGACATGGTAGGTGGACCGTTCTATTCTAATGAAAGCCAGGAAGAGGCAAATAGATTAGCTCAGGAAGCCGTAGAAGCCCAAGGTCAGGCTTATGTTAACAAGAACGGGACATGCGAAATGGACAACACCGATCCTGTATGGGAAGATTCGGAACCACTTGAAACCAAATGCGAAGGTGGTAAATCTTATAAAAAACAGGTTAATACCAACGAATGCTATGGTGGAGAAAATGAACGCTGGGTAGAAGGTGGAGATAAGGTATGTACCTGGACCGGAACATATAGCAAGGTATTTACAAAACAGTGTGCCTACGGCGGCGTCGGATCTGAGGTTACCATAGATCAGGATGATGTAACCGGCGGTCCTTTCACGTCTACCGTAAGTCAGGAAGACGCAAATAGCAAGGCTCGAGCTGCCGTCGAGCAGCAGGGCCAGGCTCTTGCTGACGCGCAGGGAACTTGTACCTGGACCGGTAAGGCAAGTAAGGTCTTCACCAGAAACAATTGCGGAAGCTGTCAGCACGGTTCGTCTGTTACCGTAACCCAAGATCAAGTAGGTGGTCCATTTACGTCCAATATCAGTCAAGCTGATGCTAATAAGAAGGCTCAAGATGCTGTAAATTCCCAAGGTCAGGCAGTAGCTAACAAAAACGGTGATTGCGTAGCTGATAGCACAACTCCTTCTTGGTCGGATACTGGAAGTACCCGTTGTGGCGGTTGTACGTCTCAGAAGCAACAACGTGACACCAATCCATGTTCTTATTCTTACAACGACACAAGATGGGTTAATGGAGGTGGAGAATCTTGTACAGACTGGTCTTATTACGGAACAGGAGATTGCGTAGGTCATACTCAGTATAATGCTTATCGTGATAGCTGCTCTGGTAGCATAGATCGTCAATATTCCGTAAGTTGTAGAAATTGCTGTAATTGCGGATCTTACGGATCTTGGAGCGAAAGTGGATGTGGAACTGGAAGCAATAGCAATAAGGTAAAATACGTTCGTTACGATGATTGTGGAAATCAAGATGTAAAATACGAGCTTGAAGTTGGAAAATGCGGATATGCTCCATACGAATTTCAGTTCCATGATGGAAGAACGAGCAAGTCGAGGACTGCAACTGGAGAATCTCAGAATATTGAAGAAGTTATCATAAGTACTAAGAGTAATTCATATATAGGTTTTTCTGTTAAGTCAAAACCTTCTTGGTGTTCTGTAGATTACAGAGACAAGACATCTGAAAGTATGAAGGCTGTGGTGACGTTATCTGCCAATACAACATCTTCTTCCAGATCTGGTGATATTGTTTTTGTTCAAAATGAATCTGGAAAGACTGTTACTCTTAGTATTACACAAGATATTGCGGTGACTTACGAATTTAGTACCAACCAAAGCACTTGGTATGCCGATGCGAATGGAGGTACAAATAACTCATATTTATGTATCCAATTAAAAAGTAAGAAGAATGGAAGCAAGATAGGATACACTGTATCATCTAAACCGAGTTGGGTTACAGAAGTTACAGAAAAGCCATCAGGGGCACCCTGTCCTGTTTTGACAGGTTATGATTATTCATTTATGATAATCTCGTCTGCAAACAGCTCTTCTTCTCCCAGAAGTGGTACTGTAACATTGAAGCAAAATGAATCTGGGAAGACTGTCAACATAACAGTCAGCCAAGAGGGCAAGGCCGAGGTTAAGCCTGTACCGGCTCACATTACATTGAAAAACGGTTATTGGGCTACATACAAAAAGGATAATGTTTCTTATAATCCTGGTGCCGGAAAGTGTATTGCCGGATTCGAATGGACTAGTGATGAAAATGGAGATATCCGAATCTACACCTGCGAGATTAAGGTGGTGGATGCTAATTATAGTGAGATATCAGGAGCTACTATAAGCATCGGAACAACAACCCAGAGAATACAATCCGGAAGCTCTTGTTCGTATTTCGGGGCCGTTTATGGAGGAATATTAGCCGGATATGTTCATACTGGAGATGAGAATGGAAATACTACATGGTATATACGAACTATAAACGTGTCTTACGAAGGCAAAGTGTATAAGACCGCTACTGTTAGGCAGTACGAAAAACAAAATATCTCTAAGAAAGGTGGTGTTTTCAATGTATATAATGAATCTCCTGCTTCTTATAACTTTATAGTAGATGGAGCTGAGTGTGGAGATGAAAATGGTACTTTAAAATATGCTTATTCTCAAATAAATCTTAATCCAGCATAATCAACAAGGGAGAAGATTTAGTCCTCTCCCTTGAATGTTTTTTTTGGGTTATAATATTTTGTTTTAAATATTGTCTATTAGGATAAAAATGATTAATATTGCACATCATTCAATTTTAAATTTTTAGTATCATGGCTTGTAAAAAGAAAGCTCGTCAGGGTGGTGAAGTCGATAAGAAAGACAAACCTAAAATGCGCCAAGGCGGTAGTGTTGGAGGCAAGATGAAAAGAAAGAAGACGAGCACTAAAAAGTGATTGAAAACCAGGGGAAGGTGCTGATCGCCTTCCCCATTTTAATAACATAACAACAACATATTATGAGCAACAATTTTATTAGTAAAGGGCAAAGGAATGTCTGTGTGACGTTTGCGAAGTATTATCCTGTGTTGATGCAGGTTATTATGTTAGCCAGCATTTTTGATGAGTTTTATCCTTTTAGTATCACTAATTGGCTGTATCCGATATTAGGTCATTCTCTATCATGGGACCTATTTCTCTTGGCTTTTTCAAGAATGTTAAGGTTTTGTATATGGCATAGGTTATTGATCTATAGCATGATTTTTAATATCTGTGTAGAATGGGTTACGGTTAATATTGAGATGCCTATTGAACACAATATCGTAGTGTGGTCTGTTATGGCTGTTACTCTTTTGATAATCATTGCCTCTATTGTTTTAAGATTTAAAACAGGATGTTTTGAAAATGAAAGAAATTCTGACAGAGACGCTGCGTAAAAGCGGTGCGGCGGTATGCGATAAGATAAAGGAGATGTTTTTAAGCGGAGAATGCGATCATCTCACAGCCAACGATCTTGAGACATGGATGCAGCTTGCTAATCCGGCTAAGTACTATACCGGAGAAGAGGCTGTTTCTTATCTTAATGTAACTTCTAAAAGATTTTATGAATATCGGAAGGCGAAGTTAGTTCCTGATCCGGTTAAGATAAAGGGATTCCCTAAACCTTTATATACGAAAGTTATGTTGGATGAGGCTATAAAAACCATATCCGGCATGAGTGAAAGAGATATTTATATGAGGATCTTGAATGCTAAATCAAGAGAATCAAGAGCAAAAGAAAGGAGGGGAGCATGATTACTAATGGTGAATTTGTATCAAGAGTCGTAAACGGTATTCATGCCCTTGACAAAGATTCGCATGTTAGTCGGAGATGGATATTGAATATCGGTAGAACTAAAGCCGAATCTTATACAGCACAGAGGTGGGATGATGGGACGTTACTTGGTGACCACCGGCTCCTAACTTACGTTACTTGCCTGGAGATGATTGAAGTTGATAAAATAGTTTGCTGCGATGCCGAATTTGCGTTATGTAATACTTTGATGCGGTCAAAGCATAAGCTTCCAGGACTTCTTTATTCTGCCCTTAGACCGGCTATTACTAAGGTGACTAACGTAGATAACACCATATTTTTTAAGTTTGCTGAAATAAAGTCGTATCGTAATGAACAAAAAAGACCGTATGCTAAATACGTTAAAGAACGGCGTCCTTTTTATTATGTAGAAAACGACTATATTTATATACCGGATTTCCATATAGAGCTTATTAACGTAGAGTTCTTTACAACAAGAAGAAAGAAGGCTCTGGAGTTAATGGCTTGTGATCCTACACCTAAAGGGTGCGAGTCTGAATGGGAATACGAATTTATCTGTCCTATCAAGCTAATTGAGTACGTGGTAGCAGAGACGATAAAGGAAGTAGCGTTCAGGCTACAGATTCCTGTTGATGAAAATCCGAATCTTGATTCCAATCAGAAAAGTCAAATTGTTCAGTGATTCTTTTTATTGGACACCCGGCCATAGTTATATAGTTTGGCCGGGTGTTTTTTTGTACTATTTCAATGCAAGAACAGGGTTTCCCCATTTTCTTTTCCATTTATCTCCGAGGTAATTTATCAAAGAATTGTAATCTTTGATAAAACCGTCATCAATAACAGAGGCTATGACGTTCTCTATAGCTATTATGTCATTGAGCTCATCTTTGCTGGCAGTATTCCTTATCCCATCTTCGTGTTTATTAAAAACAATGAAATTAATAGCTTTAGCAACTCTCTTTATATTGTCTTTCAAGTCATTCTTGTTTGGAACTATTTTGCTTATTGCGCTACACATCCTAACGTATGCATCGCCGGCTTCGTTCCGGTTTTCTATCAAACCATCTGTGAGCCAAATGACAACCTCTGCGTAAATTTCTGGATCCATCTCTAATGCAATCATAACAAACAGATATGGATTGACAAACCATTTTTGATCTACTCCTTTTCCTTTTTTGTAGGCAAGGTCTAATTTACCAAGATCCATTACACTGCTGATATTCAGGATATTATCTTTGAGTCCGAGATTTCTCCTACTCAATAAGTCCCTGTCATTCAACTTATTAAAAAGCTCGAAACATCTCTCCCTAAAAGAAGAAGTTAGCATTATTTCGTTAATCCATCTTTCTTTTAACCCTTTTTCTTTTCTTTTTTTGTTCATGGCCGATACGGCGTCTGTTATACATATGTAACCATCTTTAGACATAACAGACACGTTCATTCCTAACAAAACTCGATCTTTTGATTGTAAAACAACATTTGATTTCATAACTTTACTACGATTTTAATTTTGTAAAATATAAGTCTACCTGTCCGTGAGGATCGGTAGACTTTGCAAATATAGAATAGTATTTTGACGCAACAATATATTCTAATGTTAATTATCTGAAATGTATAATTTTAATTTTTGAATTATGAAAAGAACATCAATACAATCACCGTATTTTGCAGCTTACTACCATCGTCTTATGAAGAGAAAGAATGGTTTTAAGAAAGGCATGATAAGAGACAGAGGAGAGATTTTAAGACTGTTGTCTATTATATGGAAAACCGTATCAGAACATTATGTGGAAGCTGATGCCGGTGTTTACGTAGATAACGTAGGATACTTATGCCATGTGCTTATACCGGGGCAGCGCTTTGCCGTCAGGCGGGACCTGGACATCGTGAGCAGGCTCGGCACCAACGGCTACCTCTACAACCACCTGGCTATGGATTTCGCAGACTCCAAAAGATATTACCATTTTGTAATACAAGATAGTTTAAAAAAGAAGTTAAGGGTTAAAATGAATAAAGGACGAAGATACCGATTTATGTACAATGAAATACTTGCTAAAAGAAGAGTGTTTAAAGATTTCCAGATTAAGAGAGTTTTCGAAGATAAAGAATTAGGACATAGAAAGTCGTAGAAAAAAAGTAGCGATCACCCTTTGTGGATACAGGATAATCGCTACTTTTGCATATCCGTCTACTTTCGCAAGCGGACGGATATAATGCTAACAAAATATCTTTATACAAATAAAGCTCTATGGAGGCAAAGGTAAACAATTTTCAAAACAATGCGAAGGATAGTAACATTATTTTGACGTCAGAATCCAACGAAATGGATTTATCTGTAAAATTATCTAAAATTTTTAGCTATAATGGTCATAATGTTTCTTTTATAAAAACTTCTTATGGTATATTGCTAAATGCCACACAGATGGCAAAAGCATTCAATAAGAAACCTGCCGAGTATCTAAGGTTGCCGTCTGTAAATCAATTAATTAAGTCAATGGTGGGATTTTCCCACATTTCTGAGAATCAGATAGTTACAACTATGCTTGGAAGTCCTGAAAATGGAGGAGGTACATGGATGTTTGAAGATCCTAACTTTTGAACACACAAAATAGGACGTTATACATATTATTCATATCTTTGTGGAGGTCGGGTTTGTTTCCTGTCCTCCATTTTTTTTTAAGAGATGACAGTCGAAAATTATATCATAGAGTTAAAATCGTCTTTAAGATCATTTGACAAGCGTGATCTGATAGATGAGGTATCCATCTACAAATGGGTAGAAATTGCCCTGAAGAAGTTTGGAGGCGATATTACTATGCGCAAAGAAGCGGTAGTAGATGTCAAGCGAGGGCAGGCTCGTATGCCTGGTGATTACTTTGATCTTATTCTGGCTTTTAAATGCGATTTTAAAGGATATGAGGTGCCGGAAGGTGATAAGGTGATACCAGAACTTCAAAATACAATAGCCTGGAAAGAACGTACCGAAAGAAGTTATAGGTGGTGTTCTTGCGATGAATGTTGTAAAGACGAATGCGAGAAAGTGATAGTTGAAAAATTTTATATCAATGTTCATGATCGCGATCATGAAGTTCGTTGCTATTATGACCGGCCGGTAATGTTAGGTCTTGCTAAGCCTATGCTTCGTGATTCTTGTTTAAGTAAATGCCGGAATAAGGTAATAAAGGATAGTCCGTATGAGATAAATATCGTAAACGGATTCCTGTATGCTAATTTCGATGGGCCTATTTACATGCAGTACCGGTCTCTTCCCTTTGACGGAGAATCTAATATAATTATACCAGACACGCCTCAAGGTCTGGTATTGGATTATGTAGATAATTTTGTAAAGATGAGATTCTTTGAGGAACTGATGTATAATGGAGAAGCACAAGGGGCTGCCGATTTGTTCAAGTTGTATGCACAGCAAGATTTGGTTAAGCTGAAAAATGCTAAGACCGAACTTAAGATGATGGGTATGACATTAAAAGGCATGTACGAACCTCTTAGGCGGCGCCGTGCTGAGTTTGAGATATATACTAAGGCGTATCCTGTAATTGACAATATACTTAAATTGGTATGACGGAAGTAGTTCTATTTATATACTTAATAGTATTTTTGTCGAGTTGGATATACGTATTCGAAATATTAAAAAAATAAACAAAATGTTAGAAGTTAGTGCAAGCGAAATAGTAACTGCCGACAAAATGAGAGGCGTAGGACCGGCAAATATTATCTTCACAGCCGGCCCTAATCCGGTAGCTGAAGATCGTAGAGGCGTAGCTAAGGTAACGGCTGGTGGAGAGAGTAAGAACGTTACAATCACACAAGCTGCCGGCGAGCAGGTCGTTGTAATTCCTGAGTTCGATTATCTTGTTCTTAGATACGGATGGGAATCAGAAGACGGTTCTGATTTTGATACTGCAACTGGGTTCACCAATACAGGCATCTCGGATGTAGATAATAAATACGTTGGATGGAGTAGGCAGTGGGCTACTACCCAACAACAGGTAGGTGATTACCTTATTCATGGTGGTGATAACATGGAGTCAGGACTCGAAGGGGCACTTATTAAGATGAAGACCTTGCTATCAGCGCCGGGCATGGACGAGTCTGAGCCTAATATCAATGTCGATATCTATGGTAATTGGTATGAAAATAGAGGGCAAGGAAATGTCGTTGTGTCTTTTACAGCCTACCTTGGAGGAGAGATGGTTAAACAAGGATTTGACTTTATTAACGAAGGCGGTGAGGAGGTTTACTCCGACAGTATCACTACCAACGTTTCGGCTCATGGGGAAACCAATTACCAAAATATAAAAGGTTTGTACACTAAGATAGGTACGATGGTTTATAATAAGGAAAAGCGTGATTGTGTTATTGTTATAGGTTAAGGTGATGGAAGGTCTTTGGGATAAATACAATAGGATTAAGGAGGTATTTTATCGGGATTTTGTTTATGATTCCAGCTACACAAAGCAGGCCTCGTGCATCCCACTGTCGTCGGTTAAGAACGGGGTACTTAAATACAAAGTTAAGGTTAAGAGAGGTGCTAACAACTGGTACTTATTTGACCCGTATCCTGCAAGTGAACAACAGGGTATTATATACAAGTTTCAGATAAATGACCAGAGGTACGTTTTTATGTTTTCTAATAGATACGATGGAATGAGAGATCTTATTAATAATGCAGATGAAGATGTTGATTGTATTACTTCTGCAACAGAGAGTAGTATATATCGCAATGATTCTTTTTATATATTTGTGTAAATTATGAGGAGGAGATTCGAATATAAACATAGGGAACTTGAAGACTTTCTTATAAGGTTTTATCCAGCAGGCAATTACACATGGGTAGTTCCTGGTGGTTGTACCGAGGTGGATGTTTTTCTTGTTGGTGGAGGTGGTGGAAGTGGAAACGGTTCTGGCGCCGGAAGTGGATATACCAAGACCTACAAAAGAGACAATATAGGAATAAAACAAGGCTCTCAAATATCTGTAACACCAGGTCAAGAAATTAATATCATAGTAGGAAAAGGTGGAGAAGGTCTGTATTATGGCTATCCTGAGAAGGGAGGATTCTCTCAATTTATGAACTCATCTTACAGAGCAAATGGTGGAAATCCTTCTGGTAATGGTCTTCTTAACGGAGAAAACTCAACAGGTGGTCCTTATACTGGAGGAAATGGTGGAAGTGGAGGATCTGTAGATCAATCAGGTTATGAGTTTTACGCTGGATCGGATGGATCTGATGCCCCTGGAATAACAGACAGTAATGGGATATATCACCCACCTGGAACGAAATATGGAGGAGGAAAAGGTCAAGGATATACAACCAGAGATTTTGGAGAACCGACGGGTAAAAGAAATGCCGGAGGTGGTGGAGCTGATAGAAATAGGGATGGTGGTATGGGAGGTGAATCCGATTATGATGAAGGATGTGGAATCGGAAGAGAAGACAGAAAAAGTGGTGGTTACGGAGGAGGCGGATGCGGCTCGGGAGGAACCGGCGGTGATGGAACTGTGTTAATTAGGGGTAAAAGATATAAATCGTAAGTAGATGTTATGAGACGAAGAGAGATAAATCTGTATATACATTTCTATTGTTACTTCTGTCTGCTGATCATTCTAAATGCAGTTTGTTTAATAATCATCTAACAGTTAATACCCAGGATTTACCAAGATATATTTTTTACATTGATTCCGAACATGAGGAACTGTATTCATACAAAGACGGGGTTTTAGAAAGTAATGTGACGATAATGGATCCAGTTGATGGTTATTTCTATAATTATATTGATATTCAAATAAGAAATTTCAATGATAATCCTATCCCCGATTTTTATGTAGGTGTGGTCGATAAAGTAGGAGATTGAAAATGTATTTCTTTTCTTCACCTACTTTAGAAATCCATGATTAAATCTCTTTTGCTATCTTTGTGACAAACAGTTATAAAATGGCAGCAGAAGATAACAGAAACATAGCGGTTCCTCAAACAGGTATGAACCGAGATCTGCATCCGTCGAGTCTTACGGATCAGCATTATACGTTTGCCTTGAATGCCAACATCGAATCCGAGGACGGTAATGTTGGGATGAGATCTAATGAGCACAGTAATCTTAAATGCATTGATTTCGATGGATTTAAAGTTATTGGTTACAAGAATGATCTTACTTCAGGCAATATCTATTTTTTTATAACAAATCCTGAAACAGGCGTATCTAAAATAACTTATTTCAAGCCTGAATCCGATACAAGTATCTTATCCGATTCCGATATAGAATCTATGGTAGAAGGATCGGAGTCGTTGTGTTCTGGCATAAAAACCCTGCTGGAAGACAACGAGCAAGATCCGTGCCTTAATTTCTCTATCTACCATCCTATAAAAACCATAGAAATAAAGACAGAGAAATGTGGAAAATGTATTTACTGGACCGATGATTATAATCCTCCCAGGTATGTTATTGTAGACAAGGCTCTGACTCCTGATGATGAAGGTGATATATGGTATCATTATCATGGGTATAAGATATGCGATAAAGAATACGATAGGGACAAATTCATGCAGGAGAATGGTTGTTTTCTGGCATGTGAGAAACTTAGGGTGTTTCCGCTACTCAAACCCATGTGCATAGAGCCGGCTCAGATAGAGTACGGGGGCAGCCTGCGCTCAGGCGTCTATCAGGCTACTGTGGCTCCTTGTGACGAGTTTGGAAACGAGCTTGGAAGTTATTCTAATCCTACTAATCCTGTACCTATATTCGATGAACAGTATATTACTCAAAAAGATGGCAAATGGGGAGAACGTACTAATTTAGGTATTAGATTCGTCGTATCTAACATAGATCGTCAAGTTGAATATTTTAAGGTTGTTATCATTCAAAATACAGTAGGATACAACGGAGAAACTCAACCGGTTGTTGATTACTTTGTAGAAGGTATTCATCCTGTATCAGAAAAGACTATATTGTATTATTCGGATCTTAATAACAAACGTACTACATTCGAACACATATCCTTGAAAAAACCTGTGTATAACACATCAAGGGGGATTGTGGCTGTCGGGAATCGTCTTCTTCAATATGGTCTTACGGCGGAAAAAGAATGGAATTTACAGCCTGTAGTTTCCCTCATGGGACACTTCCTTCAATGGCAGGCATCGGTAGCCCACGAAGATCTGTATAAGGATGGTAATGCCTGTTCATTGTATGTGGGGTATATGAGAAATGAAGTGTATCCGTTTGCTATTTCTTTTAAGTGCTCCAACGGTTATAAAACTCCGGCATTTGTGTTAATACCTCCCCCTTATAAAGATGCTGCGGCAGAAATAGAAAATAAGGATACCGATAGGGTATATAAGTCCATAAACCAATATGCTCCACCTTGTTCAGGGCAAGAGCGTAAATTCAAGTGGCAGTATTATAATACGGCAGGAGATCCGAAGGATTTTGATGATGAAGAAACAGGACAAGAAGAATGTAAAAATCCGGCTACTATCGGTCAAACTATAACATTGCAAAATGATTTTAAAACTTATACGAACGTTAGTTTTACATTCAGAAGTCAGATTATAATAGATGAGGTGATTAATTATTTTTCATCTAATATAAAAGACATCGCATGTAATACCGCTACAGAAGAACCTAATAATGCTGCTGCCAACGAAATATGCGATATATTCAACAGCTACGGAGAACCTGACGATCATAATACGGAGGAACAAAAAGAAGCTATAGATGGTATCGAGGCTCCTGAGTTTGGAGCCGAGTGTACTGATGCGCATCGCCAGTATTCGCTTATTACAGCTCCGGTAGATCGTATTGTGGGTTTCCGTGAAGAATATACGTATAAGGAGCTTGAGGATATGGAGCACGTATCCACCGACTACCTATATACTACCGGCGGTGAAAAGCAGGATAAATATTCTGTGTTATTTAACTGGGAACTACAGGAACAAATGATAGAGTTCATGGACAAGTATTTCTTTGCCGATGACGAAGAAGGCGGTCATTGGGCTGGATTCTGGTCGGGAGATGATGGGACTAAGGCGTGTGCTGTATATGATTCTCTGTTACAACCGTCTGTTATATTACAGTCTATAGCCGAAGCTATTTATGTTCTGGATTCTATGCCGTGTACTTGCGGATGTTTTATAGAAGAGCCTTGTCTTAATCCTACTGTTGCTAGAAGCGATTATAACTCATTCCAGCCATCTTCTACACTTCTTGGAGCATACCTTCTTATGAATGATGTGTGGAATAACGATAAAAAAGATGAAGAGGGGAAGGTTTGTTTTAATGGAAGATGTCTTCCAGATTGGCGTGCCGGACGTTCTTCGAGCACTATCCACAACAACGCCTACAGGTCAAGGATAGCGCCTGGAGCCTTGATAAGGGACACCTGGCCTGAGATAGAGAAGAAGATAGATGATTATTCATATAATTTCCTTGATACCGGTTACGTTCCAGAAGGAGATTACGGAGATGGATGGACCTGGGATTCTTATGCTAATTTAGCTGACAATAACGTAGGCGCTCTTATTCCTGAAGATGTTAAAGGTTCTACGATGTTTACGTCAGAGTTGTTGGTATGGAGGTTTACGAAATGCGTGCTTCGTAACGCCCGTTTCCTTCATATTACAAGACCTAAAGAATGGGATGATCCTGATTTCCCGGCCAAGGACAAAGTTCTTTATCTGGAATCTTTGGGTAAAATAGATGGTCTTATGGATGCTGTGTCCACACAATATGTCCGTCTTTCTTTTTGGAAATCATTAGATCCAAGATACAAAGGAAGCAATAGGAAGATAGATAAGGATGATCTCAACTTTGATTGGGAGAAGATTATGGATGAAGGCGATAATTATGTTATTGTTGGAGCATCCCGTCCTTACTTTGGGCACATAGGCGAATCTTTCTTCGATAAGTACCCTGATGGATTGTATGTAGCCATAGACTGTCCTATAGTATCATGCCCTTGGATTTTTACCGTCCGACAGATTGATTTCTGTAAGGTTAAAGACGATGGAGAAGAGGAGAACAGTAAGAAACCGTCAAGAGGTTTGGTAGGCACATCTTACGTCCTTGGTAAAACTATATACCCCTATATTTTTGGTATCAGAGAAAAGGAAATAGACAGGATAAATGTACGGGCAAAAGAAATATCGTTAAGGGCCACAGTAGAATACTCCAGCCAGTGTACGATATGCGGGGATCGCCCCATAAACTGCGCTCCAAGGAAATACAAGTACGGTGATTTCGCTTACTGGGAATCGTCTGAGAAGTATCCTGCTAATTTTGAACTGTATGACAGCAGCAAGGTTAAGATAAGTGATCATGGCTATGAAGGCAATTCCAAGAAAGCTTACGACAATATCGTATCCAAGCTTACTGAATACTACGGTTCCCCTTCTACGGATGATAAGGGAATGATGTCTTTTAAAGGTCATAAATATGGTACGGTAGATACCAGTACCGTCTTTTGTCAACAACCTATCCGGCATTATAAGTTCCCGGACAACGATCATATGCTTTTCATGAATCGGGATGTTAGGTCTTATGATGTTCCTTCTGATATTTATCCTATAGGAATATTAGTAGACGAGGATATGATTAACGTCTTCCTTGATTTTGCTGTAGATTCCGGATTGATAACCAAAGAGCAGCGAGATATGGTTACAGGCTATGAGATATATAGAGGTGACAGACGCCTTAATCGTTCTGTTATAGCTACCGGAATAGCTTACGACATGTACAGGTATTCAGGTCAAAACTCGAATCTTAATCTGTATCCTAATTATCCGTATAATGATTTATCGGATGACTCTTTTAATTACGCAACTGAAAAAAGGGTATCGTTTATAACCCACCCATTTTTCAGAAAAGGAAACGTGTGGTATGCATTTAGTTCTCCTGATATTTATTTCAATAAGCCTGAAACCCCTACGGAGGTGGCTATAGAAGGTTTTATAAGGGGAATGTCTGTAGGAAACTTTGATGAGGTTGAAGATCATCCCAAATGGACGATATTAGGGAAACAATCATATAAGATGGCGGCTACGTTGGCTAACATCGAATCTACGGCCACCATAGCTTCTCAGATAGCGGAAGAGCTTATGAACCGTTCTACGTCTGCGTATGTAGGTGTGATAGGTAATATCAATATGGCAATGATATTTGCTTCAATGATTGCCACCATATCTGATACGCTTGCTAAAAGACCGGTATTGTATGGTAAGTATAGATATGATTGGCTCACGACATTCATAAACAATGGCCCAAGAAGAAACCATGCTTTTTATTACACGTCTGTAGGTTACTACAATAGCATGATGGGCTTCGATGATACGGCTCCATACGAACAAAACAGATTAAGGGGATTGGCTAACACCAAGAGTCTTAAATCAGGCATGTACCCCATATCCGACCCATCTACGACATCATCTTGGGTTACTGGAGAAGATGTGGGTGATGATAACCAAAACGCTTCAAAAGATTTCTTGTTTATAAATAACATAGATAGAGAATCCTCCATGTTCTTGTCTTTTGGAGATCCGGGAGAAAAGGATCCTGATACAAGCATCTTAAATTCAAAGTATCTTGTATCGTATCCTATGCAAGCCCAGGTATATGATACAAGTCGTATCCATGACCCTGTTATCATGGCTTCTGATGCTGGATCTAAAGAATCTTTTGAAAGGACGAAGATGCTGTCTTATATCTGTTCTCCGTATATGAAGCTTATGCGGTACAGACCCGATCAGTATGGAGCTATAGAAGACATAAAATGGATATCAGTAGGAGGATGTGGATTCTTCCAAGGAGGGAAACAACCGCTGTTTGGCGGTGACACCTACATATCGAGGTTTTCCATGAAACGGAAATTCCCATTTTTTTATAATACTGCTTTTGGTATAGGGGATATGATACCATTTGCTTACAATGATTACCGAAATGTCGGATTTCCCAAGTATTTCGTTAATTACGATACTGGAGAAGATATGCTTGAGCATACTGACAACGAACGTTTTAATAGCTGGACATCATCAAGCAAAGGAACGTATTCTTTTTATCCAAATAGAAAAAGTTTGTATAATTTAAATGGTGAGAACGAGGCTAAGAAATATGTGGATGGTAGATTTTATCTGTGGTCTTATGGTATCCCTCAATTCCTTGTAGAATCGGAAATAAATTGCAATTTCCGATTAGAAGGAGTAGAGCCCCATGAATGGTTTTATCCGGCTCATGGTGATTTTGCTTGGTGGACACAAGAAAAGAACGTATCTATCCATAGGGACAATGATTACAAGATAAGTCCTATCTATTCATCAAGAATGACATTAACACCTAATGTATTGCCGGCAACATACGAACGTCGTTTTTATGATTGTGCTTACCAGCGACCTAATGGTGTTATATGGAGTAGGGCTGACGTATCTGAAAACAGTCAAACAGATCCGTGGCTAACGTACAAGCCTATGGACTATCATGAGTTCCCAACCAACAACGGGAAGCTTATTCACATGAAGCGTATTGAATCCGATCAGATTCTTGTCAGGTTCGAGGATCAGGTTTCACTCCATAACGCCATAGACGTAATCAAGGAGCGCACCTCCCCAGGGCAGGCTGAGATGGGCACCGGCGGTCTGTTCGCGTCCCGGCCTCTGGAGTACAACACGACCGACCTCGGTTATTCTGGAACCCAGAGCACTGAAATAATTAGTTCAGAATTTGGTCACTTCTGGGTAGATACTAAAAGAGCACAAGTGTTTATGACCGATCCGAACGGACGTAATCTCAAGGAACTTAGTGTAGGTATCAGACATTGGCTCAAGCGTCATCTTCCGTTTAAGATTCTTAGATACGGAATAACTAATATCTTAACCGGCACAGAGATGACAGAAGAAGATACAGACAATAAATTTATCGGTCTTGGTCTGTCTCTTGGATGGGATAACAGGTATAAGAGAGTACTTATCACGAAAAAAGATTATATACCTGTTAAGAACCCGGCATATTACAAATATGATGGTGGAAGGTTCTTGTACAATGAAACAGAGGTGTTATCAAACGATAAGGAAATATCTTTAAAAGACGAACAGTATTTTAAAGACGTGTCGTTCACTATCGGATATTCGTGTCTGAAGCAAGAATGGATTTCTTATTATTCGTTCTGTCCCGACTATTATATAGAACAGCAACAATATTTCCAAACAGGTATAAACTTCCCGGCATCAGACGAAGAAGGTGGCTTATGGAGTCATTTGCTGACGAATAAGAGCTTCCAAACGTTTTATGGAACAACATATCCATTTATATTAGAAGTGCCGATAAAAGAGAAATATAACGGTTCTACGCTGGCTTCTGTTGAGTATGAGCTTGACGCAAGGAAATACGTTGATGATGTGAATTACACACTTGACAGGAAAGTAGGTTTGGATACGATAACTATCTACAACGACACAAACAACTCAGGTGAAATTCATCTTGTTCCAGAAGAAAAGAATAATTTAGCGCAACGTATATCGTATCCGAAGATCGTAGGCGACCATACCGAGGTTCTGGATACTGAGGTATATAGAAGACATAAGTTAAATGACTTCTTCAACAGGGTTGACGATGACCGATCTGAAACACCTATCTGGATCAAGGACGATAACGATATAAATAAGTCAGTTAATCCTGATTCTCTTAATTTCAGACGGTCATGGCTGGATAGGTTAAGAGGAAGTTGGATGCTGATGAGGATAAAGAAAGTAATTAGCAACCGAAAGATTATATTCCAGTGGTTGATTTCTGAAGATAAGATTAAGAATAGATAATATCGTATTACCCTCTGCCTATTAGCAAGTAGAGGGTAATACTTTTAAGTGCAAGGCTGTGTATAACCACTTTATATTATTCACTACATTTATTTATCCAAATTAATACATTTTAAATCATTTTAATTTGTAAATCATATTTTAGTAGTCATTTTGATATATTTTTTTTCAAGCAGTGGTAGTAATATCACTGCTTTTTTTGTATAACACTTTAAAGAAAACAACAACAAATGGGAAAGTTTAACAAAAAGGATGAAGGTGTTAAACCTACGATCGTGAATCACATGGGAGAGAAGGCGTATAAGCCTAACGCAGAAGAAGAGTTGGTATCTACGGTAATGACTACCATGTTGTCTGATTCTTATTATGAGAAAGAAAAAGACAAGGTGAACAGGATTAAGGACCTTATGGATCAAGTAGATCCATATTTCGCAGCACAAACAGCATTGTATGTCAGGAAAGAAGGAAAGCTTAGGTCGGTAACGCATCTTATGGCTTCTGTCCTTGCCAGCAAAGCATCGGGTAAGGAATGGGCTTCAAGGTTCTATAATAAGATCGTTATGCGTCCTGATGATATGAGCGAAATCCTTGGCTGCTATGCGGCTCTTAACGACAAAAATCCAAAGAAGTTAAGAGGAATATCCAGCGCTATTAAGAAAGGATTTAAGACGGCTTTGGAAGGTCTTGATCCGTATCGGATTGATAAGTATAAGATGGACAGTAGGGTCATTACTATGGTTGACTTAGTAAACTTATTTCACCCTAAAGGCAATCAGGCTAACAAAACGGCTTTCCAGTACCTTATAGAAGGTCGGTCTTTGTCTGGATTATACGAAAGCAAGATTCTTGAAAAAGAAATGTCTAAAGCCGGACAGGACAAGAAAGACAATAAGGAAAAGAAAGAAGCTTTAGGTGACGCTATTCGGGACGTGGTTTCTAATGTAAAAGGTATGCCTATTTTTAATATGGTTCGTAACCTTGTAAACATAATCAAATACGCGCCTGATCAAATAGATGAAGTTTGTAGGCAGCTTACAATAGAAGAGAAGGTGCTTAATTCGAAGATGCTTCCTTTCCGTTTTGCTTCAGCTTTCAAAGAGGTTGAAAATATAGGCACTGATGATTCCGAAAATGATATTGTATTTGAGTCGGATAAAAAACGTGCTAAATTAACAGCGCGTAACAAAGATAAGATTTTAGATGCGTTGGAGAAAGCCATAACCATCTCCTGCAAGAACCTGCCGGTATTGGAGGGGCGGTCGGCTATCCTGATTGACCACTCTGGCTCTGTACGTGGAGATATGGGAGGATCTTCTGAGGTGTCTGCCTTTAGCAAAACAAGTACGGCTGTCATTGGTAACTTGTTTGGTTGTATGATTGCTTCTGTGCTTCCTGACGTATTTATTGGTATGTTTGGTGACAAACTTATCAATTACGAATATGATAGAAGTAAAGGTGTTTTATGGAATAACAAAAAATCTTTTACTGCCGGAGGAGAATGCGGTGGTGCCACTGAAAACGGTCTTTTTGCATTCTTGGATAAGTGCGTTAAAGATAAGATCAAAGTAGATAACTTGTACGTTATTTCAGATATGCAGATAGGAGACGGTGAATCTGTTGTATGGGAGAAAAGTTCCAATTATAAATATGGTAAATTCGCCGAACTTTTGAAAGGGTTTAAAAAAGTGAATCCAAATTGCAAAATCGTTTCTATTTCTATTCAAGGATATGGAAGTGAGATGTTTTACAGAGGATCTAATATCTTGAACATAGCTGGCTGGTCAGAATCTATCTTCGATGTTATTAACAGCAAGTTCTGTGGATATAAGAATATGATTGAAGAAATTAAGAAAATAAAAATATAATCATTGATTTTGCTTCAATAGTAAACAAGTTTTAGCTTTAAAGGTATAGCCGAAGAAGTACGTGAGTATATCTTCAGCTTTTTGTTTATCTTTGTTGAAAAACAGTTTGTTATGAAACAAGTATTATATAAAAATGACATATACCCCTATAATGTAAGGGTATTGCTTGGGGCAGATGAAGAGTATATAGTTAAGACGTTCGCCAACCTGGAAGTAGAAGATCAGAGCTGGGAGGGGTGGACTGATGATTATGGTGGCAGAACTATTTTCGTAGGAAACCGAACCAATCACAGGAAAGAAATATGTTTCTTGTTTCATTCACTGTCTAATATGGATGTTAGAACCATAGGACACGAATGTCTGCACGGTCTTTCCCTTTATTGTAAGTATCTTAATATTAACTACAGTTTTGACGCCGGAGAAGATGAGCACGCTGCCTATCTAATGGGATGGTTGGTTGACAAGGTTTGTGATGCTTACCACAAATTTAAGAAGGAGGAAGAAAAATGAAAGAAAAAGAATTTGATTTTGTGATATATCCACTAAAGTTGATTATCACCATAGGGTTAGATTACAAAACATTGTGTGATCGTTTTGAGAATGCAGAATTGGATCATGAAGGAGAATGGGGAGATGAAGGCGATTTAGATTCAGAAGTCTCTTTTATGAATCTTGTTCGTGATAAGGGAGATGATAGAGCTTTTAAGTTATTATGGAATTTTCAAAGTGAGAATGATATGACTATACAAAACATATGTCATGAATCATTTCATGCAGCTATGTCGGTATGCCAACATTGTAATATGTCTCTTGGTTTTAAGGTGGGAGAAGATGAACACGCAGCTTACATAGCTGGATTTGTTGGTAACTGCGCAGGTGAAATGTTTGGATTCTTAGAGGAAGAAAAAGATGGCAAAGAAGAATAAATCAGATTGGAAGCCCTCAGAAAATATCCTAAAATATTTGAAATCGCGGGAAAAGTTTGAGTCTGAATTATATGACGATAAGAAGGGAAATATAACAATCGGGTACGGATTTCATCTTCCTCATCTTCTTAAAAAATACAAGAATGGTATAACAGTAGAAGAGGCCGATAAGGAATTTGAAGGTGTAGTTAATACGTTTGTTCCGGAATTTATACGAAGAACTCCTGATTTCAAGAATCTAAACAATAATCAGCGAGATGCTTTGTTTAGTTTGTTTTACAATACAGGAGGACCAGAGTATTCTAAAAGCCCAATGCTTTTCAAATACCTTAAAGAAGGTGATTATGATAAGGCAGTGAAAGAAATAAATCACAATGAAAACGAGAAAGGTATGGGCGGCCAGAAGAAGCGCCGTGCCTTCGAGCGCCGGGTGTTCTCTACGCCGACATACCAGCCCTGGACGGTGGATGATGACAGTAACTATGTCCTGATTGAAGACAAGCCTGTAGAGAACGAATCTATAGAAAAAGATACTAATGATTCAAAGTATGAAGACGCTCGCCATGTGGAAGCTAAATATGGTTATACAGGTTATATAGGTGGAGGATATGACGGAAATAAGGTCAGGGTATCTGATTCGAATATGAAATCAGTTGGTATATCCAATAACGCTGATCCTGATAAGTGGTATGAATCCGTTAATCCGATATTAGACACTGATCCTATTAGTTTAATAGCCGATTTTATTCCTACTATGAAACGAATGTTGGATCCTAATAGGGAGCGATTGGGGGAAGATACAGCCACGGATTTTGAAGAAAAAATGTGGAAAGCTTACACGGATGGAGATATAAGTAGATTGCCGGCAAGCAAGTATCGTTTTGATGACGATGATGATGATGCTCAGTATGTAGGATTGCCTCAAGAACAGGCTATTTTGATACAATCTTTATTAGATAAAGAGTATATGAACAATATGCTTGACGAAGCATATAAGAATGTTGATGAAAAAAGTAAACTAAAAATAAGAGATTATAAGAAGGTCCTTGATAAACTAAATAAAAATATATTTGAAAATCCAGGAAAATGGATTTTAGTAAATGAAGGTGTAAGTCCATTTAGAGAAGAAGTATATGGTGACAATTTTGAAAAAGTAAACGAAACTTCTGGATTGGGTGCGTTGAAGAATTTCAGTGTAAGATGGGATCCGGATGCTGGTATGTTAGATGTTAAGGATGATTATGATTTTAGTCGAAAGAAGATAGCGGAAGACATCATACCAGAAAGGGATGTCCCTCTTAGGATAAGGGAGCGTATCAAATACGATCCTAAAAAAGGTAGTGTGCTTCGAAATAATGATAAGGTTTTACCTAAAAGATTTGTAAGGAAATACGAAGAAGGTGGAGAAGCTAAACATTGGTGGAGTGATACAGACAAGAGAGATGAGATTATAAAAAGACAAAATGACAATGGAGAGTGGCAAGAAAAGAGGAGGAGATTACTTGAACAAGCTCATTCAGATCTTGAAAAAATAGTAGATGATGTAAGTAAGATGGAGGAAGGCGGCGTGATTGGAAAACAGCGTGAAGCATATGAATACTTTACTGGAAAGAGAGGTATGTCTAAGATACAGGCGCTCGCCATCATAGGTAATCTCATGGCTGAATCCGGTCTTAAAGATGACATATACGGAGACAACAGAACATCATACGGCATACAACAATGGCATAATGAGCGCATGGATAAGTTATTCAAGCACGCCAGAAAAAAAGGTCATTCTACACCCACATTCAAAGACCAACTTGAGTTCTTGGCTGACGAATACGAAGGAAAGACCGGATATTCTAATTTCTTATACACAAGAAAAGGAAAAGAAGGACCAGGGTATTACAACTACAGCCGGCAGGACTTTATGAACGCCGATAACCTTAAAGATGCTGTAATAGCTTGGAACCAAGGAGCAGGACGTCCTCATAAGAGTGTTATAAGAAATGATGACCGTTATAACTATGCTATGGAAGTTGCTAAAAATCTTGGTTTGGAAATTGAAGAAAATTCAGTATCCTTGTATGGTCAAATGGGATTCGGAGATGCTGGTGAAATAGCAGCATCGGTAACACTTCCAGAGGTAGAAGTGGCAGCCGCCCTCCCTAACCCGGAAGCTCCGTCCCCGGAGAGACAGTCCGAGGAAGAGAGATTCCGTACATGGACTGAAACGTATGGTAAAGATATCGTAGCTCATTTGTTGAGTTTAAAAGAAGATAAGGATGATGATAAAGAACTACGATACCAGCAGCATATGAAGGAAAACGAAGAAGATAAAAGACGAGCCTTTATCCAATCAGTCCTTCCCAGTATTCAACTCCGGATTAAGGGAGTGACAGAAGTTTAATTGAAACCAATTTTTTTTCATATCAATGTTTCTAAAGCCGAGCCATAGACTCGTTACCCGGATTCCGATAGACTCGTTACCCGGATTCCGAAGGATGAAGGACGTGATCAAGATGGCTCGGCTTTCTTATGCTTCGTAACGATTACAATTTGCAATCAATGATAGGAGCTAATGATCCGAACCTACGCTTGGGCTAACGCTGTCCTGCCTCACAACACACGACGGCCTCGCCTACCTGCCTGCCTGTTTATCTCGTGGCTACTCGTAAAACTGTTATCGCTTCTCTCAACCTCACTCCCTTCGGTCGATTCGGTTTCAATCGCTTTATATAGATATTGAAAATATAAAAATATATTTTCGTTCTTTCGCATATCTCCCTCCGGTCGATATCCTCAATCACTTTTAATCTCAATCAGGCTAAAAAGTAAATAGTCGTAATGATAAATTATTAATCGTTCCGAAATCTCACTCACTACGTTCGATTCGATTCCGAAACTATAAAAGTATATTTAAAACAAAAGTAAATAGTCGTAATGATAAATTATTAATCGTTCCGAAATCTCACTCACTACGTTCGATTCGATTCCGGAACTATAAAAGTATATTTAAAACAGTATTGATATTTAAAAAATATGAATAACATATAAATATATGAAATGAATACGACTGAATGGAGTATGAATGGAATATATAATAGGGGAAATTTATTTATCCTATTATACCTTTAGATAACTTGTCCCACCACTGACGTTCAGGGACTTACGGGTACGGTACGAATCGGTTACGTTTACCATACCTATATGAAACAAAAAACCCTGTATCCTATTTTTCTCAAACCGGATACAGGGTCGTGCAATTTCTTTACTGTTAGTATGAATACTTTTCGTATATTTGCACAAAACCAAAAAACAATGGTAAAGATAGCAGAAATGACATATTGCGACAAGCTTCACAAATCACTCCTTAAAAAGGAGGCGGTTTCACCCCTTGAGGTTATCTATAATAACCACAATCAGTTAGGCTATAATGTAGTACGCAGACCAGCCGGTCAATGTTTAGGCAATTTAAAGTATTTTAATCTATTTTATAACGGGAGATTTGATAGGTGGTACAAAGTTGATGAGAAACAAAGGGTTGGTAAATACTTTGTCATCACCGACTACTGGAAGGATCGCGTGCGTTGCTTCATGGTCTGGAACTACGGATTTGGTCGTTATTTTCCGTACAATGATTTTGTGGAGGCTATGGTTTATGATTACCGTCGTTTTGGTCGTCTTTGTAAGCCTCGTAGCAAGAAAGCTCAAGAAGCTGAAGAAAAGTGTGTTAGGTTTTATGTTAGGTCTCAGATAGACTTAATGAGAAAGAATGGTTATCAGGCTTTTAGGGCCCAATTCGCAGAAGAGCATCCTGAATACTTCATTGGAAAAGAACGTACCACATTTAGATGTCTCAATGGAGCTCTTAGTAGAGATGAGAAGATAGCCGCCTGTCATGCTCATAAAAGAGATCTCAGAACCAGCATATTGGATAGCTTTGCTGATAGGATTGCCAAGCACCCAAGCACGGCATGGTCCTGGTTTTCACATGCAACAGATAAACAAGGTAAAAATCGAATGTGCTTCTCAGAGAAGGCTTTGATGTTTTTAAATAAGCGTCTTAGAAATAATGGTCTTAAGGAGTTATCTGCATCATATTTGTATAAATCATTCAGGCTTAGGTTATTAAAGCGATTTGATGGGAAATACAATTCTGTTCGTTCGTTTCTTAATGCGGTGGTGATGTCTGCCTTATCCTCAGATGTTATTGCCAAGGCTATGAAGAAAATCCAGAGCCCGGTTGTGTTATCTATATACAGGAAAGTTATCAAGTTGTACAAGAAGAAAGAAAAGGCTGTCAACGCTCCTATAAATAAAGAGGCTCCACCTCTACCATCTTGATTTTTAAACTGATTCGATTCCGTTGGATTTTCTCATCCGTTTCTCTTATCTTTGTGAAAAAAGAGAAGATATGAGATTACGAATCATAAAAAATCGTCCAATATTCGCACCAGGAGGTAGTGTTCAAGACGTTACCCAGCAGGCGGACACGACATCTAATCCTTATATCAATATGGACATGTCTAATGTTCCTGGTATGATTGAGATAAATGAGGATATAAACAAGATGGAGGCTGGTTTTGATAATATAGTAGGTCCTGATTATTCTACTATAAAATTACAGGAGCCTTCTATGCCCACCATGAACGTAAATAATAACGTCACCGTAGATCCGTCGTCTATGCCGAAGGGTACTGTAGTGGATGTTAATGATGCTAACAATGAAAAAGATAAGCGATCTCAAGACGGCAATCCTCTTGATCCTATGACTATGCCGTATTACTCGCCTGATCTCGGTGGTCGGGCTCAGATGTTTGGTGCCAGTCTTGGCCGGATAAGAGCCGGTAATAAGGTGGGCGCTAACGTTGCTCAAGCTGCCTTGTCTGGTGTTAGTTTAGGATTAGGTCTTACCCGTAATATCATGGGGGCTTCATCTGCTGCGTATGCAGCCAGCAGGGACGAGCAGGCAGCGAGGGAAAAACTTGCCAAGGAGCGCCGTCAGCAATTCATCAAGTGGGAACGTGAAGGTGGTGGCGTGAATTTAGGTAACGGTCAGAAGATGGATACGTCTGATATGACCGGCGAATATATTTATCCTCTTCCCAAGTCTATGGAAGATGCTGCGAATGTAGAGATAGAGAAAGGCGAGTACGTGCTGACTCCTGACTCCGTAGGACCTATGGAAGCCAAAGGGAACAGACATGAAGATGGTGGCACTCCCGTTGATTTGCCTGAAGCTCATATTATTTCAGATTACCGTACTATCGATGATGATTTTGCTTCTTATATTAGAGAAAATTATGGTATTAAGGCAACGTCTAAAGACACATATGCTACACTCCTTGATCGATATAAGAAGAAGATCGGTTTGGCTGATAAGTACGAAGATCAGGAGCGTGTATATAAGAGATTAGAGAAAAATGAAGATGTAAAAGATAAAAACACATCCAATCTCAATGCATCTATTCTTTCTAAGTACGTTAATGAAAATCAGAAGGAGATAGACGATCTCGAAACACAATTTCGTTCTTTTGCCGAAATCGTTTATGGCAAACAGGAAGAATCTAAGCGTAACGAGAAGATGGATGCTTTTTTCAGGGATGGCGGGGTTGTTGATCTGAATCAGGTAAAGAAACAAGCTAAGGCTTTTAATATTGCAGAATCAGATGCTAAGAACTGGATATATGACGAGTATGTTAAGCAAACCAGAAAAATGGCTGAAGGTGGACCTACTCAGAAGGAGCTGGAGGAACTTAGAAAGAATGCTATCGGCTACAATAAGCTTATCAATCAGTTATTTGGACGAACTCTTAATATGACTGTATCTGATGTTAGTGGTCGTGAGCAGATTCTTAATCCTGATTCCAGTGTCAATGCCAACCAGAATCTCCAACATAGAAGCAATTTAGGATACGGCAGGGTAAATGATAAGGCGGTATCTAATTTGCTCGACATAAACCGATGGGCTAACAAGTACAATACGGATGGTGATTTTGATACAGAAGGTTTCCAGAAAGGATACAACAGGCAATTAAATGCATTGTGGGCGTTAGCTGATGTAGGCGCTATTACGAATGCTGATGCAGCCAAGAAATTCAGAGATGAATACGGATTCTGGGGCCAGGACGCCGGAAGCTACGGAGGGAATCAGGCTTATAATTCATTTGCCGTAGATGATAAGTTTGGTCAGACAACAGCTACTCGTTCTTATTATGGGTTGGACGTTGTTTCGGCAGAGCAAAAAAGATTGTTAAACGAAAAAGGGATAAAGAATTATGTTGACTTATTTGGTGATAAATCTGATGCCGCTAATAAGATTCTGGGCTCCGATTATAATAAGTTTGTTGCTTTAAGAGATAGTGGGTTAATGCCGGAAATAGACTTCGTTCTTGAGTCTGTTAAACCAGAAATGAAGCCTATTGAGGCCGGTCCCGTAGCACCAGGCCTTACACCGCCTAAGATTGGATCTACTGGAAGGATAGAGGTAAAACCGAAAGCAAGTACGCCTACGACTGCAACCGACACCGATACAGAGGAGGTGGTTGAAGACAACGGACCTAAAGGACAGGGCAGACCGGCGGCGTTCGGTCCTATTTTCCCGGAGATGCTGAGAACGCTCGATACAGGCTTGGAGATAGAAGGTCTGGAAAGGCATCAGGCTCCGAGAATAGACCCGGTTCTTCAATCTGCTGATCAGTATATCAACGAGCTCAACCGCGCGACATCGGCTCAGTTGGACGCAGTAGGTGACGTGCCCGACTCCCAGCGCTCTGCTATTCTGGCTAATATGAACGCCATAGCCGGAAGCAATATAGCCAAGTACATTAACGAAGTAAATTTCAATAATGCAAGGCAAATAAACGAAGCTGATAGATTCAATGAAATGGCTTATGTTCAGACAGACGATAAGAACATAGCGGAAAGGCAACGTTATGAATCTGGGTTATTGAAGGCTATGGCTATAAGGGATGAAAATCTTGCTCGTTATTATGATAGCATAAACAGCGAAATACAGAATAAGTTCAATGTTCGTACATCGTTGAATACCATAGCTTCCATAGCTCCGAATACGAGAATGCTTCCAAGTGGCCAAATTATTTACGTTCAAGGTAATCAGGATGTGATGAATATGGGTGATTATTCTACACCTTACTTGAGAAGTTTAAATGAAGAAGATGACGAAAATAAAAGAAGAAGGAGGACCAAATAGTGGCTTCACAGTATAGTATTTTAAGGCAATATGCCCCGTATGTTAGTCCTTACAACATAGATCTTGTTAAGGACGTCATGATGTACAAACAGCAGAAGGTTGATGCTGCTCGTGAAAAGATCTATACCCAGGTAGATTATCTTATGGGTCAAGAGATAGATAAGCCTGAAGCCCGCGCTTATATGGAAGATAAGATGTCAGGTGTGATTGCTAACATCAATCAAAAATTCAAAGGCGTGGATCTTTCTTCTGATGGTGTTACGAGAGCTATACAAGGAGAGATCAGTTCAGTGTTGGATGATACGGTCATTAACGCGATTTCCGGCACAAAAGAAGGCAGGAGAATGCATAAAATGCTATCTGATTTACAAATAAATAATCCAGAACTTTATTCTGCTGCGAATGCTTATGCGGCTTTAAAGCCGTATAATGAATGGGTGAATGATGGAAAGGCTGGTTCCCGTCTTGCTCCTCTTCAATATACTCCTTATACTGATTATAATAAGGAATTAAAAGATAGGATAGATTTTATAAGCAAGCTTCATAAAGGAGCTAAAGTTCAGATTCCTATTCTTGACAAGGATGGTCATCCTACCGGGGCAGTACAAGAAGTAACTAAGGATATGCTTACTCCTGAACAGATAGCTTCTTTTGCATTGTCAGGGTTATCAGATAAAGCAAGGCAGCAGATGCAGGTGGAGGCTATTTACATGGTAGACTCTAATCCCTCTTTATATTCGTATGATTCTGTTCTTGGTTTTATGAATAAGCAGATAAGTGATAAGCAGAGGTATGTTGATGCTCTTACTGCCGATCTTTCTGGTTTGGGTTCTGATCCTGCAAAGAAAGAAATGGTTGAAAATGAAATAAAGAGAGCCAAATCTGAAATAGCTTCCATGAAATCTGAATTTAGCAGAATGGATGAAAGGACTTACGATCCGTATCTTGGAGCGATGAATGTTATTGAAAATAATTTTATTAATAATGCTGCTGCTTCATATGCTTATGATAATTCGTCTTTCATAATCAAAGCCGACGAGCTTTACTGGAAAACCAAAGAATATAATCAGAGGGAAAGATTAGCTAATTTGAATTTCGAAAAATGGAAGATAGAATTTGAATATGGTAAGAATAAGGATGAAGCCAGAATAGCAAAACTTATGTCCTCTGGTGCAGGAGCAGCAGGCGGCAGAGCTGGAAGCCGAGCCATGCAGGTGGGCGTTGGCACAAACTCTGGTGGAACTATTTCAGCTAATCCTATCGAGACTAAAAATATTAGCATATCAGAAGAAACTCATAAGAAGTTTAATAAGGCATATACAGATCTTGTAACATCCGGAAGTAGACTATCTACGGCCCTTGGTGCTGAAAACATGAAAAATATTCAAGCTGCCATATCAAGAAATATGACGGATGAAACATCAGGATACAAGTATCTTATGGATGAAGAAAAACTTCTTAAGTATATAAAGGACAATGGAGGTCTTTCTAATGATATGTTTGATAAGCTACCTATGGCAGAGAGAAAAGCTGCCACAGATGCTTATATGCAGCTTAATAGCGCTGTAGACAAGATGGATATAGAGAATGATAGAATTAAGAAGGAGAATAAGATTTATGATAATATTGTATCTGAAATAGCAAATGCGATCGCGCAGAAGGAAGGAGGTAAACCCGAAGAATATATAGCCTATGCTACAGCGTTATCCCTTAATGATATTTTAAGAAAAAATAGAGGTACAGTCGGCGATGTAGAATCTGGAGTAAGATATTATGGAAAAGGATTCTCGCCTGCTGATATAGCTACTATAAGAAAGAGGGTGAAAAATGATGGCATTGATTTATCTAAAGTATTTGAGAGGGATAGCAAAAGTGGCAGGTATTTCTTAAAAAAATATGATGATGTAAAAAATAGTTTCTCGGATGGTGAAGAAAAGGTGTTTTTTAATGCACTGTATTCTATTAGTGGAATGGAGGGCGTTGGAAACTATGCAGTAAGTGATATTAATATAGCTGATCAAATAACTAAGGTTCAAGATGATGGTATAAATGAGATACGTAAAGAATATCTCGAACTGTATTCACCTAACACAGTAACGTATTCAACCAAATTAACCTCCAAGGAGGCTGGTTATAGAGAGATGGGGGTTCTCAGGGATCTATTTACTAAGAAAATGGCAGAGCATCCTGTTGGTAAATCTAAATCATCATCGGCAACTATTGAATCATTTTCTTTGACAGAATCGGGAATAGCAGACAATGGAGAGAAGACCTACAGTTTGGTTGCTAATCATACTGGTGAAAGAGAGGAAATAGATATTGTTGAGGTATCTGAAACAGAGTTGATAAACAATGGCATAGATCCTGGTATTAATACTCCTTCCGTCGATATAGGTGGATATGAAAGTGGTATTATAAGACCTACATTTGGAAGTGATACCAATATGTGGTATCCGAAGATGCTTGAAAATTCAGATATATCACCCGCTTATGCTTCTGTATCTTCAATGATGAAAGTGTTATCGGATATGATAAATGAATCTGGTAATAATTTAGATGATATGCCAGAACAAAAGGTTTGGCTTCTTAATGCAGCTAAAGATATATTGGATAACAGTGGAAAGCTTGGTGTAAAGGTTGAAGGTTATGATCCTAAGACAAGTTACGGTTATGGATATGAGACAAGGCTTTATCTTATGGAGAATGGTAAACCTGAGTTAATAGATTCGTTTGATACTCCTAATGTATGGTTTGCGGATAATGTGTCTAAAGAACTTGCTGTTGCGCCTCAGAAAAAAATAGTTGATTTTGTTGTGGCAGCCATAACAGAAGAGATTAAGGATATGGTGGCAGCAAAAGAAGGAGGTAATTTGCCTACGTCTTTGAATAAAAACGGCAAGTTGATGAAGTTGTTGAATAGTGTAAATAGGGAATAATATATGGAAAATAAGGAACAGACATTGGTAGAGAAATCAGGTTTCTTACCATCTACTGGATTAAGAGGGTATAATGCCGGAGTTCCTACGCGATATGAAGAAGAATCTTCTCTTATTGAGGGAGCAAAAAGAGAGATGGAGAGGATGAAAGTAGGTTCATATACTCCCCCGGTATCAGCCATAAATCCTGATGATGATTCAGAAAAAGGATATGATATTAGCGGAATAGATACTTCTTTTGATGTAGACACATCTTTTTCTGGACTAAAATCGGCTCTGAATGGTGGAGATGATCCAAGAAAGAAGAAAGAGGAGTCTTATAATAAGTTAAATTCCATGATAAAATCTATTCAAGATAAATCAAGGAATACTTATTCTGGTAAACAAACGTCTTATGGTGAGGTTATAGCTGGTAATCAACAGTCATCTGCTGCTGATTTTGGTGTATTTGGTAAAGGAAGAACTATTAAGTTAGATGAAGCATATGACTTTTTATCCGATGGGAACATCGGTCTTGCAAAGTTTAAAAGTTATATGCCAGGAAGGGATAATGAAGATTATTACGGAAGAAGGCAAACTACTTGGAATAAGGCTGTTAATGGCATAGGGAAGCTTGTCACAAAAACAGCATTATATGGTGTATCAGGAGTAGTAGGTATTATCCCGGCTGCGTATAATCTTATAAAGACTGGTACGTTATCTTCTGCATTTGACAATGATTTTACACGAACCATAAATGATATAGATGAAAGAATAAACCACTCTCTTCCTCATTATTATACAAGAGAAGAACGTGATATGGGATTTTTGCAGAGTCTTGGAACTGCAAATTTTATTTTTAATGATGTTATTGGAAATGGTCTATCGTTTACGGCAGGAGCTATTTTGTCTGCCTACTTTACAGGTGGGATGGGTGTGTCAAGTCTTGGAGCTGTTGGTGCTAAAGTAGGGATGAGGGTGGCCGGAAAGATGGCGGCGTCTAAGATTGCGGCAAGTGCTGTAAAATCCGCTTTTGGAGCGTATAGGGCAGGAGCGATGTACGGCAGGGCCATAGGCAATATGGCCAAGGTAGGAGTAAATACGTTCGTGGGCGCCGGCTGGGAGTCTGCCGTGGAGGCTCAGTCCTTTATGAAAGACTCTGAAAGTAAATACAAGGGATATTTTAAAAATATGTATGGTCGGAATCCTAATCAGTCTGAGATGGCTGAATTTAAGAGTTCTATTTCCGATACGGCAAACAGCATATTTTTAGCTAATATGGGTATAGTTGGATTATCCAATTATCTTCTTCTGGGAAAATATCTTGGAGTAGACACTGGTTTTGCTTCTAAATACATACCTGGATTAAAGGGTGTATCAAACACATATAGGGGATCAAAGAGTTTTGTAGATCGCTATTTGTTTGGATTAGGGACTAAGAAGGTAGCGGGTGATGCTGGAAGATTACAGACGGTAAAAGCAAATTTATTCCAGAAATCCTTAGCTACTATTTGGAATGTATCTAAAAGACCCATATCTGAAGGTGTATGGGAGGAAGGCATGCAAGGTGTTGCTCAGCGCATGGGAGAAGATTTTATTAGATCAAGATATGATAAGACGTATCTTGATGCTACGTCTTCTATAGTTGATTCTTTTTCTAAGGCCATAGCTGAACAATTTACAACCAAAGAAGGATTGAAAGAGATTGGTATAGGATCCCTGATTGGTGGTTTGTTTGGAGCCAGAAATGGTGCTTTTGGTTTATATGAAAGGAGAAATAAAGAGCGTACTATTAATACTGATGTTGAGAAATTTAATAGTAATAATGCTTTTACTTCTCAATCTGTAAAAGACTCTATGCGAAATTTAGCCGAATTTAATGCTCAAATGAATGATCCTGAATCAGATTATTATTCTAAATTTGAATTATCTGACAGAATGGGAATGTTAGAGGATACGGCTAACAATTTCAGGTCAATGGTTAAAAGCCTTGACGAAAGTGAGTTGGCTTCTGAAATGAAAGTAGATGAAGAAACTGTTAAAAAATACAAGGAAGATATTATAAAAGATTTTGATAAGAAGTTAGCCAATTATAAAAAAGCTTCTTCTTTTGCTGAGGCTATTACTGCTGAGACTTCATCTGATCTTTATCGATCTAATGTTGCTAATGCTGTGTTTAAGGGGTTGGATGCAGAGGATATAGCAATGGAAGCATCAAATGATATTGCTGATTATGTAAATGACAATAATTTGTTTGATGATATAAATACGTTTTATTCATTATCAAGTCAAGCTTTTGATATAGCTAATCAGTTAAGGGAATTGCGTAATGAGATCAATGATCTGAATGCTGAAATAGAGAGGTTGGCTACAACTCCAAGAAGAGTAGAGGATGGCAATGATACCGAAGCAGAGGCTATAAAACAAAAAACTATTAAATACGATAATCTTAATAAGGAATATAGAAGGTTGTCAGAAGATCTTCTTAGTAGTTATAAAGAAGTATTTTATTCTTTTGATCCTGGAGTATTAGCTCTTGAGTTGTTTAAATCCGAAACAATAACTGCTGAAGATATATTGAAAGCTTATGACTCTGTAGCTTCTTTAAGTACTTATATTGAGAATAATAAAGGGAAGAAAGAAGCAGAGGATTTAAGAAATATGGTGGTGAAATACCAGCAAGCCATTACCCAATATAAGGTTTTACGGTCATTTATGAACTCCATACAGGATAAGAAATTCATGAGACATGATTTTTCTTTATTTTCTAAGTTTTTAAATGATATGGTATCTTCTAATACTAAATCTATAGAAAGTGATCGTTTTTACCAGACAGAGGGTAATAATATCAGTTTGGATGAAAAAATAGATGAGCTTCTGAATAATGGAGAAATAAATTCAGATGAAGCATTTACCATGAAAGTATTTGGTCATCTAAACGATGGTATAACTCAGAAGCCGAAAGAAGATATATTGTCTGATTTTGATTATGAGTCGGCAATGGAAGATCTTTTGTCTGCACCTATAGAGGTTAAAGAACGTATCGTAGATAAGATATATACAGGTAATCAAGATCTTTTATCTCCAAGGGAGAAGGAGATATATGAAAAGTATAAACAGGATATTGATGATTATATATCAAATCTTGGTGATAGTCCGGCTAAGATGATAAAAGATTTATCAGATAAAGTTAGGAGACTTACTGAACATCGATCTGTGTATGAGGATAATAAAGCTATTATTGATATGGCTAAATCCAATTTAGAACCAGATCAAAGGAAGGAACTTGATGATGCTATTTCTTCGTATGTTGATATAATGAACAGACGGGATAAAGGGGAGAAGGTTGACGAAGATAAGCTTGCTGATTCGGTATTTACCATAGAAGATCTTGGTCAGGTTGGAAACATCACAGATCTCCTTCCTTATATTGAACAAAACAGGATTATTGACAAAGGTCGTATTTCCGAATCTACGTTAAGTAATTTTGGGGAGGATGATGCTAATATAGATTCTCTTGTAAATGAATTAGACGAATCTGATAATACACCTGGAGCTAACATAGATAGTGCCCAGAATCCAGAGACGTTGATGGTAAGAAGAATCTCCAATGATGGCAACGAAAGGTATGAAATTGCGGGTCTTAGAGCTGATAAATTTATATCTTCTATAAAATCATTGGTTCCTATTCAAATAAGCTCTGAAACGAACGCTAATGGTACTAAAAGGTATTCTCTTAACATAGGTGGAGAAACGGCTACTATAATTGAACTGCCTTATCATGCGAGATGGTCTATAGACAAAGAATCGGCTCGTGTTCTTAACCGTTACACAGACGTGTCTATTCAGGACGTGGGTAATTCCTATTCTTTGGTTTATAAGCGTCTTGATTCAGATGAGTTGGTTCCGTACAGAACGGGTGTTGGATTCGGAGAGAATGAGGTAGATAAAATAGATCAGGAAGCATTATCTTCTTTGAAAAAAGGAGATAAGGTTAATCTCGAAATAGATGTAAATGATACTTATAATCAGTCTCTTTTTACCGAATACAATGACGCTGTTCAGTCCGGCGATAAAAAAAGAATAGAATCTGCTGAGAATAAACTGGTGTCCAATATGGTTATCAAGGTCATGAGTGGGAACAGATTCGTTTCTGTTGTAAAAGCTGATACAGGAGGCATAGATGGTATAAGTAAAATAAGAAGAACGGCTTTTAACAAGTGGAAGAAGGACGCCGGCCGGTCGGCTACCATCGGCGTCGGCACGCATGTTGTTGCCCAGACCCTTCCCGGAAGACCGGTGTTTAACATGAAGGTGAACGGTCAAGGATATGGCCAGATAGAAAATCTCCCTATTACCGAAAAAGGTGCTGAAAAAGTATCTGATGTTGGATATGTATTAAATGGCAAAGTCGTGCTTAAGAACGGATCTAAATACACAGGCTTCCCATTTGCTTATTCTATATTAAATGACAAGGGGAATAATTACAAAAATGTAAGAGTTCCGGTAGTCGTCATCAAAGGTAAAAACGGTCTTAATTATCTTTTCCCAGTTAGCCTACGTTCTGTAGAATCAGAGGAAGGGCAGAAATGGATGTCTTTTATAGATATGCTGCTTGAATCTGGTGATTCTGAATTGCTACAGATGGGTCAAGATGACATACAAGATCTTAATGCGTATCTAACCAAGTTAGGTCTTGATCCGGCTTCGTATCAAGTATCGTATTTGAATCCTATTTCAGGGCTTAGAAAAGCTCGTGAGGCTATAGAAAAATTATCTACGGTTCCTGATGTTGTTAAGTGGGTAGAAGATGAAAGCAGGAATGTGAAAGACATTGTGACGTCTGAAGTAGAATCTGGAATAGATTTCGAAGGTGAGATGTTTGTCGCTCCTAAGATCAGGATTCAGTTTGGCAAATCATCTTCCAGACCTAAATCGCTTATAGAGGATGATCTTCCTTTCTCTGATGAGGGTAAGACCGTTACTTCTAAGGTAGAAGATGTGGAAGTTTATGAAGAGGAAATGCCAGAGGAAGGGGCTGCCCGGGAGACTCAGCCGGCGCCATTAGCTCAGCCGGCTCCTGCGGCACAAGATGCGCAGTCTTTACCTGGCAAGAAGCGTACCTCCAGGAAAAACTTCTCTCTTATGTTAAACGAAATAGAATCTCATATAGAAAAAGAGGGATTGCCGCCTTATGCTAATATTTTTGATTTTATAGCAAGGAAGATTGTAGGAGGTGATTTGAGGTTTCTTCGTGAGAGAGGTAATCCTAAAAGCCTTAAGGAGGAAATGGGATTAGAACCTAAAGGAACAGTAGGTGATAAAATATCCACTCCTTCCGGTAAAGGTGGTAAGACTTTAGAAGAATACGTTTCTTGGCTTCGTTCTCAAACAGATCAGGTAGTCGAGGATTATGTTGGGCCAAGATCTGACGAACAAATTATATCAGAGTTGAAAAACTTTTTGAAATATATTAATTTTGTTCCAAGCAAGGCTTTGAATTATTCTCTTAGAGTCAATGGCATGGATACCCTAAAAGAATATGGCACAAAAGAGGAAGTAGAAAAAATGGAATCTGATATCAATAGTTTGGTTTCTAAAGTTTTGCCTACGGTGGACAACCAAACTATAGAAGATGTTTCTACTGTAATAAAATCAAACAACTTGCCCGCCATATGGGGGCCCGTGGAAAGCCTTGATATGACAAACGAGGAAAAAATAGAGTTTTTGAATAACGTAGCAGATTTCCTTAGCGGCATACCAGAGTATGATGCTGTCGTGGAGTCTATAGAGTCAGAATCAGATAATATTTTAAATGATGGAAAAGAAGGAAGTGCAGAAGGCGGTGCAGTACGCACTGAGGAAGATGGCGATAAAAAGGGAGATGGAGAAGGCAAAGGACAATCCAGAACAAATGTCGAAGTTGAAAGAAATGTCGAATTACCTGGATCTGAAGAAGGAAGAGTAGATAACTATAGGAAGAACGGAGATAAGTTCTCTGACATTGCTGAAGTTACTTTATGGCTACTTAGAAGGGCTGCCGGCATAACCTCTATCCCGGAAGGAGAAGAGGTTTATGTAGAGGGAGATGAGGTTAATAGTATTATGACCGATATGGAATCAAGGTATGGTATAGACACCATCAATCACTCGCATACGACTAAGGCTATAAGGGATCTTAACGGCGTATCAGGTTATAAAGTAGAATACGGCTTAACCTTTTTGACATACGATCCTTTTATTAGAATATCCAATCTAAGGAAAGGATCTAAGGCTGCGAAAGACGAACCTCGTATATCCGAAGAGTCGCTTACTCACATATCAAGGGTGACAACCCCTTATTTCCTGTACGGCGGCGATGAAGCATATACATCTGTTCCGGCTAAGGTAGAACCTATACCGGAGAAGATAATGGGTCGTAATGGCATTAAATTTGGTATGAGTGTAGTCGAGTTAACCAAATTAGGGTACAAAAAAGCTGGTGGAAACTGGATATATAAATTCTATATGAACTCAGGTGTGTATGATTTGTATAATATCAGTACCGGTGAAGCGTTTAGGGCAAAACCGGATCTTGGAGTTAAGATAAGTTCCAGTGCATTCATCCGCTCTTTATCTCAATCTGGTAGAAAAATACAAAATATGATGAGTAACATGAGTCAGGAAGAGATAGATAGGAATAAGAATCTCGTAGAAGGTTCTGATAATTCGGATTCGATAAATGAGTTAAATAAGGAGTGTTGATGAAGACCAATCAGCAGGGGAATATAGAGGTTTATGTTGATGACAGGTTTGTTGGAAACGTAAGTGAAGGAGTCTGTAATTGGAAGGATATTGAATACAAGAGTAAGGTTACTATATCTTTGAAAGGAGTCGAGGATAAGGCTAAAACTTCAAGTAAAAGAGTCGGTCCTTATTGTCACATTTATAGCATATTTGGAGGAAATGAATCTTATCATGCAGGTCCGGATAGTAATTTGACATACTCCCATCGCTAAAGCAAACGGGATTCTTGGATACAAACGCAAGAAACCCCGATATTACTATCGCTGGAATTACTCTTACTCTCCAATTCGGAAATGCCCTTCCGAAGTATATTACGGGCTGCAAGAATATCACGGTCGTTGATGGCGCCGCACGCCGGGCATACCCACGTGCGGTCGCGTAACGACAGACCTTTATTAATGCAGCCACATTCACAAGTTTTGGAAGAAGGATACCATTTGTCAATCTTGTGTATCGTTACTCCATACTTTGAAGCAACATACGTAAGTTTATCAATAAAAGAAGAATGACTGAGATCAGAAACTTTCTTTCCCCACAAACGTTTCATTCCTTCAATGTTTAGATCTTCAATAAAAATATAATCATACTGTTTGCATAACTGGTGTGCTAATCCCCATTGAAAATCCGATCGAAGATCGTTTATTTTACGATACGTTTGTTGTAGTTCAAACAGTTTTCTTCTTCTATTATTGGATCCTTTCTTTGTATTAGAAAACCGTTTGTTTAGTTTTCTAATCTTGTTTTGATATTGTTTAAAGAATAATGGAGAATCGATTTTGCTACCATCGCTTTTAGTTAGATAAGTTTTCAGGCCAAAATCCAATCCTATAGATGCACCATCATGTGTCTTTCTGTAAGAGTTTGAATGATTATGATCTGTAACTATAATCAAACTAAAACGGGAACAGGTTTCTCTAACTATTCTAATTTGTTTAACATTACCTTCGTAGACTCTACTGTATGAAAATCTAAATCGTTTCTTTCCTTTGTTAATTGTTAGACAATTCCCATTCAGGGTAAACCCTCCTTGTTTGAAAACAAAAGAGTTAAAACAATCAGCTCTTTTGAACTTAGGAGGTCGTTTAGCCAACTTCTTAAAGAAACGATTATAAGATTCATCAAGACGTTCAAGTATTTCTTGTGTTGTTTGAGAATGAAGAAGATTTCTTTTAATTCTTTTGGTAAAATGTTTCTTCATTTTACCAATTGATATATATTTCCTAAACAGTTTGTAGTATCTACGTTGTAGAGTTAACGCATGATTCCATACAAAACAACATTCACGAAGTATTTTGTCAAGATACTTTGTTTTCTTGGAATGGTATATGTTGTATTTGTATGAAATCATTTTTTTTATCTGTAATTTTGATTCAAAATTAATCAAACCAATTCATCCACCTTCTAAAGTATGGTGGTTTTGTTGGTTAAATTATCATAATTTCTATTTTTATAGTATCTTTGTCTAAAATATTTATCACTATGGGTGTCAAATGTCAGATAGAAAAAAAGGAAAATGAAATAAAACGGGTTAAGGCTCCTAACGGGGAGCCTTCCGTTCTTTACGAAAGTGCTTTAAAAGTATTAGGAAACAGCGAGCGGGCTCTTCAGGTATGGGCTAAGGCTTACACTCCTGGTTTTTTGTCGTATTACGGTCATTGGAATAACCCGGCTCCAGGGGAGATGTTTAACACCGATCCCAATGGCGAACCTCTTTTAGAAGATGTGCTGTCGTATATGAAGCGTCAGACTTATTTTGCTGATCCTTTAACGGCTCAGGATGTTAAGGATGTAAGGGATTTCCTTTTGTCTACTCATTATTTTTTCAATGCGTCTTCATTGTCTAATGCTATCCTCTTCGATTTTTATGTAGATGGCAGTTTGATACTGAATGAGCAGAAATTAAGGAGATCCGGTTTGTATGATGAAACAGAAATAAGTCGTATTTTATCCGATCCTTCTGTTTTAAACGAGGTTTCGACTTCCATGAGAAAGTTAATAGATTCTTCTATTAACGAACATGATAGGGAAAAGGATAATTATTTTATGTCTGTTGACTATCAGTATGGTCCTATTGTTTACAAGGAGGGAGTGTTTAACCAATTTGGTAAAAAAGTACCATATAATCCTTCTGAACTTTATTGGGCTATGGGCAAAACAGTAGCCGGCATAAAAAACTTTTCTGAATTTTCATCTGCTTTTGAATCGTTGAGAAACTCATACCCTGAACTGGTTGAGAAATTCGTTTCTGATAAAGAATTTGCCGAATCTATGTTTGATGAGTTCTCATCTACGAATAAGATTCCGGTAATAAACATAGAAGGGGATGATGTGGTAGAAGGCAAGAGAAGATCCTTGTCTAAGCTACAAGATCTGTCTTATTACAATCCTGGCAAAATAGAGTTCCTAAGAGCTCGTATATCAGCTTATTTACATAGGGCTAATGCCGACACCGAATCCGATTTAAGAAGCATGATATGGGATATAGAAGAGGCTTGTACGTGGTTTGGCATAGATATAATAGGGACATCGGAAACTTATGATGGCACAGAAGAGTCTTTGAATAAGATAGATAATTTGATGCTGGATCTTGATATTTATGTGGCCAGGCATAATGATGTAAATTATGCTCCAACGTTGGCATCTTCTATAGATGATGTTCTTGGTGATAGCACAGATTATTATTTTGGATTATTACCGGAGTATATGGATAATTTGAATATCGTTTATTCTGAATCCGATATAGACCCAGTAGAGGCATTTGAGAAACATTCATTGCTTAAGGTAGGAGATAATCTATATCAAAGGATCAGCAAAGATGATCTTAACGAGATGTATCAAATATCAACAGTGTTAGCCAAGCACAACCTAACTCATTTTTCTACTAAAATATATCCTGAATCTTGTTTTAAGAACGGCGTTTTGGATAAAGAGAAAGTACGGAACGTAGATAATAATACGCTCATGGCTTCCATTAAAAAATACGTCAGATCGTTCATGGATTCTCAGAACACGGAGGACATGATAATGACCAGGATGGCGTTTGGGCACCCGGCGGTACTTGACGTTCCTTACGTGGATGTGGATCGGGAGTATAGTCGATACATGAACAAAAAACAAGATAGCGAAAACCCATTATCCTTATTCGATTTATACCAATCTTACCTTGACAACAAACTCCATAAAACAAAATTATATGATAATGCCTATAAGTATCTTGACTTCAAACCTGGTCCATCTTTGGGTCTTATTTCTGATGATCCTGATATTTTGAAATCAATAGAATTATCTTTATCTGGAAAAGACAGGTTGATGTTGTTTGATTATAGCATGACCAGTACCGACCCTTTTTTATCAGAATTGTTTTATTTGGAGAAGTATGACCCTTCGTATGCCGGGAATGATTTTGAACACTATTTTTACACCAGGCACCCGTATTTGTTAAAAGAAAAATCGGGCCCTAATATCGTAGAGCAAGATGGTGTTATAACAGCCGAAGGTATTTATGATAATTTTATAAGAGTAGGTAATAAGATATGGTCTAAAGTAAGCGAGAGTAGTTCCGGCTCTATCTACCAAAATCTGACAGGAACCGAATCAGAGGTGAAATACGATTCTACTCAGAAGGCTAAGACGGTAGAAACCGATTACGCTCCATACCAAAACAGATCTGGCTTGACGCAAGACATGACCGTAAGCAAGCCTGAATTGGATGACCTTAACAAATTAGAATGCAGGTAATTTTTGTACATATATATAGTTTTTTCATGGTTATAATTTGGGAAGTGAGGCTTGTGAAAGTCTCACTTTTCTCATATATGCACGTATATCAATAACATACAAGAAAAGTTAGATTTTCATTGTTTATGAATTATTTTTATTAAGTTTGCAATATTAGTTTCAGGAAGGGATTATGGAAATAAGGAAAAAGTAAGAACCTAACGTAACTAATAACAGTAGGAAATGAGAATCAGTACCATCAAACGTAACAACAGCATTCATCTTATGTATAAAAACATTATGAATGATTTAGGTCAATTAAGAACTGTAGTTTCAAAATCCTATATTTATAATCTGATACAAAATCAAACCGGATTAAGTATCAGAACTATATCCCATGTCTTGAATCACACAAAAGAACAGGATACAGATTCTTTATGAAAAGCATACATTTTCATACATTTGTGTGTTCTTTAGTTTTTAGATTTAAGTTTTTCATGGTATTAGTTTAGAGATCAGGGCTCGCAGTGATGCGGGCCCTGGTTTGATTTAAAAAGTATTAAAATATTTGTTCCAGAAACAATGAACAACGAGATCCCACCTCTGGTTGTTTGATGTTGAAAGATATTTTTGGCTCATTAGGTTTTGTCATAGTGGGATCTGACATTCTCTTTTGGGCCTATTTTTTTATTATGGATAATACTTGTATTCCTTTTGTGTTAATAAACGACAGAAAAATGATTGACGCAAAACATGTTCATAAATTGTTAGAATGTAAGTATGATTTTAAACATTGGATTAAGGATGTAATATCATCTTTTAATTTTAAGGATGGAATAGATTATATATCATATAGATATGATAATAATGGAGAACAAATAATAGATAATAATAGTCATGTATTTAGGCATGACTATTATTTATTCCCCAAATCGATTCTGTGTATCATCTATATGAAGTGTGATAGATCTTTATTTAAAGATTTTATTTATGATATATTTGATTGTTGTAATATTAAAAATGACGATCGGGTATTAGATATAATACATAGATCTATCGATAGGTATAATAAAAAATGTATAAAATATTTTACATATATAATAAGAAATAATAATAATGGTTTTTATAAAATAGGTAAAAGCTCTGATGTAAAAAGAAGGCTATCTGGGTTGTCTATTGTAGAAGATAACTTAACATTAATAGCTTATGTGGATAAAGATATAGAGAGCGAGCTTCATGCAAGATTTGATATCAAAGGGATATACAGAGAATGGTTCAACTTATCAGATTGCGATTTGAATGATATAATTGATAAATATAAATTCAAGTTGTGTGACATGGCTTGAATTTTATTACAATAAAAAGTGATTAAGAGATGAGTCTATGGTGATATTTACTCATCAACAACAAGGTTGTGAAATAGGAAATCAAATCAGCTCTTGCTGCTGCAATTTGAGTTCGTTGATCAATCAAAGCACTTGCCAGACTCAGGGAATGATTACTCAGCAAGGTTTTGATAACCAGCTTCGCACGTTGGAACAAACCAATATCTTGCAGAACGGTCTCAACCAAGGTCTGGCTAACAATCGTGAGCAAGCTACAAGCCAATTCAATATCTTGTCTGCGAAACTTGACGCCCAAACCGTTATGATCAACGACAAATTCTGTCAGTTGGAAATGAGGGAGATGCAGAACACTATTGCTCAACTTCGTGAAGAAAAAGCGGCTTTGACAGCTTCGGCATTATCTCAGCAACAAACCCAGAATATCGTTGGTCAATTACGCCCGACGGCCGTCCCGGCCTACCCCTCTTGTTCTCCTTACCAGGCTTATACTTGGGGACAGGTATTCGGAGGAGGTTGCTGTAATAACGGATGCGGATGTAACAACGGATGTTGCAATAACAACGCTGCTGTCTGATTTTATTAAGAAAGGAGGCTAATATGGCTTGTGTTTCTAAAATAGGATCGTTGTATGAGATGGTTACGAAGAATGTTATTGTCAGTACGACAAATACAGTCTTCGGTATTAACCCACGGGCTTGGATCGCCCTTCCGTGTGAGGGTCTTATCCTTTACATACCCTTGATACTAATACAGTACCTAAATACGAATTGGGAAAGGTAGTAGCCGTATCCGAACCCAGGTATCTTCCTCCTCAGCCAGGTCAGTATCAGGCGATGCAGACCCGCGTGGTGGATCTGACGGTAGAGCTCACTGGCGAAACCAAGACCTATACGGTCCCGGAATCCCAGAATGTGGCTAAGGCTATGGGCATAACATTATCTACCAGCATAGATCCGATTATGAACGAACTGAATGCTATAAAAAACACCAGTCAAGACATAATAAACAGCGTAGATGCCCATCGTGCCAAGATAGAGGCTTGTGAATCTATATTAGAAGACATCAATCCGGCATTCAAACAAACGAGAGAGCAGGATCGTAAAATAGCTGGTATAGAAAATAAGGTGAATGACCTTACTGATTCATTCGAAGATTTAAAGAAGTTAATTGTAGAACGTTTGAAATAAGTATAATATGATAGTATATGATTTAAATTCAGGACACAGAGAATATCCTGGATATGACGAGATAGAAGACAGACGAGGTGGAGGCAGAAGCCGGCGTTCTGATGGGACGTACATGGGGTACGGTGGTGGTATTTACGACCATTACGGTATGCATGAGAAGATGAAGGAAATGGAAGAGCGAGAAAACGAGCTGGAAGAAAGGGAAAGAAGGCTCGAAGAGCGCGAACGTCGTCATGAAATGGAAGACCGGGAATACCGGAGGATGGGTTACGAATCCTACCCGACCGATTACTATGGAGACGACAGATACTACGGTGACGGACCTCAGATGCGCAGAGGTCGCGGACGTGGCAGAGGTCGTTCTTATTGAGGAGCAGACGCAGAGGATCCAGCTTATCAGAAATATGTAGATACTTACGGCTACCATTTTTCTAATGCTCTCGCTGATGAGGCGGTAAAGAAGATGGTCAACGTCGATGGATCCAAGAGGATCTGGAAGCAGCCGGAAATAAAAGATATTTTTGAAAAGTGCGGAGCGAAGAAGCCGGATAAAGCGACATGGGGCGATGTCCAATATGTCTTTGCAATGTACTATTCGGATGGTTTTCCGAAGGTCTTCAAATGTGAGAACGAGTTGGTGAAAGCTACGTTAATGTATTTGGATGATCCGGATGCTCCCGAAGGAGTAGCCTTTATAAGATGGCTTGCCGTGCAAGATTACCTCGGCGAAAAAATAAACTGGAAGGATCTGACCTGAGATCCAGACCCAGGTCCTTCCGGTGGTGCGGGAGCCATAGTAAAAAATATGATTCCCGCATTCCCGTTTTTCCCGTTTGGAAAAAAAGAATAAAAATGTTATACCGGTCGGCGGGCAATAGAATACCCGCCGACCGGTTTGTTTCACATAACTTTTTTTTGACATGAATATAGCACACGAATCTAAATCGAATAAAACCCCATTGTATTTAATAGGAGAGTTGATTGGCGTACCGAATACGGTTATGGACTCAGCATTGCATGAACTGAAAGATAGAATAGACAAAGACCCTAAATATAAAGATGTTAAAAATTGGCTCGAATCTTTACCCAAGATCTGAACCTATTTTTCTCAATACCAGGCCCGATGCGATTTTAACGTATCGGGTTTTTATTTTAATTCATATTGTTTTATTTTAAATCTAATTAATTTATGAATGTCGTACTTTTGTTGAAAAAGTATTTTTTATGGAAAATAAGGAAGATTACGTTGGTTACGAAGATCAAGAACTGTGTAACCGGTATTACAAAGAGGCCGAAGCCATGAGGCAAAAGCAGGACTGGTCTCGGCTTAGGGCTGTCCCTACTCCGGCCAAGGGAACGCCATCGCCCGGCTGGGGTCAGCTTGGACGTGGAAATGAAGTTCGTGTCAAGTACGTTAGCATCAATTCAGGATTGGGAGGGGATAGATTATGACTGTAGAAGAATTAGCCGGCAAAAGATACGGTGGCGAATTTGTTTTCATGTTTGGTCATCTTGAAGGTAGAACAAGATTCGTTTTTGAATGCTTTGATCCAAGACCTGATCACGAAGGTAAAAATACCTATATGGTTTCTTATTTTGAGAAGAGACTTCGTAGAAGAGATGTGGTAGATGTACCGTGTTATATGAATGTTTCAGCGAAATCATGAAAACACTACTTTTAAACGTACCTTCTTTCTCTGGTAAGATAGTTTCTCCTACCTAGATTAAAGCCGTAAGGGATTTCCAATCTAAATCGAAGGCAGAAAGAGATTCGTATTGTTCGGCTTGTGGATGTACGGGAGGGTGTAACCTGTGCGATGATATAAGTAAATATAGGATTTCAGGACAACTAAAATATTATATATAATATGGTTAGAATCGCATATTTCGGAACCGATGGCCGTCCTGGTCATTACGCTATTCCGATACGAGGTAAATTCACAGAAGAGGATATTAAGGTAATAGAATCTGTAGATTGTGATGATTTCTATAAGGTGTTTGACGTTATGCGTTTTAAGATAGCTGAGTTTAAAGGATGGACGATATTAGGAATCCCGGCAAGCTTAGACGATCATAGACCTGGAAGCAAAACCGTTATCTTCATAGAGGGTAAAGCTAACGAAACTGACTTTATGGAAGTTATACAAGAGTATTCTTTTCTTAAAAATAAGGTAAAGAAACTTGCCGAATTGTATCATGATGGAGAATGGCTTGCGACTGGTAAATTGAATCAAGATCCGCCTACTAACAAGGAGCGGTTTCAATTTACGTTAGACAAGGATGATATTATTAACATGATTAGGGGAGTCGATTTAGATCCTTATTCTGATGTGGCGAATGAAATGGAGAAAATCGGATTGGGATCATCATCTGATTCTTCATATGAGGGTCCCATATGGTCTTGGTTTGTTAACAAAGTAGAACTTTGGCAGAAGAATAATGTATGGGATAGTTTCTCCGCTGAGTTTTTGTGGGGTTTGTATTGTAGGATAAAGAAAGTATAGTAACAATTAATTTAAAACAAATCATGGAATTAAAAGATTTTAAAGATGTGGTTAGAGTAATGACAAAAGAAGAGTTCGAATCAGCAATCAACGAAGATATTAAATTCGTTGAAAGATTTAAGCATTTTTTTAAACATGATGATGTTGCGAGGATAATAGAACACGTAAAGTCAGTGTTAGAAGCATCAGTGGACTACTTCTATCCTAATCATCCTGAAGTAGAATTTGAAAAAGATTTTAATATACAATACGATGTCAATAATATCTTGAACAAATACGGCCACACCGAAATGGGTATGTATAAAATACAGCTCTATATAGAGAATATTTTGGGTAGTATTCAAAACAAGAAGCCTGTAGACGTGGGAGAAGTCTCTGACGGATACCACACTTTCAATGAATTGTATCGGTATCGCATGTTGTATAACGCTGCCTTCTTTAATCTATTAGCCAGAAGCGGACAGGTTGAAGTTTGCAAATCAAGGAGACACAGCGACGGAGAAAAATGCTTCGGTTCTGATGATTGGTTTATTGTGATGGCGATCCTGCCTACCGGTCAGGTATCTAATCACTATGAAAGCAAATACTGGGATTTGTTTGATGTTCCTGAAAGAGAAACCGCTTTCGAATACGATGGCCATACACCAAATGAAGCTGCCGACAGACTTAAAAAGTATCTCAAACTGCCTCGTCGTGGCATGACATTCGAACAGGCTTTAGAACGGCTTAAATTAGGTCGTAAGATAAAAAGAATCGATTGGGGTAAAAAGTATATCTGTATGTTTGACGTAAATATATTGATGGTAGATACAGGTCAAAAAGTAGCATCAAATTGGAATCCAACCGAACATGATATTATGTCTAATGACTGGGAGATTGCGGGATGAGTTTGTTTGTATGTTCAAAATGTGGCTGTATAGATAATACAGCCACATCATATTACTGGGCTCTTATAAGACTTTGTAAGAATCGTATTTACGATAAGTCGCTAAAGGGATATGAAGGCAAGCCTCTTTGTTCTGAATGTTGCCGCTATTGAATATAGTAAGGGAGGCGAAGAGGTGGTAGTTCCTGGAACGTGGCACGGTAAGTTCAAGAAAGAATGGCCTACTGAAGAAGAAAAGAAACATATTGGTAAAAACGGAATATTAAATTTATAGTCATGTGCAATAAAGAAATCGTGATATGCGCTGCCATCTGGGTGCAGGACGGCAAGAAGCGTCCCTATCAGCCCACCAATATACCATCCGGAACCGTGTTCTGTGGATTGAGACACCCCTCTATACTATCTCAACTTGCGGCATACGGTATAGCCCATAAAAACCGCAGTGTTCAAGGATTTTTGACAAGCAAGAACCGGTTTTTAACAAGAGAGGAAGCGTCTGAACTTGTTAGAAACAATAATCAGGAAATGGTAGTAGATAGGAGTGCCATTAGAGAACAGTTGTATTCAGAAGATTTGTATTAACTAAAAAATAAAACAATATGGGATTTATAATCAGAAAGTCAATATTTTATGATATGATGGACGGCAATCAATTAAATTATGAATTTGACAACAGGGATTTAGATCATATCACATTTAAAGGTGATGGTAAAGAATCTTTTTCATTTAACAGAGCACTTGTTGAAAATTTAATTGAGACATTTGAAACCATGCAGAATATATACTCCGATAATTATAGGCTTAAGGTTTATACTGGTAATTGCATAATTCAATTGAACGTAAATCCAAAGGACCATAGTGAATCCTTTTTTGACGTATATGATAGAGATGAGATGAAATTGATATATAGTATAAAAAATAGTATCTTGAAAGAAATGTTTATCATATGATTACCAAGCAGGACATATCATAAAAAAAATGGCGGAATTGAACTATTTAAACAAATAATAAAGTCGGGTACGTAAGTTATCCGACTTTTTCATATATTTGTGGCATGGCAAGAGGTTATTATTGGATACCACAAACAGATGAAACGTTAAATGGCAGAAGCTATTACGTGGCTAAGATAGTAGGGGATATCACGTTTGATACTAAACGAAAAAGAATCGTATTTCAAGCTGATAGGTATTTCCCTGTAGGATCTGTTTTCCATTTTACGCACAATTGCTTTAACTATATCATAACTTGCCGACTTCGTAAGCCGGGGCTTTGGTTTGAAGCCAGGAGAGAGGATTCAGGCCCTATTTGCCCTGAAGATATTGAGCGCTTTGAATCGGGAAGGTTTATACACCGAGATGGGTACATGCATTACATATAAGCTGAACTTGACGATTTTTCGTCAGATTATAATTTTTTTTCATATTATTTTTAAGCCATCAGACTGAGAAGTTAGGCGGCTTTATTTTTTATGATATGCTTGATTTTTAACTACCTTTGTCTCATAACAAAAATGTTTTACTATGACATCAACGTGTATTATTAAAAGAGATAATAAAAATAAAGTTGTTTCTGTCTCTACCAGATCAGGGGACAGGTCTATGTTGTTTGATAAAATAGCATCTATTCCCCTTATGGAGAATAGGGAACGGGCTACTACTGTTTTTAAAACCGTATTTTCTAATAAGTTCTTAAAGGCTTTTGGCGACTGGAGAAAGAGAGTGCCTATCAATAAACAGGCCTACAATAAGGTGAAATCCAACATCGATCTTATTCCGGAAGCTTATAGAGAAAGGGTGCTGGATAAGGCTTCTAAGATGAGTAATCCTGTTCTTGTATCAAAATCAGATGCAACTTATGGGATTCAAGAATCAGGCTTCGGATTCTATAGCCAAGATCTGGGTGATAATATTATGTTGGTGGATGTTATGGTTCCGTCAAGTATTTCCGTACCGGAAGGACCTGGAATAGACGCCGGGCAGTATTTACAAGATGCTATATCTTCGGACTTCACTCCCGTATCTATGGTACAGGATAAGGGTGTTAATTATATGGTTATAAAAGACGGTCTTAAGATATTTAGCCCAGAAGAGTTACCACAGACAGATTCTAATCCTGTGGGTGTAACGTATCAGACCGGAGAGCCTCGTTTGTTTTTCATGAACGATCGTAATCAATTATTTGAAGATTACGGAGAAGCTCTTCGCTCTGGCGGGAATGATATTAGAATAGGATTCTTATCAGGCACCGTTCAAGAATCTGCCTGGGATGGCGTGGCAGACATTACTTACAAAGCTGGAAGGTATGTTCTTAATAATCCCAAATCTTTTATACCGGTCATGACCGCTTCTGCTTCTACTTCTTTATCAACAAAAGGTGGTATAATTAACTACCTTATAAAGAAAGGTCTTTTGTCCGGATCTAAGATATTCGATCCTGAAACAAGAAGCTATTATCTTACAGGAGAAGGTCATACAGGACAAATTAGACTTTTCAATTCAGCCTTATCCTACACCGAGCTCCGTAATCATTTTGGTTCAGATGTTTCCATGAACGACCAAGGTATGATAACCATAAGCTCGTTGGATAATAGTAAGGTAACTATGAGGCTCGCCACCGGAGGAACGGAAAGGGTTAGCAAAGAGCAGATAAAGAACGATCTAAAGTCAGGAAGATACAATGAATTGGACGCCAAGTACGATCATTTTGATGCGCTTGTAGTTTCATTCATATTAGAAGACAACGATCTTTATGCTGATACTAAAGCTAAGATCGTATCAGATTATAGCAGGCAGGAACGTGATCAACGAAATTCTATTGTCGAGATACTGAAAACTCTTGGCGTTAGTGTCATAGGTATGACCGACTATATAGAGAAGTACCAAACCAAATACGGGCATGAACCTTCTGCTAAGGCATTGGCGGATATTGCCAATAACGTAATAGCAGTTGGTGAAGATGCTACTTTATCTGATTTAGTAGAAGAAACAGCCCACTTCCTTGTAGAGGCATACAGAGATCAGAATGCTGTTGAGGCTGTTCTGCAAGATGTAGAAGGTACGGAAGAGTGGAACCAGTATGCAGGTCAGTATTATAATACATACGGTAAGGTATATGAAGGAGCTGAGCTTGATAATGCTGTTAGGAGAGAAATTCTTGGAAAGATCCTCGCCAGGGAGATGCAGACCGGCACAGCACAGGCGCCGGTAGAGCCCACCTCCTTCCTGGGGCGCGTCCGGCAGCTTCTCTCTGGAATCGTAAGCTGGCTTAAATCAGCTTTATCAACCCAAAGACAGGATTTGAATAACGTTATTAAAAACATTCGTGATCTTGCCATTACTGACATAGATAAAGGATTTGACACCTCTCTGTTAAAGGATAATGACTTTACATTATACTCCCTTTCTTCTATGAACAAGAACAAGTTTCTTGAGTCTAAGATCCGGGCATTGAGAAAAACCTTAAGAGACTTACGTCAGATAAGCTCTGATAGGGCTGTAACTACGTCTATGACCCTTGCGCAGCTTAAGACTATAGAAGATAAGATAAATAAGGTAGAGACCGAAATAGACAAGAATGAGATGGCGGCTGCCATGAACAGCATGATCTCCACAGCCGAAGCTCAGGTCAGATACTTAAGTAATGTGGTGAACACCATCCTTCATGGTGATACCAAAGACGGTAAACTTCACTTCAATACCAATGATCGAAAGAACGTAGATATTATCAACAATCAGGTTCTTCCGATCATGAACGATCTTCGAGGATATATCCGTAATAGAAGTACCGAATTTGATGAACGTGAAAAGCAGGATTATACAAATAGGATCAATACCGTCATTGCCGACATCAATGGTATTCAGTCTGATATTAAATCAGTACAAGACCTTGATGAAAGTACGTTGCTTGATAAGTTAATGAACGAACTTCATGTGCCGGCAGATAAGGTAAAGAGAGTAAAAGAATTTTTTGACAAGGTTCAACATGATGTTTCTTGGATAAGTAGGTGGTTCGGTATATTAGAGCATTCTTCCAGTCCGTTCAATAACGCTCTTGGAGCTATGATTGCCAAAGACAATTACAATGCGATGGTGAATGCCCAGCCCGCCATATCCGACTTCCTGGCATATGCGAAAAAGCATGGTTTTAACAAATCTGAATTTGAAAAACTGCTTCAGAAAGTAGACGGCAAAACTTCTAATTACCTTCGTAGTGCTCTTGATATGGCTAAATACGATCGTAATAAGAAGCTGGCGCAGATGCGAGCGTTTGCGACTGCCATGAACATAGAGATATCAGAAAAAGAAATTGGTGATGTGGTTGACAATAACCGTAATTACGTATTTAAAAGAGAAGTAGTTGACAAGGATGGAAATACGGTTACTGAAAACGCTAAATTCAAACCATCGTCTGATAGGGTTAATACCGATATTTTTACCATCGAGCAGGAAAAGATCTATACAGAGCAGATGGAAAAGTGGGATGCTGAAAATTCGGAACTGGAATTTAGCGAAGGTTATGCCACAAGAATGGAATCCATATACAAAAAGGCTGAAGAAGAATTAGGGTATCCGGTTTCTCAAACAACCAAAGAATATCTTAATGCCCTATCCCGGCAAAAACGGATATTGAGGCAGCCTTTTATTGATAGCGGTGGTAATTTTGATGAGGTTGCCTATTTTAAAAGCAGCAATTACGAAGAAGAAGGACTGCTTCGTAAACAACGTAAGGAAGCAGCTTCAGAATACATATATGTAGGAACCAGGAGAGTGGAAAAAACCGGCGACCAACTTAAGATGGCCAAAGAAATACAAGCCATAAATGAAGTTTGGAGAAAAGAATCAAATAATGCCACTAATGCCGTATCAGAATCGTTTTTGCAAAAATTAAGAACGATTCAGAGCGAGTCTGGAGGAGAAGCTGCGCTGAAGACGCTTATGTTGGGGGGTCACCTGTCATTCAACGATCGGTTTTGGAATGACGTAGAATCGGAACAGTCGGCGCGTACCGAATCAAATAACAAGGCTTCGTATCTTAAAATGGCGCATGATATCATTAGTTCTACGACAAGTGATAGAGATGCGACTGACGTGGACTCGATTGTAAAAGATATAGAAAAAAATAAGGCCATTATCAAGGAAATAATCGGAAACAATCGCGATGTGGCTGATATCGGAGAAATTAACGAAGCGACATTTACCTCATCTGAAAGAGATGCTTTTAGGGCCGCATCTGAAGCTATTGAAGCCGATTACGCTATCTTAATAGATTATGCTAAGATGGTGGGTCTTGAAGATATTGATAAGTACCTTACTAAAAGCAGTAAGGCTGAAAACGAAGTAAATCAGTCTTATTTAAATGCTCTTGCTGACTCCAAGGAAGTGGAATGGAAGTTCGTACAACGTCATACTACGGCGAAGAAAGCAAAAAGGATTCAGGCTTTAAGGGATAAGCTGTTTAAGGCTGCTGATAACCGATATCTGTTTACCGTATCTGAAACCAACTACCTGTCAGAAAAGCTTGGTATAAGCAAAGAATTAGACGGTAGAGATTTCAGGAATGCTGTTAATGCTAAGATGGCCAGCTTATTTTTAAATAATACAAGAGAAGAGGGTATAGAAGCTGACATAAAAGCGGGCATAGAAGAAGCTAATGCTATTGTTAATGAATTTGCCAGGAGCCAGGTTTTTTCGTACTATAAACGCATGGCGCCTACCGGATATGCGGCCATGATCGACAAAATCGGTCGAGGTGAGATAGATGTGGCGCAGATGGTTAAGGACGTACAAAACGGTACATCCACCCAAGATTATGGCATGGACATATCGTACCTTTCTTTCGACCCTGCAAGGGCATGGGTGGCTGAATCTGAAGCCGAAAATAGCGGCCGTAATCCTGATTATGTAAAAGATCATGGGTATGGTCATCGCATGCCTAAGAAAAGCCTGTATCGTGACGAATCGTATTTCAATGACTTTGGTATCAAGTATGATGCTGACGGTAATGAAGTTGCTACTAAAAACGTAGATCAGTGGAATATGATTCAAAAACTCAAGGAAATAAAAAGACAATCACTTGATCTATACAAAGAGCAGAGCCCGAACCTGTATGCTATTCCACAGATATCAAAACAAGATATAGAACGTATAGAAGGATTGGGTATTAACTTCAAAAATACGGTTCGTAATTTTGTATCAGATCTGTGCCTGGACAGAGTAGACGATTCTTTATACGGTAAAACCAGACAAGGGGAAGTATATGATCCGGAAGACAGACTTAGGTCTATACCCAAATACTACATATATGAATTGGAGAACCAAGATGATGTATCTCACGATTTTGGCTACTCTTATTCTATGCTTATGATGCAGTCATCGTTATATAACGAAAAGCAGAAGTCTATAGAGCTTGCCCAAGGACTGGAGCAGATGTTACTGAATAAACAATTTGAAGGCGGTAAGAAGGCTGAAGCAACCCAAGCATATCAGATGTTCAGGGACTTCTTCAACGATCATTATTATGGCATTAGGATGAACACCAAAAAACTTACGGTGAACATCGGAGGATATACGGTAGACCTTACAAGAATTATGATGGCTGTTGAAAGATTTATGTCGGTCATGAACTTGGCACTGTCTCCGTTTGTGGCAGCTACCGGCGCCCTGACAGGTCATATCAACCTCATCATGGAATCTGCCGTAGGACAGTATATAAGCAAAGACTCCCTTAAATACGCATCGGCTGAATTTTCACGCCTTGCTCCATCTTGTATAGCAGAAACCGGAGACATAGATAGGAAAAGCAAATTATATGTCATAGGTGAGAGAATGGGGATATTCAATATCCGAAATCGTATGTATGGTGCCGGATACAATAGAGTGGCCAGGACCTTAATGCGTTCACCTATGTATGCTTTTATGGAAATCCTGAACTACCCTCTTGATCCGCAGGTTATGATTGCTACTATGGACAATGTTCGTTATTACAAAGGCCGGTTCTACACGTTCCAAGATTTCAAGATGGAAAAAGAACGCAATAAAGAACAGAGTACCATAAAAAGAGAATGGAATGCATTAAAAGATCGTACTTTATGGAGTATGGTAGATGTCGTGGATGGGAAGGTGGTTGTAAAGCCCGGATCAGGTGTTACTGTTGAGGAAGTTGAAACCCAGATGGCTATAACCAGGAATCAAGTCCGTAGCTTGTCGCAGATATGTAACGGATCTTTGAATGAAGAAAATCGAACTGCCGCATCGCGCAACTGGATAGCCAGGTTCATGACCGCCCACCGAGGATGGTTGGTGCTGGCGGCTCAACGCCTGTGGAAAAGACGTGGCTTCAATTTCCAAACAATGCAAGAAGAGGAAGGGTTGTCAATTACGTTAAAGAATATGATAGCCAAAACATTTAGCTTAGCTTCCGAGTCTGGTATGAAAAACATCATAGATGCCTGGAACGAAAATAAAGATAATATGAATGAGGTAGAGAAAACCAATATAAAACGCCTCAGTGTCTATGCCGGCACGTTCCTTATCATGCAAGCCGTATCCATGCTTCTTGCCGGATGGCGTGATGATGATGAAAACGAAGAAAGTTGGCTTACTCAATTTGGATCCTATGTCGGATTCAGAACCATAAACGAAATAGCTTCACAGATGCCGTTTATTATGGAGCTTAACGTTGTAGATATCATTAACGACCCGTTTGTCATGGGGCGGAAGTTGAAGGATCTTACTGATCTTAGGAATTACTCACTTGATAAAGTAACATCCGGCACATACAAAGGAGAGTTTAAGTTATTTAGGCAACTCGCCAAACAGACGTTTATCAAACAATGGTATAACATCAAGACGCCGGAAGACATAGCGCGCGCCTATAATTGGTGGCAGCAGACAAACAACAAGTCAATGATGTTCTTCATCGGCGCCACTCCTGATTCGGAAGGAGACGATGATGTTAGTTACAAATAGACGAAGAATATCGGACTTGCATTGTTTTTGTATGATTCCAATATGTTATATTAGCATCGTCAAAGAGTAGATTGTACGTTTTTTGTTCTTACTTGAAAGATTATGTAGGTTAAATTTTTTCTGAAATTGTTTTCTTACCGGTTCTCAGTCAAAGATGATAGGGAACCGGTTTCTTTTATGTTGTCAATTATTGCTATCTTGCAAACAAAAATCATGAGACGAATATTTCAAATAGGGATGGGGGTAAATCCCTCGCTTATAATCAATAAAGGCATATACATCCAACATGTAGATGGAGGATTATATACAAAAGAAAATTGGTCTAATAAAGGATATTCCAATGATCTATGCAGATGGGTTTACGCTAAGAACAACCAATAGGATTATTAGAACCTTTTTAATAACAAGATTTACTCCACCTGCTGCTATATACGGTGTAAACTTTAGTGATCCTATTGTCCTTAATTATGATAGTTACCAATATAAGATGCCAGATCTTGTAATTGATGGACCTCATGATAGAATAGTTAGGGCAGATCCTAATTTTACTTGGGCTGTAAGATGTACAGATGCCGACTTTACACCTTTGCCATATCCAGAATCATGGTCTGGCCAAGGTGTAAAGTCTATGTTCTTATCAAAAATAGATCGTCTTGTTCCTGGTGATCATCATGTATCATATACAGCTTATATTAAATTGGACTTGATAGATGATGGCGGAAGTAAAGTTCATACTGAATATCTGATATTAAAAAAAACACTTAATTTTACGATATGACAACAATCCCCAACCGTACGCCTATTGTATGGTTGGGGATTGTTGTAGTTACCATCTTTTCTTGTATAAGCAGAACATGAAATAAGTTTCTAAGCATTAACTTCATGACCTCCCCTATCTGTGAAAACTAAACCAATACCTTCTATGATATGTCCTACTACAGGAGCTTTGTCAAATTCCTCCTTCGTAGCCCAAGTAGCATTATCAGGCATAAGATCCTTGAATGCGTCCGAAACATCACCTTGACACCAGCAGTTATTTGATGTAACAATGCCTTTCCCTTCGATATTGATATACATTTTTCTTCCACCACATCCAAGGCTGTTCCATCCGCTCGGTACGTTTTCCACCATAGGCTTAAGCACCCAGCTTTCACCGTCTATCCTAACCCATCCAGGATCGTCTTTGTGCTTGTCGTACATATTTTGCCAAAAAGAGCATTCGTAGCACCATCCCCTGTCTTCCATGACCGTTCTTATCTCACACCTTTCAAATCCATCTGCATCCATCGTGTGCGGAGAATGAGGCTGGTGAGGGGTGCCACATTTTGGACATACGAGTTTTAAATTATTTTTCATATTATTTCACTTTTACGATTTTAATAGAATCTCCTATATTGTATTCCCCTTGGTATCCAACGAATTTTATAAGCCTACTATTATAAAATATTGAAATTTTTTCGTCTTTACCATAATATATTATACATCCATCTTCTAAAGGACATAGATCATATATAACCCATCCGTTATTAACCCGACTATCATCATGCGAACATGATGATAACACAAGTGCCATCAATAAAACAAAATACTTCATATTATTTTCAACATAAAAATTTGTAACCTGGTTTTACAGCCTCAGCTTCTTCTCTCGTATCAAACATTAAGGTAGTGACAGCTCCTATGCCATAACAAACGTAAGATACTTCCACCCACCACCTAAAAATCCCAGAGCCATAATCATCATAGTACGGCTCGGAAAGAATCTCTTCTACATACCCATCCAAATAATTCACGATCGCTCCTCCTTGTTTTTAGATTCTGCCTCTTCGAGTATGCTAATTACTTTATCGACAATATCTGAATCGGACATCTTCTCAATAAAAACATCCATCGCCTTAGTTATGTCATTGGCTTCTTTTTCCTCAAGAGCTATTTCTCCACCGGTAATAGCATCAGATAATGATGTAGATAAGTGTCTTATTTTATCAATGCTCATAAACGTAAATGGATTACCACCCCAGCCACCACCCATTTCTTTCATGATCTGATATCCACCTGAAATAAGTCTGCCTGATGTCATGGCCAAGGAGGATACGATTAGGGACAGTACCGCCGCTTCCGTCCGCTCCTCGGACACGCCCTTCGACCACACGGCTGCCCTTATAGCGCCGGCCAGGTCGTCTATGTATGGCATGAGACAATCTTCCATCGCTTGTGTTATATCAGCAATAACCTCACTACGTTCTTTGTTTATGTAATATATAGAGGCATTGTATCTTTTTATCTCTTTGTCCATCTCATTTAAAAGACGCTTGATATTGTGCTTATACATAGGACTGGTTTTAATTACCTCCTTTAGCTTAAGAATGTAATTATAAGCCTGGTCGTTTACAAATAATGTCATGGTCTCAACCGTCGAATGAAGCGTGTTAAGACTGTTAAGAATCTTATCGAAATTGTTTATCAAATAAGCTCTTCTGGCTTTTGCCCCGTAATTAATCATCGCATTCAAATTTTAGATTTTCAAGTTTATTCAATTGTTTCTTAATAGATTCGATCAGGTGCGCTCTCCGTTCCTCTGCATGTTTTAAAGCTTCTTCTTTGCTCTCAAAAGCATCCATTCCTATTTCATAAGGAGTGAACCTATCAGGGATGTCGGCTAACAAAAGACCACCATACTCTTCTATTTTAGCTTTTACTTTTCTTATTATACCGTCTCTCAGGCACGCATCCGTAACCCATATAAATCTATCACATTCTTCTAATTCCCTTTCGTACAATTCATACCATTCCGGCTTAGGGAATCTTAATGTGAATCTAATTTCGGTATCTTTCTCTAAGACATTAATATCATACGCCTCCGGCCACAGTTCTTTTATGCTGTCTTCATCTTCAGCATACGCCACCAATACAAATGAATTACTGGATTCTGCACTACACCAATATGGATATTTTATAGGCCATTTGACCGGACGGTAATCGTTATCGCAGTCGTCTTTTCTAATATAAAATCTTGCTCTGATCATGTTATTCTACTTTTTTGATTTCACTTAAATCGCCTTCATACACCAAATAAGATCCTCTTCCAGGTCTTCCTTCTTTATTAACTTCCTGGATTGTAAATATAACTGTTCCAGTATTCATGATTTGAACGCTCTTGAAGAAACCAACAAGAGGTGCTTTCGAACGTTTGTAAAGAACGTTCACTTTATCCCCCTTCTTGAATCCATAAACAGAATCGAAATATTCCTTTTTAATTCTTTCAATATTACTTCTGTGTTTGTTCATTGCATCAAGCTCTGTGTCTAACAGTTGAATCATTTGTTCTTTTGTCATTTCTTTTCCTCCTTATTTAATGGTATTAACCCTTTCCCGTGCTTATCATACCATAGCATAGCTATACAGTTCCACGCACATTGTGCAAGATGAAAACACCCTGTATCTGAATCTATTCTTTCTCCTTTCATGTATTCCATTAGGTGTCTGGCAGCCGCAGCACGATACCGTTCAAAGCCGTTATCAAGATTCTGCCAATTGTTAGGTCCGTACTTCTTTGCGCCAGCATGATAGACTCTTACAATGTCTTCAATCTCTTCCATAGGAAGTAAATCCCATCGTAGTTTGTCGTCTATGATGTCATTTTTCACCGATTTGTTTTCTATGGGGTCTTTGGTAAGAATAATACCCATAATATCCGTTTCTATAACGAACGTCTCCCCATTGCAACAAACCTCAGCATATTTATCATTTACTTCTATGTCTGATACTGCCTCCGCTATAGCTCCTTTGGCGACTTTAAATTCGGCACTGATTATATCATCTTTCAATATGCGAAAAATAGATCCTTTTGGATAAAGGATATTTTTAGTATTATCATCCATCTTTTCCATTGTTTTATCGTTGTTTTACCTCATTTCGATAGTAATATAATCCATCTTCGTCTTATACCCTATCATTTCTGTTTTTCTCAAAATACTGTCTTACGGCTTCAATCGCCTTATCGTCATCAAAAGCCTCTACAAACCCCTCATAGAATCTATTTCGCTCCATAGAGAACGTATTGCTTCCATCCGGAATGGTTCTGAACACAACTACCTTCTCTCCATCCACGTTCGTTCCTATGATGTTGTTATGGAGAATAATAGAATACCGCCCAGAGTTTTTGTTCTGGACGACACTATGTTCGAGATTGTAGAGTCTAAGTAGTTCTCTTATTTCTTTTACTCCCATATTATTTTACGTTTTTAGAAGTTACAGCCTCTTCTCCCCATTTCTTTACATATATAGACCTCATCATGTTCATTAAATTAGAGAAAGAAGAGATGGTTCCCATCTCTATGCAGAATGCAAGATTAGACTGTAGGGTTTCAAGTTCTTTCAACTGCTCCTGTGTAGCCCTATTTCTTATCATGCTTTCATGCTCATTAAATACAATCCAATTTAAACCTTTAGCCATCTTGGAGTAATCGGCATCCGGAAATCTTGATATAGCTCTTGATAAGACATTGTATTTATCACCTGCCTCTATTCGGTTTAAGATAAGCTTATCTGTTAACCACGTAACAACCTCAGCATACAACATAGGGTTTAGTTCCATAGCTACAAGCACCCATATATATGGATTACACATAGTTCTCCTATTCTCTCCTCTACCCATTGTCTTATAAGCTCCCATTTTTTTCATCACTTTTATAAGTGACTCTTTTTCAACAGATTGTATAAAACCAGGAAATCCTGATTCTATCTTATATCCTTGTTTTTCAAGGATATAGTAAACACGTTCCGCACTCTCCTTATTAGATAGGATATTTTCTATTCTCTTTTCATTCCACCCCATCTCAACCCTCTTCTTCGTATAGGCTTCCTGAAGGTTTGTTAAGGACATAAACGAAGTTTTAGTGTCCTGCTTAATTATTACGCCAAATAATTCTCGGTCTTTTGATACCATTGTAACATTTGTTTTCATAAAATATAACACATAAAAAAATAATACGATACAAAAATATGTATCGTATTATATCTATACAAATATATTGTGTTAAATTTTATGGTTGTATTTTTATATTATGCGCCTATGGCTGCCTCTAAATTTCCTATAATATCAGTTTCTATCTCATCGATTTTATCATCAATGGTTGAAACCGCATTCTCTAAATCCCCTACAATACTTTCCATATCATCAACAACCGCCTCCATATTAGCTACAGCCTCATCTGATTGATAATATCTTTCTGTATCTTGTAACGACTCCGGCATATTGTCTCTTGCTTCTGTCTCCTCGTCTAAAATCATATCAACATCATCCTTGGCTGAATCCAGATTATGCCTGACCTCTGACAGCTTTGATTTGATAAACTCAAGATCTGTTTTATGCTTTTCCAAATTGGAAATAATATCCTCTATTTTCTTACGTCTTTTGCTGTTCATGCTTTTATCCTATTATAATATTCGATAATCTTTTCTTTCCTATCTCCCTGTTTTACTGCCATATTCTCAGCCAAGAACCTAAAATACGACACCGGTATGTCTTTGAATCTAATTCCTTCATATTTTCCAAACCACATTATTATGCTGTCAAGATCGTCCTCTCTCCTACCATCTCCATTTACGGATTTAAGAGAAGCTGCCCGGCGAAGTATTTCGTCTTTGGTAATAATATCTCCCATCCTTATATTGGACAGAAGTTGATCGCCGGCAAACATACACCAGCCCTTAGAAGGGAATTGTTCGATTGTCAAGTCTTCTATCCGGCCGAAACGCCTCATGTTGTCGCAGCAATCAACTATCAGCGCCTCTTTCTTGTCAGGATGGATGCGGACGGCGCGGCCTAATATTTGGTAATAAGTTGAATATGAGAAAGTTGGGCGACCAAACATCACACAATCAAGTTCAGGAAAATCAAATCCGGTAGCAAGCGTTGAATAATTAAACACGACCTTTGACTTACCTTCTTTGAAATCGGATATGATTTGCTCTCTTTTCTTTTTGGTTGTTAGCGATGTTACGACACCGGTTATGGCTCCCATCCTGGCATTCATGAACTCTGATATTCTATTACATGATTCAATAGAATCCATACATACCAAAATAGCCTTCCTCTCGTTCATAAGCTGAAGAAGGCGTTTGTATATGGAGTTGTTTAAGCCATTTCGTACAATACTTTCTTTAATAGATTCGTTGGTGTATTCGGCTCCGGTACTGTTTAACATCAGAGCCGATTCATCAAACGACCATCGTTCGTACTTAAGTGGACACCAAAACCCTTGAGAGGTTAGTTCTTGTATTTGTGTTACGTGAACTATCTTCTTAAAGAAATTATGCTCGTCTTTCGTCAGCATATTAAGTTTGCTGTAGTTCCCTTCCAGCATAGAACTGTAGGTCCGGAGGCGGCAGGGCGTGGCAGTGAAGCCCAGTACCTTCGCCTCTGGGAACTCGTTCATAAACTCCATAAATTCAGAACCTTCTTCTGGGGAATATCCTGAATGACATTCGTCTATCAATAAGGTATCTATCCCTATATCCTTCAACCTCGCTATATCCTTCTTGATACTTTTCAATGTAGCATAAGTCATAGCTGACAGCTCCTTTACGCCACATGAAGCAGAATATATAGTAGGCTCAGAACCGAACGATATAGCTTTTGCATAATTTTGTTCCAGAATCTCTTTTGAAGGTTGCAACACTAATGTCGGTCTATTAATCTCATGCGCTATCTTGGATATCAGGAGGCTCTTTCCACATCCACATGGAGCTACTATTATGCCGGGCTTTCTTGACCTCCCTGTAAGAAACTTAAGCCCGGCATCTACCGCCTCTTTTTGGTAAGGTCTAAGTTCAAAGCCCACTGCAATCAATATTATAATTTTGTGCGTAAAATCTTATTTCTTTTACCATTATTTTTCTTGCTATTTCTATATCGTCTTCATCCAAGCATATATTACATTCTACATAATCGGGATACGATATAGTATTTGCATCTCCTATCGTGTATGCGCAACAATAATCAAACTCCGGCTCTTTAGCTACAGGAATAAAATCTTTATCATCCGCCTCGGATAAAGCGCAATACTCAGCTTCTGTTTCACACAATACAGTCAATTTTTCAACTTTTATAGTTAGATTATTATCTTCGTAATGACCACTATAAAGCCATAACTCCTTCCCCTTGTTTTTGTAGAAGTCATCCAGTCTTTCCTTGATACTTTTCGCTTTTTTGATTTCAATCTTTTCCATGACATTTTTTTTAATTAGTTATTAAAATATATCTTTTAACAATATCTTCAAGCTCCATAGAAAATAATAAAGTTGGGCTTTTTCCGTACTCGTACAGAGCGTACCCTTCCTTTATGTCTAATATCTTAATCACATGCTTGCCTCTTTCAAATGGATCCATGAAGTAACCTTTGTATTCGTATCTTTGACCGACTTTTATCTTGTCGGTTTTCTTCTTCATCTTATACCGATCTATCGACCTGCTTATTTTTATAAGAGCCGTTACAAACAGGTATGATAATAAAAAGACCGCTGCTCCTGCTATCAATGCTTCTTTCATTGGATTTCTTTTAAGTAGTTAAACCAAATAGCTTCAAGTTTCTCCTGGAACTCAAACGCCTTTTTAAAATTTCCGCACCGTACCGCCACATTCCTCATCTCTTCAAGATATATGACTTCCGGATCTTGCCGGTATTTTGTTCTTAACTTTTGAACGTCCTCGTATTTCATCGATTTATCTTTTTAGACGGATCCCAATCTGAAGAGAAAGGGCATTCGTTTTTGTTATGTAATCCAAAGTCACAATAATAACACAGTGCCGACGGGCAGGGTAGCTTGTTTTGCGAAACAGGCTGGCTTAGGGTGGCACGCCGCTTGCTATACCTGGCTCCTTCTGCTCCCTGGATGTACGCTTGAAATGATTTTACACTATTATCTTCAAAATCATACATTTTAGATAAAGTGTCATTTAGCATCTCTATAGATTTTGTTTTACGTTCCTCATCCACCTTAACCTTTTGGTACTGCCTGGTTCTGGTAAAGAAATAGATGTTCATATCTGGTAGAACCCCACCATATTTTCTATAGATGTAAAACGAATATATAGGATGCTGTAAATTCGTTTCCAACTTCTTAGAATCAAAAACCTTATTCCCTGATTTCCAATCTATGACATAATGGTGAATTACGTTCTTGCTCTTTATAGCCAGATGAAGGTCTACTGATCCTACTATGTACACATGGGTATGAATTACCCCATTTATGTCAACTGGCTTAGGAAGGCGGTACGGCAGCACAAAATCTTCTTCGACTCCAACTATAGCGCTGTGTCTGATAAGTTTCTCACAAGGATTAAGATCACTATCAGCTATCATAAACCTATTGCCGTCTTTTTCAAACAGATCCACAATCCAAGCAAGAAGCTCCCCAGATTGTTTCATGGCTATCATCATATTTTCCGGTGATTGCCAAGGTATGTCTTCTTGGTAAGCATAGTAACTTATTGCTTCTCCAAGGTCTTTGCCAGAAGGCTGCCTTCCGTTCTTGAAGAAGTATTCCAGTGTCTTATGAATAACCGTACCATAAGACGTAGCTTCTTGTTTTTCTGTAGACCTTTTGCCCTCTACGTAAGTCTTATACCATTTCATTGGACAAGTAAGAAACGTATCTATCTGGGAATAAGATATGGCAAGGCGTTTCACACCATTAAACTCCTTATATAGCAAATGCGTTTCCGGGACCATCATAAGTCATTGTCTTTAAATCCTTCCGGGTAATATACGACATACTTCTTACCGTCTTCTGGTGTCATGGCAAACTGCATGTAGTTATTACGATTACGATGCTTGCCATCTAATCCTCGCTTCCAATACAGGATGCCGTCTATATCCACATAAGACCGTCCGCGTTCGGCTCTAACTACGTCCGTGTGTAGCAGATACCCGTCGGAAGACACAATCCACACTTTATCCCCTTTGTTTAAATAAGATATTCTTTTTCTTACAACAACCTTTTTCTTATTATCCAATACAAATTCCTCATCAGTCATACTCTTCATCCTCCTCTTCTTCTGTTTCAAAATCAATTCCATAACACTGATCATAATGATCGGTCAGTTCTTCTGGTTCTAAATCTTGTCCAAAATCCATGTTAAAAATATCGTAATTAGTAAAGCACTTAAAAGCACTATCCCCGCCGGCAGGAAATCTATGAATGCTGCTTTTATTTCTTCAATTAGGCCCAAGTGTAACCTTGGGCCATTGTATTTATTTTTTGTCATCTCCTTTTAACTTCTTTAAAGTATCTGCAATCGGAAGCTGATCAATGACTCCCAATGTCGGAGCGACGGTCTTAACAACATTGTTAAGAAAATTACCGGTACTGTTCTGACCGCCGTCAAATACCGTGATATTTCCGAGGTTAATGTGCTCAAATGCCTTAACCTGTTCTCCGGCAATTTCTTTCTTCATCTGAATAGCTTTTGCCTCTGCCTCAGCTTTTGCCAAATGTGCTGCCGCCTCAGCTTCAGCCCGGCGTTTGATTTTCTCTGCCTCAGCATCAGCTTGTAAGATGGCCTCTTCCTTCTGGGTTTCAGCCGGCACAATCTTTTCAGCCTTAAGTGCAGCCTGAACTTTCTTAGCCTTAGCTTCTTCCACTTCTTTGTCGGCAAGCTCTTTTGCTGTTTTTACAGCCGCTTCCGATTTAACTTTTTCTTCTCCGGCCTTCTTCTCTGATTGAGCTTTGATGATCTGTAGTTCTGATACTGACACAGCAACCTCCTTCTGGGCATTGTTGTATCCTATAGACGCATTTTTCTCAGCCTCAGCCTTCTTAATCTGAGCTTCAGAGTCTTGTATTGCTATAGCTGCTTCCTTGTCAGCTTCAGCCTTATTCTTTCCGACTTCTTCCATCCTTTCAGCCTCGGCTTTATTTACTTCAAGTTCTGCCTTAGATCTTACGATCGCCGATTCCTTGTCGGTTAAAGTTTTTGCGATAACCGCAGCCCTGTCTCTATCCGCTTGAGCTACACCGATCTGTTTCTCTTTATCGGTTAAAGCCAAGGCTATTTCTTTTTCTTTCTTCGTTTCAGCTACTATTGTCTCCTTTTCTTTTTCAGTACAAGCAATTTGAATCTCTTGCTCTTTTTTGGTATTAGCCACAGCCGTTTCTTTTTCCTTCTGCTGTACAGCAATCTTAATAGCACCCAGCTTCTCCTGTTCTTCGATATTAGCCTGTGCCTCGTTCAGAGCCCTACTTTCAGCCTCCTTACCAAGATTCATGATATAACCAGCTTCGTCTCTAATGTCACTGATGTTGATGTTCAGGAGGTAAAGACCTAACTTGTTAAGCTCGTTATCAATGTTCTTTCTTGCCTTATCCAAAAACTCATCCCTGTCAGAATTAAGTTTTTCGATTGTCATTTCAGCAATAATCAAACGCATCTGACCGTAAACGATGTCCGTAATAAGATTTTCAGTAGATTCGGTATCCATTCCCAAAAGTCTTTCTGCCGCATTTTGCATGATCTCTGGATTTGTACTGATAGCTACTGTAATAGTCGTAGGTACATCTACTCTAATATTCTGAGATGACAAAGCACCGGTAAGCTTGCAATCTATTTGCATAGGCTCCATTGACAAAACATCATAGCTTTGAATAATAGGTAAGACAAATGCCGCTCCACCATGATATAATTTCGCCGACTTCTTTTCCCCACCTGTCTTACCATAAACGACCAAGACCTGATTAGGCTTACATCTACGATACCTTGATAAGACTCCGATGATTGTCAAAATAATCACTACAGCTAAGATAGCTGGCACGTACATGATTGTTGTCATAACTTTTAAAATTTAATTGTTGATAAAAAAATTAGATACTTAATTCTCCTTCTTCATATTTTATATTCACCTTATCACCGTTTTTGTAAGTTTTTCCAGACAAGCATCTTACTCTCATTTGCTCTTGTCTTCCATTTTTCAAAATATTTACCATATAATGATTCTTCCCTGATCTAAATACTATCTCCACCTCTCTGCCATTCAAATCTTCCGGATATCTTTCTGATTCTTACTTTTTCCATTGCTTTCTAATTTTGTTAAATAAATACGTTTTTATGTTTTTCAATCGCTCTTTGTCTGTTTCAGAACTTCCGGTAAACAAATAATCCGGATTGCCTTTAGCCGGCGGCGTAGGCAATTTAGATACGGCAAACAACCAATCCATTTCCTTATTCTTCTTAGACTCCAAATAAGGCTCGGTAGCGATCTTAAATTTTTCAGCTATTAAGTCAAAGAGCTTTGAATTTTTAAGGTTCATATGGACTGAAAAAGCCTGATAAGGCGGTTTCCATATAAAGTTACATAAGCTCATTGTATAATCTCCTGACTCTGTTATATAAGATTCCGTTACCTGAAGTATGACCTCTTTCTTGAATGAGGTGTTACCCATAAACCAACATAATCTAGATTCCGCTTCTTTTCTACTGACACCTATGTCTTTTGAATATGATTCGTACATTCCTATCATAATCTTCAACGTTTCCAGAACCTCGTCTGTCATCTCTGGTGTCTCTATATAATTCACAAAAGACGTTCCTTTGTTGGTCAATCTCATCACGCCTGATTTTAATTTCTCAACCAGGCCAAGCTCTATATATCTACCAGCATCTTCTTCCGGCATGGCTTCGATCATAACCGAATCCTTCTGTCTTATGGCAAGAAGATTGGCAAGATCATTAGGAGTCATGTCTGATGCTGCAAGTTGTCTGAAATTGATGTACATTCTTAATCAGCTTTAATGAAAATAACATTCTTGTTATCTTGTCTATCAATATGTTCACATGGACCAATAATCATGTCTGTACATGAACAATAATTGTATTTTTCGAATATACACCTATCGCATGTATCACCTTCCACACATTTTAATCTTACAAGTCCGGCAGTAAATACTTCTCCTACTTTAAATTCCTTCTTTTCCATATTCCCTCCTTGTTTTTAACTGTTGTACCCTTCTTTAATAATCGAATTTCTACCGGTAGATACCGACTGGCGAAGATCGTCATGTACAGAATCTACCGTAGAATACTTGTTTCTGGTTGTAAAAATTACTTCCAGCATCTCCTTGTAATCACCTAAAGCTACTTCGTATCTCGGATCTACTTTGGCTTTTCTTTCGGCCTCGGCATTACTTTTGGCCAGCTCTCGGTCGAGGAGGTCTTCTTTGATTCGGTCAGCAATCATATCAAGTTCTTTTTTAATAACTTCTCCTGCTGCCCGAAGTTGACCTTCTACGTCACCAAGCTGGTCTTGGACGGTTCCTATTTCTTTCTTTAGACGATCGTATTCGTTAATCATACCCATATCACCTGCATAGCCGGAAAAGTCCTTGATTATTCTGGTTCCTTCTTTAAGGAGCTCAATGACTCGTCTTTTACGTTCTCTGCTTATTAAAGACGGAAGACGATAATTCATATCCGCCACCGCCTTATCATGTATGGAGTTGATTAAAAACATCTCTCTTTCATCCCCTGCAAATTCAGTAAGAACCAAAAGGAACTTACTTATCAGGTATTCGTTTTCTTCTACTGTCAGTCTCATGGTTCTTATTTTTTTAATACAATGACTGTTCTTCTTTTGTCTCTTGTTCTTGTTCCTGATTGTCCGTAACGTCTTCCACAGTATAGAGCTTGGGCGGCGTCGGCGGCTGGTTGGGGTTCACGAACTTCGTCCCGCCCTCCCCGTACATCCATCCATGTCCCGGCAGTATCTCTGGGTGGATTGTATTAGTAAGCTCTTCCATACTAACCTGTCTTACCTTCAGTATATGATGAAACACCAGTCCGGCTGTCCTGAATGATGTTTTGTTTTCAGTTTTAAACCTATCAAGAGTCTGATACCAGTCTTTCCCAAATATCATATACTTATCCAGCCCGTACCTACGAGGATTGTGCAAACCTATCATTAACGTACATAACTGACCCAGCGTATCAGACTGGTAAAAATCAGAAAGACGCGGAGGCTGCTCTTGTGGGCTTTTTATCCTTCCTTCTATCTCTCTGTTGAATTGGGATATGATGAGGAAAAATATGTTTTTATATACTAATTTAGCTTCGTTCATAACCGCCACCAAATCATCTATAGCCGACTTAGGATCTAACCCCATTCTTTTTATCAAAGCAATATGATCGACTTTAAATATTATAAGACGTTTGTCTTTGTGTTTGGTAGCTATATGATACACAGCCGCCTCAAACTCTTTTACCGTACACGGAGCATCGATGTATATTATATTATTCCTGATTTCACCTTGAAGGATTTCAAACATCCTCATCTCTTCTACTGTATTAGACTCTTGCCTTCTTAATATTTCAGGAGCTCGCTTTTTCATATCCTGGCTCATTCTGCGAAGAAGAAGATCTTGAGGATTCATTTCGAACTCGCAATTAACAAGAAAATAATCTTCTGCTTGCGGGTTGATCATCGGATTCATCACATTTTCCAATATCTTTTGGGCCACATACGATTTACCTACAGATGGCCGGGCTCCTATGGCAATAGCGTGCTGAGGAAAAATACCTCCAAGCAAAGCCTCATCAATATAATCGTATCCGGTTTTAGCGGGGATAAGCTCTCCCCGCCTGTATTTCAAGATATTCTCATACGCCTCTTCCATAACCTGTTTAGAGGTCTTGAATATCCTTCTTATATCTATTTTATTTTTCAGATCCTCTTGCATTTTTGTCACCTTTCGTATCCGATTTGGATCCCCTATTAGCTTTTACTGATTTATACCTAAGACCGTTCTTGGTATGAGAACAATCCTTTCCTTTTCTCCAGCCCTTACCCTTCTTCTTGTCCGTTTCGTAGTTTTTACGACCAAGCTCTCGGCGTTTGGCTTTCTGTTCCGGTCTGGCATTTATCTCCTTGTCCTTTTTAGCCTTTTTCTTCCTGGCTTCGGGATGAGTCCTGTAGTACTCTGTCGATCTACCCATGTGCTTATATTTTTTTTGATTAATAATAGCACAAAGATAGGCAATTCACGCCCTATTTCAACCTGCCGTAGCTCATATCAGGATCACACCAGACATACCCGTCTTTCTCATCATGAAGATACTCAGGACATCCTCTACATGCGCTACTGCCTGACACTATTTGATTGTTTTTATTAGGGCACTTATCTCCAGGTTTATGCCATTCTATTCTCGAACCTGATCGTTCTTTGTTTACATGACAGAACTGAAAGACTTTTCCCATCGTCTTCTCGCCAAACATACCTATATGTGTGTACTCTTCCGGTATAGAGAGAAATTCAGATAAATCTTTATACATCCTTTTCCGTTCCTCCGGCGTAGACCATAGTCTATCAAGTTCGGCATGGACTCTTATCTTAAGAGACCTCAGTGATGGCCCCGCAAGCCGGCCTTTAGCTTTTCCCTTATTCGGCCCTGATTCATGAACACCGACATAAGCATTGCATGGTTTACACATCATAACCATCCCTAAGCCTTTTCTGCTATATATTTTATCGGCATTGACCAACTCGGTTTCTCTTCCACAATAAGGACAAATTTCGTCTCTTAAAACCCGTTGTTGGTGCTCATTAAGTTCCATACCCTATTCTTTTGTTTTTCTTTAAACTTTTCATACAAACTGCTCTCAGTTTCCATTTCCGAAATCTCTACCTCTACGTCCTCTCTTTTGAAAATTACTTTCTTGGCTGTCGGATACGCACATTTAGAGATACGAATAGCATTACGAATAGCGTAAACAAAATACGTTTCTGGTGATGATTCGATCACCACTACCTCATTTAAAGTGTTTTTATAATTTTCCATATTATCTACTTGCTTTAATTATATAACCCGGATGATCTTCACACGCCTCTTTATATTCGATAAGAAACTTAAGAAATGAATCATAAGACCCCCATCCGTTTTCCGGCTCGTATCTCAAAAGACTTTTTCTCTTGGAGATCATAATACATATACCTTTTGTAAGTACATTCTTCATCTCATTGGTATATATTTCTCTATACAATTCTTCTGGTCTCCAAACATAATCGTACAGCGTTTCTTTATTTTTTGATACGAATATTCTTTGTGCCATCTTGTTCATGTTGTGGGTGATGTTTGCAACCCATCTACAATCCTCTTCTTTCTTCTTGTTCTTAATATAAACATCCAGGCTCATGATATTTTTCTTTTACCTTGTTACTAATTATCAGATCTGCCACATCATCTCCGTCTCCTACATTTTCAACATTTTGAAGATAGTCCGATACTTTTATCCTTGACTTCATCATCATCCCATCTATCTTTTTACTCCATGTCTCAAATGCTTGTCCTTTGTCCGGAAAAGCTACGGTCTTTCTATCTTTTAAAACATCTATCACTTCCGGCCTTAGATTCTGCAACCCACCGGTAGCTACAAATAACTCATCTGGTTTATTCACAGCGCATATAATAGCCGTCTTTTCTGATTCCACCAGATTAACCACCTTATTCGGATACTGGCTTAGAAGATGCTCTCCGAACAAGCATTGCCTAAGCAAGAAGTCTCTTGCATGCAACGAGTGATAAAGCATAACATGAGGCCGCTCATTGTCACCGTCTTTTTCTTTCACTCTTTTTACATCAATCTCATTCCCCTGGCTGTCGGTCTTTATATAAAAGTCCATGATCTTGCCGGTTCTACATACAAATTCTTTGTCTATCTGCCAGAATATACAACACCCTTTCCATCCCCATAAATCCATTGTTCCGACATGATACCTTCTGAACACATCAGATACCCTTTCTTTTCCCCATAGAGACGATAAAAATCTAAATACAGTGTTTCTATCGTCTGGAACTACAGTCCTCTCAAACTCGCTAAAAGGTATGTAATTTACAACGTCAGGATTTACAGGAGGACGATAAGCTCTTATACACTTGTTTCCCGAAATCCAAAGATCTTTATCACCTACATCCTTACCAGTAGGTCGTTTATCGTAACCGCAAGTCCGTTCATGATCGCATCTTCCGAACTCGTTTCCAACAACCTGACCTGTTGCCACATCAATATAAGGAGTGAGGCACCGGCTTTTTCCGCAAGCCGGGCAGGTTAGCTTCAGTCGGCTCCTTCCGGGCCTGCGGTCAAGTTGAAACCGAGGTACGTTTTCGTATTTCCTGAAATCAAGCATTTTCAACTCCTCTCATTGCTTCTATGATTCTATCCGCTATATCTATAGACCATGACACCACATTCTGTACATATACTCCGCAATCTATCTCTCCTTTTCTATTTTGCATTTTGATAAACTCAATAGAATAAGCCTTAACAAGATCGAATCTACGTTGTTCCCAATCTACATCTTTGTTTTCATCATCCACAGGAAGGGTATCGAGATAATAATTTAAACTCTCATTTATCACACTTCCGTTTCTGTCATAGAACTGTATTTTGTCACAGTCGCTTCTTGTAGTTGAGCCGCTGAAGGTGATTACGTCTATTATCTCCCCGGTTCTTCTAATTTTTCTTTTCATACTCTTCTTGTGTTTCTAACCAGTATAGGCATTACTACTTTAACGGTCTTACCATATTTCTCATAAGATGTGAGTATGCATATTGCATACTTATCCCCTATTTTCAAATCTTTCGATAATCTTAATCTTGAACCCCTTTTGATGTTAATAAAATAACCACCAAAAGGATTGATACATATCGGTTTTACGATTTCCACATAATCTCCTTCAGGAATAACAATATCACTCATATTACGAATCTTTTAGACATTTCCTCAGCAATATCATATACAACAATATGATCCTCTTCATTGTATGGCTTATTGATATTCAGCACTCCTTTTCTCACTTTGAACCTCTTGTCTTTTCTGATATGATTCAACATCCCTTGTTGGAACACACAGTCCGCTTTCTCCATAGCAGCATTTTTATCAGACCATTCTTTTAGCGTATAACCTTTACTGTTCGTGCTTTTTGGAGAAAAATTCATAATACGTGCATCAATTCCGTACCAGTTTTTAACCATTCTCCTTTCAGCCTCCAATTGAAAAGCATGTTCATTTCGTATGTCACCTGATTTAAAATCTAAGATAACAATCTCTTCTTTCTCCACTTCTCTCACTTCCTTCTTCGGATCTCCTTTTTTGAACTGCCCCGTAGCCCTTTGATACACGGCTCCAAAATAACCTTCTTCTTTGTATTTGAATATCATTTTAACCATCGCATCTATCGGCGTAGCTACCAAATAATCTTCTAATGACAATATTCTTTCAATCATCATCGGCTTAACCTTATACTCCGAACAAAACTTAGCAAACTTCATAACTCTGACAATCATATCGTCAAGATCATCTATGCTACCAAAGAATTTGTCAAGATTCTTTTTTGATATTTTAAGCTTGCCTTCTTGCACTGTCTTAACTATAAAACTTCGATTTAAGACCATATCTCTACCCGTCAAGTACAATCCGTATAGGTAGTGCATGATCGTTCCTTTATCTGCATCATATTCTGATACTTCTTCCGGATTGCGACCAATCATCCTCATCTCCTGTCTCCATTCTTGAAGAGCCGTCTTGTCATCTACGAATCCGTCTCTAATCATGGTTGTTACCGAGGCGTATATCTTGGCTGTCCCATCGTCCATCTTTCTTACATAAAAACGATTACCGTCTAATGTCAATCTTACGAATTTGGGAGTCTCAATCTTCTTTAACTCATCACAGATATAAAACGGCTCTAACGTTTCCTGATTTTCTGTAAACGGATTCGAATCCTCTTCTCCAGGGTTAGAAGCGGCTTCCTCCGCCGGAGCTTCCGGTTCCTCCTTCTGGGCCTGCTCTGGCTCTGGCTCAGGCGCCGGCTCTTCAACTACTGGAACCTGTCCGCCTCTTTCTGCTATGTCTCTGTTCTTTATTAAAGACATAACCTCCTTCTTCAACTGCTCTGGTGTTTGATTAGGATCTGACACCGACATCACAACATCGTTCATTCTAAACAACGTATTTCCTTCTCCTTCCACCATAGGAACAAATCCTAAATCTGTCAATATTTTTATTTTCTCTTTCATGATCTTCCTCTAATCAATTCTTCTTTAATACAATGTAACACTGTTTCCACTTCATCTTTATCTTTATCTTTCACTGCGATAGCTATATCCTTACCATAACTCTCTCTCTGTATGTGAGCATAAAAGATAGTTTCATTGTCAGCTTCTATTCTTATTTTATAAAGTTTTCTCATATCTGTCAATTATTTCAATAATTAATCTACCTCTTTCTTTAATCATTCCCCTGCTTTCCATATCCAGTACCTTCTTTACCGCATACTTCCACACAAAAGGAAATTCTGTTTCAAGTTTATCAAATTCCATCCTGTCAAGATACATGTCGAATACCGTATGCTCCGATTCATGTAGGAAAACTATATTATCCCTGCAAGTAGCAACCGACTTATATATCCTTTTCGGAAGTATGTGACATACGTTACATACTGTAGGAAAATGAATAGCCTTACCGGTCATAGACATTCGAATAGTACTCAACTCCTCCAACATAAGACGAAAAAACCCGGATAAATCCGGGTTCTCTAACTTTTTCTTCTTGCTGCTGTTTTTAATGGATGTAATTCTGTCTTTTTTCTTCGGAGTCAACTCTTTGCTCCTGCAAGCCTGGCATAAGCCATGACTTCTTATCATCACTTTTCGTCCACATCTTTTGCAGACGTATAATTTCTTTTCCACTTTTTATATTTCGATACAAGTGATATAATTGAAAAGGATACCGCCGTTAAAGATAACGTATATGGTAAGTTCATTAACCATCTTGGCACCTCTTCTGTCTTAATCACTATCAGCAAAGTAGCACCTGCCACTACCAATAATACAATTGCCGTCGCAAGTGCTACACGGGAAACAACATCACTCATCAGTTTTCTTTTCTCCTAATTTTTCTACGCCTTTTTGCAGATCGTATTTAAACACTTCAATGATTTTCGTTTCCGCAATAGACTCGCAATTCCAGTCTCCTAACGTACCCTGCATGCCTTTAGTCAACACAGCTTCGGCATCCTTAGGATTGCCGGCCTGGACATACATATAGCATGGAGTTTTCTTTTCTTTACCTTTCTTTTCATCCAGTGTAATGTAATTTACCTTACACTTATACCAGTACTCAGCTTCTCCGTTGAAGAAGATTTCCGACACTTTAATAGGATTAATTTTTACAACCTCGAAAGAATTGTACAAATCCTTGAAGATCTCCAACGATCTTGATTCTGCCTCTGTGTAAGACAAGGCATCCACTAAATACTTTTCAGTTACTTTCTTTTTCTTGCCGTTTTCAACATTGTCTATTTCGGCTTTTACCGTAATTTCAAACCAGCGATTCATTGCATTAATATTTAATTAGTTGATTTCTTTCCTTTTTCTATTTCTGTTTGAAGCCTGGCTGAGCACCATTGTAGTACATCCATCATCATCATATTATTATTTGATAATACACCTTTTATAACCAAAGCCAGTTGACGAGGAGACATACGCTGACTCATATCAAACCTACATTCTTCTTCGTTTACTATCGTGACCACAAAATATTTGCAACCTTCTAAATGTATCAGGGCTTCAGCCATAGCCTCTTTAATCTTTTTTTCTTCCTCTTTCATGTTTCTTACTTTTCGGACAAAGATATGTCTTTTGTTGCCTAATAAGAAACAAAATGATTTAATGTAAATTAATTTTCTTCCGGGTCAACACCGATAGACATATTGTATCTTTTCCTGATAAAGACTTCTGTTTCTTCATTAAACGGGTAGACTTCTTTCAAGAAAGCCATAGCCCGCTCCTCATCTTTATCTGCTATCTCAACATATCTCTCGAAAGTCATGCAAAGGTCGATGTTGTACGCACGCTCCCGTTTTATCTTGTCCACGTATTTCAACACCCTGTCTTTAATTTCATTGGCATTTTTCAAAGTGTTATTGAAGGAATTTATACTTTCCAATTCTGGATCTTCGTTTTCCTTGTTTACCTTATCAAACTCTTCTTTGCTATACCCCGCTTCCCCTTTAATAGCCGGGCAAACACTTTCTTTTATGATCCAAAACTGTTCATACGATCCTGTCAGAAACCTTGATTCTATTTTAAATGCATTATATTTAACAAGCAAATTAGCCACCTCAGTTGCACCTTCTATGGTTCTAAAACCGATGCCGACATCTTTTAACATAAATACGTCATTCCTATATCCTTTATATCCTTTCTCGTAAATACTAACCCTTGCACAAAACTCAACCACATCGCCTGGTAATAAATCGGCGCTTTCGAATCCTTTTGTCAAATCAAACTACAAATGATCTGTTACTATTTTACCATCGAGTAACACGTCTTGTAAAAGTATTGTCTTTACAGGTCCTTTATACCCATCCCTGAATCCAAAACGAATGAATGTCGCTGTAAATACGTGCCGATCTCTTGATCCTATTATTTTCAGTTCTTTTCTCATTCTCTTTCATTTATTTGTTTCACTTATGAAATTGACAACATCCTTTAGATATCCTTCTGTCATCTCTATGAAATTCACACAATCTAATTTGCTTAACTTGTAAATCAATGCCGGATTGTGTACTATGGCTATAATTTGTGTTTGTGGTTTATGGAATGATAATACATTATAAATTTGCATTATATTGTCAATGTCAAGATTCCTGTCTGGCTCATCCATGAGAACCGTGTATTCAAAACTGCTTTCTGCTAATGTTATGCGGTTTCTTTTATAATACTTCAACAGACTATCAATCCTTTTAATCCAAAACGCATTTGATTTTTTCTTGTATTCTACAAGATCTTGTATTGGAAACGTATAATCCTTTTGACCGAACATTAAATTGAAAAGTGATTCCAATGATAACACCACTTTCTCTCCATAAGATCTTCTAATATTATTCACATACAAATCTAAGTTGCTGATGTTTTTCAATACACTATCTCGATTCATCTCCGCCGATGGCAATAAACGGAATACTTTCCCTGCATAATCGGATGATATGTCAATCCCATCAAGAACCTTGTCATCATCATCAAATATAGGTGGAAAATCCAGTGCCTCGATCGGTATTTCAGAGCACATGGATTTCTCACATAACGCATACATTGATATGATGTTAAGCAAAGTTGATTTTCCACTACCGTTTTTACCTACAATCACATTCACTCCTGGCTTGAAAATAAATTCTCTACTATTTTCAAACGCTTCTATGTCAGAAGCATATTCAAAAGGAGTTTTTGTATTGTCTTTTATTTTTACTGATGTTATCATTGTAATCCTTTTTAAAAATCAATTACCGCCCGAACCATGTCTCCGACGTGCTTGTTGCCGGTGCCCGTGAGGCCACTGGAGAAGACCACGTACCACGCGACGGCCTGGCTGTTCTCAGTACTGGACCAATACCACGTCGAGGAGAGGGGAGATGCCGAAACATAAGTGAATGCTTTGTTTAGTTCGTCCATATAATGGGCCATTAAATTTAATTGACCAAGAGATGGTATATACTCGCCATCTTCCAGCAGATTTCTCAATTTTGGATTTCTGGTTACAAGGCGTTCCGTATTGCCGCGTCCGTCAATGTCAAACAGCGCATCACATTCACGTTCGTAATATGTCCCACTTCCGGATTCTTCACGGCTATCATCGTCAAGCAATTGTATGATATCATGCTCCGTCAGTGAGATTGCAAATGACATGTATCTGTGCTTCAACCCAATGTATCGTACACAATCTTTGGAGTTATCGCCGGTAAACGGCTCTGCATGTCCGTCTTTGTAGATTATATACAGTCCGTCAGTTGACTCTTTCTTATCCTCTTCGGATGGTACTCTGTTTTCACATGGACATTTCTCACTTTTGGATCTTACGATTATATTCAACTCATTTAATACATGATCCCTGATGACGCTCTCGCACGCTTTTCTTACAAAATCATGATCTCTTCGTTTGAGTTCATCATTCACCATGCATCTGATCCAGTTTTCTATCTGGTTGTCACCTCCATATGTATTAACCATGTACCGTTTTACGTGTTTCTCCAATAACGGCTCTATGTTTTTGATTATATCTTCTTTGGTAAGGTGAAGTTCATTTAATATACAGTTCCTTACTGCCTTGCATTCTTTACTTGTGCTCATGATATGCCCATTTAATACTGTGAATCATATTTTCTTTCTCTCCCGCTGTCTTCCCCTATAGGATTATCCCATCCGTATTTTACAGCCGTAGCTTTAAATAGAGGTAGCCCGTAAAATCCATAATCATCCTCATCCCAGTCTTCAAGACCTTCTTCCAGGATGTAGTTCCACATCATTACACATTCAAACATTAAACTGGCTGATATTCCTCTCTGATTTAATGCCTTTTCAAAACCGAATCTTACATCTTCTTCAAGCTGTTTCAAAACATTCTCCCTGGTAAATTCAACTACAGTACTGTTCCACCTTTCTTCGTTATTGTATTCTTCGTTCGGCTCCATACCGAAATCCTTTATCATGTTATATGGGATAAATTTAGCCAGTCTGTTAAAATCTCTACCGTCTAAACATTTTGATGCTAATTCTTTAAGTTGTTCTAATGTTTTCATAAGCAATTTTGTTTTATAGGTTAATCCCATCCTCCAGTAGTGTACAAAGATACATCTTCCTCCTCTACGTTTACACCTTTAATAGCCTGTAGAAGTTTTTTCTTTGTCTCCCGGCACATATTGTAACCATATCCTTTATACCGATATGAGCGCTCCCATGTACTTACTGGAAAAGGGATATTTTCGTCAATAACCAGCCTCTTCATATGAAGATGTTCGAAGAATTTCTCATGATAGAGTAGTTTGTACTCGTATGCTACTATACTTGCAGATGAGAATGGAAAATAATCATCTTCTTTTTCTTCGTATTTGGGCTCCTTATAGTAAGCCATTTTTGTCACAGTAAAATCGAAGCTCCTAAGAATCTCTTTCGGCTTTCCAAACTCTGACTCTATGAACTCTATCCATACCTCTTCTCCCTCTTTCTGGAACGCACATACCTTCTCATTTCTGTACTTAAATTTCCATCCTTCTTTCTGATGTTTTTCATCATTGAACGAATCAATAGCCTCCTGAAAATCGCTTTCACTTTCAAAGAAAATATCAATGTCTTTTACTCTTTCTCCGGAAAGGATATTTTTAAAACATCCACCAGCTATGAATCCTTTGTGGCCTTCCATATACTTGTCAAGCCCTCTTATTTGCCAGAAATTATCTGGAGTATCTATTACAAAATTATTCATATTGTTTATGTTTTGCCGTTACCAAGCGAGATAAAAATTCCGCTTCACAATAATACAATGAGTGTAATTACTCAGGTCGATTCCGTTATATCCATACGCCTTAATTAGACGAGAGATTTTACTAATAAATTCGTCCTTACTAAATGGTGCTTCTTGCGCTATTTCCATACGCAATTTTTCTGCTGCTGTCATAATATTAATCTGTTATTTTATAATAATAATCAAGTTCCTCTCCCTTAAAGTTGTTCATGGCATACTCGTCAGCTTCTCGCCACAACCGGTCATACAATGCAGCCAGTTCACGATTGCTTTCATAATGCTGCCATATTTTATGATTCAATACCAGCGTTAATTCTGTAAAGAACTTATAATCGTCTTTCCATTCGCTGAACGCACGTCTGTAGGTATCCTTGACACCCGCTATACCATACTTGTCGGCTATGCTGAAATCTTCCCAAAAGGTAGTCATTAGGTCATAGCCTACTTCTTTCATAAATTCTTTGAATGTCATAAGCTATTATTTTAGGTATATAATTACCTCATTAAATTTTTGAATTGTCATATAATTCCCCTGAATATGGACTGTATATTGTTCCGGCTTCCACCGCTCCAGGTTCTACCGCCATCAGCCCTACACCTACTTCATAATACAATTCAAGATCTATTGGCTCCATCGCCATCCTCTCAGCTTCTTTCTTGCTAAGACCTGAAAGCATTAAACATTTCACCTTATTTGCGTACGCAATAGGATACTCTTCTGGAGTTAATCTTATTAAGATTACTTCTGCTTCTTCTGCGCTGTTAAGTTTTAATTCGTTTCCCATTTTATGCATTGTTTTCGTTGTTCACTATCTGATTAATGTATGATCCTGGCCACGAACAGCCAGGCTGGCCTCATTGTAAGGCAGGCGCCGCCTTATTCTGGCTGTTCTACCCACTCCCTGTATCCTACACTGAAACCAATAGGATCATACCTTTTGATCATAGTACCATAATTCTCTCTACCGCAATACCTGTTCTTTCCTCCAATGATCCATGCTTCATCGTCTCTATCTGGAGATATGGAGTTAAGATACTTCTCATAATCTTTCCTACTCTTCCCCATCTTTGTCTTGATTTAAGCAATAGTTAATAAAATAAGCAACTTGTTCATTTTCCCCTGGATTATTATAATCATAAAAAGCCATATCAGTATAATCCAGCATGACTACACGAAAATCGTTTTTTTTGACATACACTTCCGTTAAATACATAGGATTTTCATCAATTTCTATTACCACCGGAAACTGATCATCAAAGTCAAATACATCATTAGCTTCTTTAAATTCTTTAAACTCTTTAAATTTTAGCTTTATAATTCCATTGTTTTTTACATTCATAGTGGCATTAAACAATGATATTTCATGTCTTGTGTTTCCATTTTCGTCACTCCCTATGTTTTTAACATAACATATGTCCGGCTTGTATTTGAAATAATTAAAAAGCCTATACCATCCCTTCCCGTTACATGTCTCACAATTCCATTTTCCAACAAGCCTTCTGTATCCCCTTACTGGTATTTTCACTATTTCCCTTGGCACGATCTTGACATACTTTCCTTCTCCGATTGGTATGGTCATATTACCTGCCTCTTCAGTGCAAAAGTATTCTATTTCAGATGCCATTCCTTTATACACATAGAACCGGTATAGGTTCCCGTCAGGGTCTACCCGATCCATGTAATATAATATCACTTTGTCTACTTTTATCGTTTTCATTCCTTAATTCTACTTATCTTTAAATTGTTATTATTACAGTATTCCTTCAGCCAACTATCCGTTAGATAACGATTAACTCTATCGTATTTCTTTTTCGGGCCCTTGCTCCAGAATTTCCATTCGTTTGTGATATTATACCCATATTTATCAAACCAATAGATATAATACACTACGTTACCATATAAATCCACTCTTTTTCTTTCCTGTATGACTACCTCATAAGGTATCTCCTTGTCTCTTTTTCCCATCTTTGTCCTCCTTCCTTGAATAAAAAAAACGGCGCCTATCTTCGCAGACCAGTGCCGGCAACTAACTTGCATGGAAAACTACTTAACTTCAACTAATTCTACAGAGTTGTAGAATTTAGTGAAGCTACCAACAAATTCTCTTATATTTTTATATTCTTCTGGTCGTTTTCTGTTACCGTCTTTTATATAATTCACCCACAGTCTATCCTCTATGTTCTTAATCGCATTCTCTATAGTAAATTCGTCGCTGACACACATTAAACACGAAGACCCGGTTTTCTTATGTGGTTTATACACCCTTGAAAAAGACCAAATTTTTATCCTGTCATATATATATCCGTTATTTGGATAAACGAATCCTATCCGACTGTCACCTTCTTTGGCGTAAAACACACCTGGCTCCTTCCCGCCCTTTCTATATACTACAAATCCTTTTTCTTTTAGGATCTTAACTACTTTATCTAATTTATTCTCCACGTTCATTTTCATGCAAGTATTTAAAAACGACCCTCATTATAGTTGCGAAGTTCTCCACCTTAACCCACTCATGAGCTACTGCTCTAAGTACAGATGTCTCATATGTTGGAATATTGTCTTCTTCAACCACCTTACGAGAGGCCAGAACTCCTTCGGTCGGCTTTAGTCCACGGTCATGCAGCTCGCAGAGACCGTCTGGCCGGCGGGACACGCACCACCCGTCTTTCTCTGTTGGCTGGATCATCGCTATTGGTTTTTCTTTCACTGCAAGATACCCCACCATCCACATTGTCTCTTTTAGCCTGTCAGCATATCCGGCATCTATGATGACTTCTATGTCTTTTGGCGTACCAATACAAGAAACTTTACACATGTTCTTGCATTTATCACATGTACAAGGCTGCTCCCATCTATTATGATCTATGCCAACCAACTTCTTTATCCGTTCTACTTCTTCTTTCATATTATACTGTCTCTGTTAGTTTTTCATAATACAACTTCATTTCCGGTGAAGCGTATTCCATGAACGCTTCGAATAAGCGAGGCACCTCTATTATCATATTCACATTACAACCTTCTGCCTGTGAAAGCGATTCAAGATCATTACTGTATGAACATGTTACATGAGCTCCTATATTAAACACATGTAAATCTAATCTTGCATATTCCATACATAAATCTAACGCTTTAAACAAGTTCTCTACCTCAATCTCCTGAAATAGGTCTATAAACATTCTTAAATCCATCATTTTACCACCCTTTCCACGTGTTTAATTAATACTACCGCCATTCCATTGCCGGTTTTTATCGCACATTCCGATCCTTTTATCCATTCTACACATCCTACATACGTCTCCGTAGTATGAAATCCGGGATTATATTTTCCAGATGTAGTGAACTCTACTGTATCCCCTACCTTCAAATCATCAAAAGCAATAGACCATGTGGTCCAAATTCTGTCATGCCTCCCAGGCTGAATGGCTCCGATTACGCCCTTCTTACGACCGTTTTTTATTGCCTTTAGTATTATCTTTCTATCACCTTCGATAAGGCTGCAAAAGCGCCCGTAAAAGGTTAAATCAACCTGTTTTCCTCCTATTTCTTCTCTTATTTTTGTTATTCTGTTCATTTTCTGATTCTGATTTATTTTTTTCTTTGTTTTTTCTATCTTCTATAGAAGATGATAATAACATTATCTTTTCTATGTTACTTTTTGACTGCAAAAAAGAATCGCATTTCATTACCACTACCACCTTCTTAAGTTCCCCATTATCGTATAGCGATACACGCATCATGTTTTGCGCCTCGTCCACTATCAGACCTGGAGTAGTCTTAGCCATTTTGCGTAGCTTATTATACTCCGGTCTTTCCATTTCCTCTGTTTATTACTCTATAGTATTTATCCTTATCCCCTTCTTCCAACTTCTCCAGATAGAAAATTCCATCATGTAAATGAGACAAACAAAACCTGTATCCGTATTTCTGCGTTCTTCTTACATGATCCCGCAGTCTTATCTCTTCACTTTTGTCTTGTACTTTGATCTTAATACTGTCTCCTTCTTTGATTGTGTATAAAATAGTTTGAATCTCTTCTTTTTTCATATTATAAAATAATTTAACGGCAGCACCTATACTCACACACCACTACTGCCTTATGTTTAACAATTAAATACTTAACTCTTCAATGGTCAAGCCTTTTTCTTTTGCCCATTTTAGCATTGCGCATAATTCTTTTTCTGTTCTGACAATCTTTTCTCTTCTATATGTAGATTGCATTCCTTTTCCCCTTTTAGTATTTAGCACAAAGGCATCATCTCCGTACATTGCAGCTAATATCATAGGGAGCAACAGACCTCTGTATTTCATATTTTTCCTCCACAATTATTATATCTGCCATATTCGTTTCTTCCATCATTCCGTATTTCAAAAATCATCTTCTTATGATCTTTGCCTGGTAACTTATCTTTAACAGCCGATATTACGCCCGCTATAGACGTGAATCCTGAATCTGTTATTGAACACAGCAACACACCTCTGTCGGCGCCGGTACTTATCGCTGACGCCTTTATAATATCATTCTTGTATATTCTCATAATCTTTCGTTTTATTGTCTACAAACTTATCTATATCGTCTCTTATTCTTTTTAGCACTCCGGCTATAATTTCCGGCATCTCTCCTTCGGTACGGTTCAGAGTTTCTATCACCCCATCAATCCTACCAATTTGACGCCATAAGAAATTGGCGTCTTTCGCATTAAATTCCCTCATCATGTCTTATTTTACAGTAAACAACTTGCTTTTTTAAGCACCAGTCTTGCGATTCTGAGAGTGAACACCGTTCGGAGTTGTTAAAAAATATACAATCTTTGCAGAACATAAGAGGATCTTCGTCGTCACCAACTACTTTGACATCATACTCTATACCATACAATTTTAATCTAAATACATCTCCTGTTTTTTTAGAAGACAAATCCATGTTCGGACCGAATGTTATTACTTCCATATAATTATGTTTTATTGTTTGTGAGATGCCCAGAATCGAACCAGGACCGGCACATACATACCGGCACGCCGCGCCATCCCTCTATGATACACAAATAGACATGCCTATTCTCACGAACCGACATGCCAAAACCCAAAACTTAATTTGATGAATAAAATAGATTAACAAAAATACTATTCTAATTCTTTTATAATGTCTTTTATGATATTTAGCCTCACCTCCTTCGTTTCTGGACTAATACAGCCAAACCATCCATATATCCTCCATTCTTCTTCTGGTTCTGTAGCCATACTTTTCTTTTCCTCCAATTCCGGGAAATATGTTTTCACCATTTTATCTAAATATAGCCCATAAAAGGATTCTATTTTTTTAGGAGTACTGAAAAACTTAAATACTATATTTCTCAACATGACGCATATATAATTCCCAGCCTCTAACCTTTCGATATTCTCATATACCTTTTTCCAAATGAATAATCGCTCTTCTTTTGTAAACATATCTTTCTTTATTTTTGTGGTATTATTTGACTGTACGCAGACTTTTCCATGTACACAACACTATGTTCCTGTCCAAGTATTTTCTTTGCTGCTTCTTTCTTTATCGCGCAATATCTCCCTGTACGATACGGATTCTTTTGATCTGATCCATCCTCGACTTCGATAATAAAACAACCTCCGTCATCTATTGTCTTTTTGCAATTGTCACATATTTCTCCCGTGCATATATGATGCGGCGCCTGCCCTTTGATGTTATTTCCTAATAAAGCAATCCCCAGCTCTTCGCCACATATCATGCAGACTTCTATAGACGGATTCAATCCGTGTTCTGGATGTAATGTAATACCTTCTTTCATTTTCTTTTCGCTATCTCCTCCTTTTTATTTTTTTAGTTCCACAATAAACTGTTCCGGCTCTGCTCCGACCTACGTTCCACCTACAACCGCAGGCCTTAGCCCAAGGCGCCGCCTACTCCCCCTCTATGGCAGCCTGTTCGTCCCTACAAAGCCAGTCTCCTTCTACACCCCTCACTACTGTAATCCTTAACTTCTGCACAGCTAACTACCTTAGCATATACTATACCTTCACTGCCTCCTATTCCTTTCACCCCAAAAATAGATCCTTCTACCTCCTTACTCAAATCTAAGTCAGGCGATAAGTCATATACGTTCATGTTGTTTATATTTTAATTGTTAAACATTCTACTACTAATCTATTGAATTTTGCGGAATAAACTCACTGAATGATGTTTTAAAAACCTGATCTGTTGAATTTTGTTGGTATAAACCTACAGAATGATGTCTTAAAACGCTGTAAGTCTTGATTTTGTTGGAATAAACTCACAGAATAACCTACAGAATGATGTCTTAAAACGCTGTAAGTCTTGATTTTGTTGGAATAAACTCACTGAATAACCTACAGAATGATGTCTTAAAACGCTGTAAGTCTTGATTTTGTTGGAATAAACTCACTGAATGATGTCTTAAAACGCTGTAAGTCTTGATTTTGTTGGAATAAACTCACTGAATGATGTCTTAAAACGCTGTAAGTCTTGATTTTGTTGGTAGG